AAGCTTTTTTCTTTTTCATAAGTATAATCCAGTTGCATAAGCATTGATTCTATGATTTTTTCAAAGGAGGATTGATTATCTAAATTATCCAATAATACACCTCCTTTATGTTTACCATAATCGTTATAGTTATTTTATTTTTGTTTGAAAAAGTTCTTGACGGGCGGTAGTATAGAAACGCACAGTTCCACTGTAACATTCAACAATTACCTCAATATTAGTCCTTATGTCAACCCTTTTTGTTCTTTCTATTCTCCAAAGCACTAATATAAACTCTAATACAGTGTCTAACAAATTCGTTTTTAGACATACTCATCGATTTTGCCCACTTTTCAACTAAATCATAAAGATTCTCTGGCAAACCAATTTTAACTTGTTTCAAAATTCCTCCCTATGATTTAATATTTGCTTCAGTTTTCCATCTGTGAGATTTTAACATTCTTTTCCACTAAAACTCCGTATCTCCACGTCTAATACTATAAAGATAATCACTTACCTCTGTAAGCATTACACACCTAATACACTTATCAACTACTTCTGGACTAACATTCTTCAACTCATAAAACACCAAAGAAGTAAAACCTATCTTTTTCATAGCACGAATAAGTTCTTCATCCTCTGTCCAACCTTCAATACACTCTTCAACTTCACTCTTATCTTTGAAGATTCCATTATAATAACCAGTTATGTCATCGCTATACATCATTTCCTGAATGAATCTAATCCAAGCCTTATCATAGCAATAATACTCTCCATTTCAAGTATCCGCATAAAACCTGTCAAAAGTTCCATCCCACTCTCGACGAGATAAGGCGTATTTTACTTGCTCATAATATTTATCATATACCGCACCCATTAGCCATACATCTCCCAAACATACTCTTTAACAGCACCCTCCACATGACCCAACATAGCACATCTAATAATAACATCCGCTACTTCTGGACCACGGTTAACAACATCTTCAATTCTATCGCCCATTTCCTCCAAGAGCCAAACAATATCTTCATCCCAAACAAATTCACCCAAAGACTCTTCAGCTTTCTTGCGGCTAAACCAATAACTTCCGCTAGCGTTACCCGTTACACTATCATCCATATAAAGGTCTTCATAAAATTCATCCCAGGCATCATCGAAGTCGCTTTCAAGATAATCATCAAAGTTTTCATCTGCTACATCACAAGCATCCTTATAAACTTCCTTATAATACTTATCATAAACAGCGCCCATTCTAAATTCCTTTCTCAACACAATCACAAATATCATCTACAATATGGTCAGTCCATTCAAATTCTTTTTGCCATTCAGCTCCACCTACCACAAACTTATCACCCACTTGTAAAATACTTATTTGCGAATCTCGCCCTGGATTGATATAAATCACTTCAGTGTCCTCATTTACAAAAGGACGATACTTCATCAACTTAAAACTAACATTTTCAAGCACGTAATTCATATCTTTCCCCTTTCGATATAACTATTATAACATATTTCAATAGCAACTGTCAAATAATTTTTTAACATATTTAGAATAAAACCTACTAAAATTCTTCTAAATATTTCTCATATACCTCTTTATTTTCATTCTTATTTCTAGAATATTCTAAATAACATTTTGCGCCAGTAGGATAAACATTGACCATATCAATCAATTTATCAATATCCGTATCTCCGCCTAAATGTCCATTATAAAGCTTCGTCACTCCTTTATCTTTCAATATTTCTAATTCCATAATAATTTCTCCAGAAGTAAGAGATAAATCTTTTTCAAATTCTTTATTAACTTCCTCTCTAGCAACGATTTGCGCATGCGATTTTAGGTTAGCTTTGTATAACTCTCTATAAGGCGCAGGATGACCATTTTGAACTTTAAAAATTGGATCATCACTAAACTCTAACAGCTCAACGCTCTTTAACGTTTGTAAACACTGTTCCATAATTTCAGAGTTTCTATAGCTATAGCTATACCCAGCCATTTTTAATAATTCTTTTTTAGAAAAACAATAATTCTCAAGATATTCATACGCTAAATGAATATTATACTTATTGAACAAATAGCAGTATACTTTGAAAGCTAGAGGAGATAAACAATTAAGACAATATTTTGCGGTTTCAAAGTCTATTTTTAAGAATCCATTACCCTTAATAGGATTTAGTTTACATATATCACCTTCAATCTTTAAACACCCAATTTCTTCAAAAGTATTCAAGATGACATCGATTTTTCGAGCACCAATCTTTAGTCTCCTTTTCAACAAATTCTTAAAATCAGATTTATAGAAAACTCTACAATTATATTTCTTATCAACATATCCACTCATATTAGCTAATGCTAAAGCTGACATATTATAGTTCTTATTTTTTAATTTTTCTTCATCAACGTCTAACAACATAACATGTTTCATATTTAAACTCCTTCAATCACGTTATATACATTTTTTATATAAAAAGAACAACTGTAAAATATATCTTTAATCTTATATAATATCTTTAATCTTTAATCTTATAGGTGACTACATTTTTTTGATACGTAGTATACGTTTTTTTGATACGTAATATACTTTTCTAAGAAAACGTGATATACGTTTTTTTGATGCGATATATACGTTTTTATATAAAAAACAAGCTTTAAAAAATAACTGTACAAAAATCGTGTAAAAATGTATATCACGTAAATCAATCGTCTTGTTCCATAATATCAAAAATGCTATTCACCGCACAAAGAACTTTTTTTGGTCCTCCATTTTCTCCTAAATCATAAACACTCTCATGGATATATCTAATTAATCCTAATTCTTCAAGATGATTGATAATATCTTTAAACATATTACAATTTCTATTACTGTAACTATATCCACACATTTCAATAAGTTCTTTGATCGTAAAACGATTATTGTCAAAAAACCAATATTCATCTTTCTTTAAATATAAAAAATAACAATAAATTTTAAGCTCTAAAGCAGATAAATTTCTAATACAAAATACAACTTCGTCCGCAGATAAAGCAACAAATGGTTCTTTTACATCTTTAACATTATAAAGACCATTATCATCTTTATTAATAACATCCAATTCCAAAAGTGTCTCAAAGATATTATCAGCTTTGCGGCTCGCTACCCCTAACCATCCTCTTATACTTCCTTTTAAATCTTGCTTATAAAATCCACCGTCATAACGAGAACGCTCCCATTTTATATTAGCAAGCATTACTGCCCGCAAATCATAATATTTATTTTTCATTTTTTCTTTTTCAATACTGATATACATTTTTTTATCTTCCAATAGAACTCCTTTGCCAAAATTACCATTGCTATTTAATTTTTACCTATTATACCATAAAATAAAAATAAAAGTCAATAAAAAAAGAGAAGAAAATTAATTCTTCTCTTTAAAAATTTATTCATATACTTCGATAAGGCAACTTTGTTAGTCACCTTATCGAGTTTAGTTTTTTTTATTTTATTATACCATAAAATAAACCGCTCGTCAATAACTTATTTAGGAAAAACCCATCTTCCGCCTCCTAGACCGCACTTCCACATAATCTGCTTACCACCGTAATCAGGTTTAATCTTTGCTAAAGCACAAGACGGTAAACAATAAACATTATCTCCATCATGTTTAGTTCTAAACGGGCAAAACTTTGTTGACTCTTTTGTTTCATAAACTAACATACTTAACTCCTCCATTTACCGCACCCAATTCACTATTTCCTTTACTGGAGTATCTACTTCAAAAATGTCAGCATCATTTTTCTTCTCAACCAAGAATACATCATGTTCTTCAATATATCTAATTGAAATATCATTTCCCGCATAAACCACGTGTTCTGACATACAAAATTGAACTTCTTCAAATCCAGCTTCAACCAACAGAATAGTAATTTCACCCAAGTAATAGTTCATACTTTCTCCTTTCAATATACTTATATTATATCATATTTTTGACCGCACGACAATCACTATCTTTACCCCCTGGATAAAACGCGAAAGGCTCTCCTCATAAAAATATTTGACATACCATAAAAAACATTATATAATATACCAAAACGTAAAAAGAAAGGAAACAAATGATATACTTTACTGGCGATGTTCATGGCGCTCCAGATGAGCGAGTTCAAATAAGCAAACACTTTATGCGGGACGATGATGTCCTCTTCTTTGCGGGAGATATTGGTGTTCCTTGGGGCATTAAGCATCCTAACTATGCCGAAAAACAACTAAAAAATGATAAATCAAAGCTTGATTATATCAATGATAAACCTGGTTCATACGTCTTTATCATGGGCAATCACGATGATTATAACTGGGCGGACAGTTGCCCAGTAATCCACAAGTGGGGCACAACTATAAAGCAAGCTAAGCTTGATGATAAACTATATGATAACATCTATGTTATAGATGATGTGCGAGCATTGACTATTGATGATAAAAATATTCTTTGTCTACCATTTGCGGACAGCCATGATATCAAAGATGGAATCCTTGATCCGCAAGACATTGATTTTCAAGACCAGCTAAATTATATGTATCGCAATGGTAAATATATGTTTAGAGTCAAAGATTGGTCTTGGTGGGAAAAAGAGCACGCAGACACAAACCGCATCCAACAATATATGGATGAGAATGATTTGTGGAATAATCATTATGATTATATTATTTCACACGATGCTCCTGCACTCTTTAACAAACTAAATCTTGGGTTTAGTTACTACCGATTAGAGCCAAGTGAATATCAATATTTTCTAAATGGCATCCGCAAATGTGTTGACTTCAAATATTGGTTTCATGGACATATGCACAAAGATTTTAGATATCCAGATGAAGATTACTCTGATGGCAGAATGTTCTGTATCTATCAGTCAGTGCTAAACGAGAAGGGAGAAGTAGTTGCCTCACCATACACTTGTAATTATTATGGGGATTCCTGAAACAACTAAAGCTACTTTGAGCAAAATCATTCTAGAATCTCACGAAGATGCTAAACTAATTTCACTAGAAAAAACAAAGCGAGCATATAGTAAGCTTCCTAATAACGACAATATTCTTGATAAATATCATCAAGACATTTCAATTGCGCTAAAAAATTATGAATATGTGGTTGTCGATGGAGATTGCTTATCTCGTTCCGCGAGAGATAACTTCTTTAGTAACATTTCTATTCCTCCTGGAACTAAAGTAATTGGAGTGTGGATTGACTCATCATTGACCGCAACATTAAAAGCCAATGAAAGCTCTCCAGAAGGACTACGTAAACCAGATAGTTTAGTGCGGGAAATGTTCAAAATCAAGTCTTCTCCTTCTGGAAATGAACATTTTAATAAGCTCATCTATCTAAATATTGATGATAATGATGGTTTTACTCAAAACACAAAGAAGATAACTAACGTAATTGAACAACTAAAGGAGCTATAATGATAGAAAAATATATGAATAATTATGATTTAGAAGAAATTAGAAATAAGGTTCCTATTAGAATTGAACCTTCAGTAAAAGATAAAATAAGTTTACCTTCTTTAACTTATAAAATTACAAAGATGTATAGAGACTATCAATGGTTATTGACTAGAGCAATTACAAATGCTCCAAATAAAGAAGAAATTGAAAAATATGGAAATTATTATTATAAAGAATATTATGATGAACATTATCTAGTATTAGCAAAAATTATGGAACAAAAACTAGTTGATATAATTGAACAGCTTGAAAAAGCAGACATTTATATCAGATATAATTATAACAATAGCTTGGGCTGGGAAGTAGTTACTAAACAAGATATCTACTAAAAAAATACTTGTCTTCTGATTACTTTTTATGTTATAATATAAATATAAAGAGAAAGGAAGACAATATGAAACTCTATGAAATGGTTCCTATCAACTATGATTTTGTTCCCAAGAGCACACAAAAAAAGATTATCAATTATGTGACTGACAAGTACGAGCAAGTTACCTATAATTATAAAAAGGCTAATACTTGCGGGAATGGTGATTTGCGGAAAGTGTATCGTGAAACCGCAGATGCTTCTCGGCATGAACTTGATGGATTTATTGAAGGGCTTGAAGCCATTGGCATCTATGTTCGCTATAACTGGGTAGGGCATCGTGACGAGTGGTTTCTTTGTACACTTGAAGATGTTCAGAATAAAGAAGATTTTGATGTAGATTAGGAGGCGCTATAGCCTTGACTATTGTTTTATTTTTACTTTGTATTTTGTTTGCTCTGTGTCTCCTAGTCTGCTCAATTGAGCTTTACCACGAGAAACGACGAGCAAGTTATCTTGAATCTTTACATAAAAAGAAGATGCGCCCTAAACATTCAAAGAAATATTATTAATAAAAAGCCCTTTACAGAGGGCTTTTTTTATGCTATAATAATATTATTGAAGGCGATGAGAAAGAAAGGCTCATATATGCTAAAGATTTCAAAGCAAGAATTTTGTTCAATTGTTGAAGATGTTGAAGATGAATTGAACTTTATTGATGCTCTCAATGATCTAAATGTTGTCATTGAACGAGACAATAAACTAATTAGTATTATTATTGATTTTCTTGCGGAAAAAACTAATGATAAGTTTGAATATATTGATTGGTATTTCTTTGAGAGGACGTTTCTTGGTGGCCCTCTAGTAGAAATTGACTCTAAAACGTGTAGCCTTAGTATTATTGTAGACTCACCGCAAAAACTTTATGAGTTACTTGTCCTCCTGGACGAAGAGAACCTTTATAATGATGAAACTTATTGTACTAACTAAAGGATAAATATGACTATTGAAAAGAATTTTCGCCCGCAAACTTTTGATGAGTATGTTGGTCAAGAGAAAGCAAAAAAGATTCTAAAGATTGCTATTAAAGCATCTAAAATCAAAGGTCAATGTCTTGACCACGTTCTTATTAGCGGATCAAGTTCCTCGGGGAAGACAACTCTCGCTAATATTATTTCTAACGAGAGCCATCAGCCTATCAAAGTCTTTTCTGGTCCCGCCATCAAAAAAGTAGAAGATATTGTTGAAATTCTTCTTGCGGTGAATGAGAATGATATTATCTTCATTGATGAGATTCATTCTTGCTCAAAAAAGATTCAAGAAATTCTCTACTTTGCTATGGAGCAATTTGTTGTTGATGCGCCTAATATCAATAATGAGTCTACTCGTTTTGATATCTCGCACTTTACTCTTATTGGTGCTACTAATGAAGCTGGTGGGCTTGAGGAGCCTTGCCGCAATAGGTTTCAACTTCATATCAATCTTGAAGAATATACTGAAGATGCTATGACCACTATTGTGCGAAATGTTTTCAAATCTATGAATGTTGATATTGATAACGAGTGCGCGCAAATGATTGGAGAATGTACGAGAGGTGTGCCACGAAATGCTAATTCATACTGTCGCAGGGCTTACGATGTTGCTCTCGTTCTTAATAACGGTGTGGTCAATAAACAAGTAATTGAAGATACTTTTGATATGATTGGTATCAATAAGTATGGACTCAATAGTCTTGATATGAAGTATCTAAAGTGTCTATATGATGCTCATAAAACTGTAGGCGTGAACACTATTGCTCTTTGCCTCGGCACAGATAAAAATAGTCTTGAGACTGTAGTTGAGCCATATCTTCTAAAGAAGAATTATATTACAAAAACTTTGCGGGGCAGGCTTATTACTAACGAAGGTTCTGAAATTGTAAAGGAGACGTTACTATAATGATTACACTTACTGATTTTGTCAAAAATATGTCATATACAAATATCGAAAATAAACTTGAAATCGCTCTTTATAACAAAAATTATGAGGAGAATAATCAAGAAGAATTTGTAAATATTCCTGTAACTATTTATAATATTCTAAAGTATGGAGATTATGCGGTCACTGATATTGGAGCTAATTATAAAGATAAGAAAGGTTCTTATTTAGATATTCTAATCCAAAAAGAATAAAATCTAAAGGCAGTCAAAAAAATATATTGACTGCCTTTTTTTATTCTGTTATAATATTTATATAAAGAAAGTAAACATAGAAAGGTAAAGAATATGGCTTTCAAGAAATATACGCATATCGAGCGACTTGATTCTGTTGACTGCGAAGGTCTTCTTTCCAATGAGACCGTCTATGTAACTCCTAAAGCGGATGGGACTAACTCTAGCGTATGGGTTGAAAATGGAGAAATCAAATGCGGATCCCGCAATCGAGTCCTCACTGTAGGTAAGGATAATGCTGCCTTCTGCTCCTGGATGATGTCTGATAATGAAGAGGCTAATCTTATCAAGAATTTTGTTCTCAACCACGAGAATCTCATCGTGTTTGGAGAGTGGATGGGTCTTGATAAATTTGTTGGTCATATCAAAGATTACAATCAGGAAATGAAAGGTCATCTTTGGATTTTTGATATGTATGACAAAGATAAGGATTGTTATCTTCCAGAAGAAGAATGGCGAGCATTAGCTGATGCTTATAATCTTACTGAATATTGTATTCCTCTTATTGGAGTATTTGATTATCCTTCTTATGAAGATATTCTTACTCTTGCGGAAAATAATAAGTGGATGCTTGATAATGCCCCGCACGCAGGAGAGGGAGTAGTTTGTAAGGTTCCTAATTGGTATAATAAGTATGGTCATATGTGTTACGGTAAACTTGTACTTGATGAGTTCAAGCAGAGTAAGGCAAAACCGCAAAAGCCTCCAGTAGAGGGAGAGGTTGAGCAACGCATTATTGACCTTTATCTTACTTCTGCGGAACTCGGTAAGAACATTGCTAAAACTTGTCTTTACTTTGATGTCGATGAGTTTGATAATAAGAACAACAAGATGATGGGATACTTTATCAATATTTGTTTTGTTGAATCTATTCTTGAGGAAATGAAAGATATTTGTAAAAAATTCAAGAATCCAGCTATCAATTTTGGACTTGTTAAGGGATTAGCAACTAAAAAAGCACGAGAGTATGCGGGATATTAATAATGGTTGAGTTTTTTGTTTACGCAGGAATTATTTATATTGTTAGCATAACCCTATATTATTTGGCGGGATATTGGTAATGAAAATTTTTGTTTGTGTTTGTATTGGCTGCGTTATAAGTATGGTATTATATTATTACTTTGCTAGAAAACTTTGGTGAGGTGCTTGTTATGGCTAAATTTATTAGACTAAGCTGTTTAGGTGATGAAAAACATTCTCTGTATATAAACATAGATTCTATAGAAAGCCTCTTTGGTGGAACTAAAACTATTAGGTCTACTTCTGGAGAAATATATAGGCTTGATGATGATTCTTATGATAAAATCAATCAATATTTATATCATCATATGGTAACTTATTACTAGAAAGAGAACAACATTGAAAATTGATAATATTAACAGTGTTGAAGAGTATCCTGATAATTATGATAATCTAACAGATGAAATGAAAACTAAAATTTTAGATTATTTCAATGATCAGCAAGCATTAGCTGATAGCTATTATCAGAAACATATTCTTCAATCAGAAATGCGGAATGAATATCTAAATCTATACGACCACGTAATGGACTTACTTTGCGGAGGTAAGAATATTCTTTCTGTGATCGGTATTAAAGTTGAATTTGACTGGCCTACGGCTAGAAAAAAGTGGATTCTTGCGACTAAAAAAGATGCGGAAGCATATAATATTTATCAAGAAGAAGAGTGTGCTTTACGTCAAAGCCTAAAGGATGGTCTTTTAGGATGGCCCACTCCAAGAGGCGCAGTTATTAAATAATATTGAAGGAGTCAATAATAATTGTTATTGACTCCTTTTTATTTTTATAGTATAATATAAGTATCAAAGGAAAGAAAGGATACATAATGGAAAGATTTGATACTTTGGCTGATGCTATTCTTGAATCTCGTCCAGAAGCAAAAGAGTATGATGTCTATGGTTATGACTCTGAATTTTGCGGGATGTTCTGGCTTGGAAAAGTATATATGGTTTATGAAGAGTTTGTTCTTGAACCTTGTGTAGTTGACAATGATTTGTGTCAAATTACTTTAGCTAAACCAATCGCATAGGAGTATAATGAAGAAATTTAGTAATCTAAAAGACGCTATTTCATATTCACTATCTTATGTTCGTGAATATGGCGGTGGTGAGGTTTATCAACCGCCAACCACTTATAAAGGAATTATTTATGCGGGAGGCATCCAAGAATTAGATAATAATTATTATGTTACAGATAGCAGAAATTATCAAATCTGTATTTATACAAATTAGGAGATTAACAATGAAACGAAAAGATATAGAGAAATATACGAAGGAATTTCTTGAAATTTATAAGAAGAATTTGTCTAACGCTGGACTAAACGAGTCTGCGCAAACAATGTTGATTTTTATTCTTCAACAAAGTATGCGGGATTGGATTAAGAAAACAAATATTTTGATGAGGAGAAAATAATGCCATACGCTCTATACGGTAAATGGGTAGTCCCGCACAAGAATGACTATGGTGATACTTTACCACCTGATAGACAATTCAAACCTTTAAATAAATATGGAACGAGGTGTACATCTTTAAAATATGCTGTTCTTTTTGATACGCGAGATCAGGCTAAAGAAGCTCTTTCCAAAATCAAGCTAAAAGAGGGAACAAAAGTTGAGATTAGAAAGGTAAAATGTGATGTCTAAAGTTAAATATATTGGACAAAAAGAAGAATATACTGATATTCTTACTAAAGAAGATATTATTCTCTCTCCTGGAGAATATTATGACATTGATATTTCTCTTGAAGGTCCGAAAATGATTGTAAATGGGCAACAGATGATTCATCCAGATTCTACTGTTTGGGTTCATGTAGGAGATAAAATTAGTATTCCATATGCTCCATCTTTAGTAAGTAATTTTTGGGAAGGACTTTCTTTTTAATGTGTTGTGACCTATATATTGATAATTGGAAAAAATATATGGATGAAACAAATCCAGGCTGGAATGAACCCTATATGGACAATGATAGTCTATATTTTGAGGATGAAGACATTGCCCTTTTGGATGATGAAACGGATGATTACTATGGAGACTAAGTTTATTCTTGTTGATACTTGTAATCGAGAAACAGACGTTAGAACTTTTTATACAAAAAAAGAAGCGCAAGACGCACTTCTTGAAATTTTTAGATATATTGTGAATCGAAACAATCTTAATTTTGCGGATGATGATGATTGCTGGATAGATTCTTCTAATACTTACGCATACGCAAATACTAAGCATTGCCAATATGATTGGCGCGTTTTTGAGGTTTAATCTTTGCGCCTACTGGACAGTCATAAATTTTATATAGAGTATCAATAATTTGTTTATACATATTATCTTGATACTCTTTTTTAGTATTCATATACATAAAAGGAGACACCTCATCAATTAGATGTGTATAAGAATCCATTAATACTTCAGGAACTCTGCGGGTACAGCCTTCATTACTGTCTTCTGGAATATAAGCTCGTCCAATAGTACAATCCGAATTTTCACAAGTATTACAATATAATCTAATTATTTCATCCATAGTATAATAAATCGCCTCCTTGGCTATATTATATAATTATTTTATTCTAAAGTCAAGAAAGTATTTTACAGATGCCTTTTTATATGTTATAATATAAATATAAAAGGAAAGGAAATGTAATATGACTCCAGAAGAAAAAAATCATATTCTTGATATTATTCAAGATTCAATCACAGATCTTCTCAAAGATGAAGACGGCATTCTATTCGCGGGTGGTGGTGGATATGAAGATTTTTTAGATGATATTTATGAATTTATTGAAGATTATCATCCAGAAGTAAGCTGGATCAGGAATGGAGTTAGTAAAATTGTAATTTCTTATAATGATATTCCTAATTATGTTATCAAAGTTCCTTTCAAGGGTCGTTATAATGATGATGAAACAGAACTTTTTATGGATGCTAGTTATGATAAGCCGTATGCAAACATCAATGCGTGGGATTATTGTGAGGCAGAAGCTAATTGTTATCATGACGCAAAAGAGTATTATGATTTAGGAGATATGTTTGCTAAAACAGAATATCTTGGAAAGATTGAAGATATTCCTATTTATATTTCTGAAAAAATTACAACTCTTATGTCTGATACTCGTGTAAGAAATAGTAGTGAACATACGGAGAAGATTGCCGAGTCTTTGCGGGACAAGTATGAAATTGACTGGGGATTTCGTGAAGGTGGTGGGCTATCAGCTTTTATTGATTGCTATGGAGAGAAAAGGGTTGAAGAGCTTGTTTCATTTCTAGAAGAGTATGATGTTAGTGACTTACATGAAGGTAATATTGGATATGATCTTTATGGAAATGTAAAGATTGTTGATTATAGTGGTTGGTATGACTAATCCAGGAGGAGAAAAAATGAAGACCGCATTTACTGAAAAGAATATGGAAATGATTCCTTTTGCTGCTGATGATGCTAATATTATTATGGCTGATATCCTTACGCTTCTTGACCACAAATATTTTATCGTTGGCCGCACACTTTCTGGGGCACGATTCTATTCTGAAGACATTGAGTGGGAAGATACTGTAGATATGTTCAAGGATTATAAAGGAATGGTCAATTACTTTGGCGGCGGAGTGGTTGAACTTTATGAATATGCCATTGATGAGTATGAACTTGTGCGGAGTGAGGTGTGCTGGGGTAATGACTGGGACTAAAGAAGATTTTATTAAAGACTTAAATAAGCTTGTTGAAAAATATCAAGTATATATGCGGGGTTATGATGCTGACATTATGGTAGAGTCTCTCTCTAATGGAGAACATGAATTCAGTGTATATTTTAATGGACGAAATTCAGAGTATCAAGAATGGACACTCGATGATTAATATAAAGGAGCAAGAAATTGCTCCTTTTTTTATTGACAAATATCTTCTATTATGATATAATATATTTATAGAAATGAGAAAGGATACCTATGAAAGAAGTATTTGTCCCGCAAGAAGCAAATAGAGTTGCTATTATCTCTGAATCTTTTGGACGAAAGAAGATTTTAGAGAAGGTTTATTTCCATCTTGATAAAAATGAAGATATGTCGAATATTCTTGAGCATATTGAAAAAAATTATGGATATTTGATTGACGTAAATATTAGAATTGATTTTTATTATGTGCGGAATGGTCTTACTATTGGGAGGGAATAATGGAACGATTCGATTTCAACTTTGACCCGCTATGTGTAGGAGATACTTCTACTCTTGGACTAGCAGAAGAACTTCTCGAACAGCAAGTTGACGATGCTATTGATTTTCTTTATCGAGAATATGATGGTTCTCCAACAGTAGAAGATATTGATGACGCAATTAGTAAATTTGATATTGACTATAGTTCTCTACCAGGATGGCTTGCAGATAAGTTTGACCAGTTTGAGGTGTAATATATGGAAGTTTTTGATGCTTTAACTCCAGAAGACAAAGAGACAATCAAAGATTATATTTCTATTTATGCGGGAGCTGAAGTCGCAAATCTTCACATTGCTCTAAATGAATGGAACAAATCAAAAAGAACTCTCTATAAGGCTCTTGGCCATAAGTTGAGGGTCAAAATTCCTATTGAAATGAAAAAAACAGTTTTAGACTTTAATAAAGAATTGTCTGAAGTTTATTATCAAATTTTTCCTCCTTATTGTCAATCATATGCTGCTTATAGTTCCGCCATTGAAAGAGCAGAAAACAAAGTAAAGCTTAATGAGAAAATATGTTTGGTTGATGACTTAATTTTATTTTTACAAAAACTTCGAGTTAATGGAAAAATCTGTTTTGATGACGTTGTATGCGTTGGTTGGTTATTTAATTATGATAATATTAGATATGGATATATTAAAGATTTGCCGAGGTTTACAGTAAATAAATATTGTTTTAAATTTGATAACCGTGAAATGACAATTGAACCTGGTCAAAAGATTATAAAGACAATTCAAAAAGTCTTAAACTTCTATGGATATGATATGTCTAATGGATTGTTCGAGGAGTTCCGCAATAAGGTAAGCAACATTACGACAAGCTCAAATATTAAATCAAATTTAGTGTTGAGCATCCACCCAATTGATTATATGACTATGAGCGACAATAATTGCGGATGGTCTTCTTGTATGTCTTGGAAAAACAAAGGAATGTATAGTGATGGAACCATTGAAATGATGAACAGTAATATGATTATTGTTGCTTACTTGGAAAGCGATAATCCATTTATTGTTAATAATCATGTCATTCCTAACAAAAGCTGGAGAACATTACTTTATGTTCATAAAAATATTCTTGTTGCGGGAAAATCTTATCCATATTATAATTCAGAATTAGATAAAAAAGTATTGGAAGAACTATATAAATTAGTCAATAAAAATCTAAAATGGGATTATAAGTATAAAGAGCAAGAATATAAAGATTTGTATTCTTATCTTCCTAATGAAGAAGATCAAATCAATAATCTTTGGGTTTCAAAAAAGCAAATTGTAATTGTAACTGGTCACGCAATGTATAATGATTTGCTTGAAGATAAGGATAGTGTTTACTTTTGTTATAGGAATATTCCTAAAAAGGGAATGGTTCTCAACGCCTCTGGAAAGAACACTTGTTTAATTTGCGGGCTTCAACACTATGGAACAACTTCAGAAAAGATTTGTAATAGTTGTAAGGAGAATTATAGTTGTTGTAATTGCGGTAATGTTGATTCAAGCAAAAAGCACTTCGAAATCTCGACAGTAAGTGACAACAATTATAGAGTTTATAGAAAAAGTATTTGCGAATGTTGTATAGATGAGTATAGATGGATTCCAGTTAATGACATAGCCGTAAAAAAAGGGAAAAAACCTATGAAAGTTCTCTTTTTTGAAGATGGTCAAGCAGATAAGTTAGAAGCGATTTTAAAAGCAACAAATATTGTTTTTCCTTCTTTTACCAATATATCTACTATTGTTCCTGGAAGCCTATATGGAGAAGCTCTTTATGCGACAATTAAAAATAGTGATATTAAATATGTAGAATATTCTGCGTATTTTGATTTTACTTATATGTTCAAGCATCAAACAATATCTTTTGATCAAGGAACATATCCAGCGGTAATTATTTATTTTGTTAATAATGATAATGTAGAGAGAATATGGCAAGAAGAGGGGTGTCTTCTATCTAGCTGTATTCCTTTAAGAGAGCATTTAGAAAAGGAGGGGTTACTTGAAACTAGCAATTCCATTTAAATTATGTAATGAATATAATGATATTGCAAAAGAATTTAATATTAATTTTGATAAAAATAAAAACAGTCTAGATAAGCTCTTTGAATTTATTGAGGAGTTTTCAGATCACAGAATTAATATTTCTTTTCCAAAAGGAATAGATGTATCAGTAGCAAAAACAATATCTAAAGTTGGTGATAATGTTTATTATAGACTAAAACCGCAAGATGCCTTATATATTAAAGAATTATATGATGGTAATTGTAAATTCTTTTTTGATGAACATTGTCCAGCGTATAATTATACTACTTTAGATGGTTATATTTCTTTAGGTGTTACAGACGTGTATATTGCGGATGATCTTTGGTATAATCTCCAAGAGGTTAGTAAGCTATGTAAAAAGAATAATGTAAATATTAGACTAATTTTAAACCGTATTCCATCAACATCTGTTGATAAAGGTTTTAATCCAAGGTCCCCAATTTTTAGACCAAATGATTGTGATATTCTAAATCTCTATGTAGATACTTGTGAATTTGATTGCGGAGATCCGTATGATTGGCATGTTTTCAATGTCTTATATCGTTCTTGGTTTTTAACGAAAGACTGGTATGGAAATTTAATTGAAATTAATAAAGACCTAACTATCGGTTTCCCTAATATGAGTATTGTAAATGATTTTACAAACTACAAACTAAAGTGCGGATATAGATGCTTTACTCGTTCTTCTAATGTATGTAATAAATGTGAACAATTGTTTGCGTTAGGAGAAGAGTTTGCTGATAAAGGTATTCGATTTAAGAAGGAGAAGAATGCGAATTAGTCTTGAGCAATACGAAAAATTAAATGAACTATTAAAAGAGCGATGTAAGAACAGTAAATTAGATCAAGAAAAAGGCAAAAAGAATACTTTTTCAATGGGCAGTGTAGAAGGTATTCGTGCCGCTCTTAAAATTCTTGACATTAAAATGTATTCTGAAAGTGTAACTGATTGTTTTCAGGTAAGCCCTTCTTCTGTCGATGAAGCAAAATAATGGTCATTTTAGACTAAAAGTGATATTGTAGATTTTATATATATTTATAAGCCATTAAAATAACTTCAAAAGACAAAGGAGGTTTTTACCGAGTGAAATCAAAGAAGAAAATTTTAATTGGAAGTTTAATTGTTTTAATCCTTGCTGTTGCGCTCATTACTGTCCCGCAAATAGTAACATCAACCGCGCAAGCAGAGGAAGAAACAACGCCGCAGGAATCAACCTATACTTATAAAAATGATTATGGATTAGATAAAGTTCATCTACCTGTTGAAGTATATAAAGAAGAAGGATATGATGATTTCAAAGTATGGTGGGAAGAATTACAAGAAAAACGTAAGAGCTATGAAGGCGTAACAGAAGATATTGTTGCTGAACTAGATGGCTATCTTTCTGATGAAGAGATTACTGCGCTTCAAGAAAAAGAATTAAAAATTATTAATGCTCGTTGCTTTACTGATTTAGATCAATACATTGAAGAATATGAAGCTCTTGTACAACCAGCAGTAGAAAAGAAAAACGAAGCAGAAGCTTCTAAAGGATATGCCTCTTCTGGAGGAAATGGTTCATTTTATAGTGGTGGGAACTACAGCGGGAATTATAATAATTTTAGGTCTGCGGGAGTTCTTTATGACTCTGGATATCGTTATACATATTATTCATCAAATGTCCTATACCATTACAATACAGCGAATTGGGATTTAGGTGATGATGGTATTTATCGTGAAAATGGTAGAGTTGTAGTAGCGAGTGATGCTTATCCTAATGGGACAGTTTTAAATACAGAAATGTTTGGAGAATGTATTGTAAGAGATTGCGGAGTTGGACGTTCTGATACTCTAGACGTATATACCGCATACTAAAAAATATTTAGATATAAAAGGAGAATTTATAATGGCTGAATCTTTTGGAATGAATATTAATATGTCACTTGTAAGTGATGAAGATGGCAATTATTCTATGGGAATTCACTATAACGATAGTGAAGGCGCTGATGTAGAATCTAAAGGCGAAGGAGACGATTGGTCTGAACTTGTAACAGGTTTATTCACTGATATTTTTGATGATATTCTAAAGCAGAAAAAAGAAAAAGAAAAGAAAGTGGAAGAGACTCCAGAAGAGAAGATTTCTCGTCTAATGGATGAAATTCAATCATTAAAGATTGATAATGAGATTCTCAAGCAACGGCTTGAACCTGCTCCAGAAGAAAAGAAAGTTACTAACAAAAAGCCCAAGTATGATAATACTATCAAATATAGTATTGAACCTAAAGATAATAATACTATCAAATATAGTGTTAGTCATAAAGATTTAGATAAGGAATTAAAGAATATTCTAAAAGACTTGGGTCTATAAGAAGTTATTTTAGCCAGTTACCTTGAAATATAGGTAGCTGGCTTTTTTTGTTTACAAAATGTTACTTTATTCTGGGCAAATCGTTATAATTTATATGGTCTATTCTTTATAATTTTATTTATCTAGTTTTTATATATAAATAGAAGGAATAAATAAAAAAGAATGCGGGGAGAGGAGATAAAAATGTATAACAATTACCCGCAGTATAATCCATATATGATGAATCAATATAGGCAAATGAATTCTTTTGACAGTTTACAATTTGTAAATGGAAAAGAGAGTGCCGAGAATTATATAATGCCTCCTAATAGCAAAGTAATACTGATGGATCAAAATATTCCGCGTTTTTATCTCAAAGAAACTGATGCTACTGGAATGGCTAAAATAACTGCATATGATTTTACAGAAGCCGTTGATAAACCTGTACAAAATGATTATATAACTCGTGAAGAATTTAATGAATGGAGGTCACAGTATGAATCCTCTGTTTCAAAACAGACAAAATCAAATGAATCCGCAGTCTTCGAGGAACCAATTGATACAAGATTTTAAGCAATTTTCACAATCGACCAATCCCGCACTTGCGGAACAAAAAGTAAAAGAGCTTTTATCTACTGGACAAATGAGTCAAGAACAATATAATCAGTTAGGTAAACAAGCTCAACAATTTATGTCTATGCTTAATATAAAATAAAAATATATCTAGCGCGCGGATATTTTTTATTATATAACAATATAATCCGACGGAAGGATTAAATATGGACAATTTCTCTCTTGCTGATATTAAAGCTGTAACTGATGATAATGATGGTGGATGGGGCAATGGAGGAGCTTGGTAAACAAGATCTGCCAAGGGTAAATTGCGGAATTAAGCGGGAAAACCTGGAATGGCAACCCGAACCGAAGGCTAAAAATAAAGGTTTAGTCAGGGGCAGAGCATAGATAGTGAAACTTATATAAGAATATAATCTATCCAAGAGTCCGCGACTCCTACTAATTAGGATGAAAAGATATGCCGAACTTATATGAATATAAAATATAAGAATTATAGGATAAAAAGCCTATAAGATAACAAAAAGTATAAATATTGGGATCATTGTTCTATTCTTATTTATGTTTGGTAATGGTGGTTTCTGGGGTAATAGAGGAGCTGTAGAACAGCCTGTCACAGAAGGTAGTTTATGCAATGCTATGAATTTCAATAATCTTGAAAATGCTGTAGGAAGATTAAGCGACAACGAAAATCTTCATATGATGCAAATATCTCAAGGTTTAGCAGATGTTGGTTATGAGAATCTTCGTAACTTTGCTGATACTCAATCTGCTATCAAAGATGGAGATTATGCTCTATCTTCTCAATTAGCAAATTGTTGCTGCCAGACAAAAGAACTAATCTCTGATGTTAAATATACTAATGAAAAGAATACAGCAGAAATCAATGCTAATACTACAGCGCAAATCCAAAAGGTGCTTGATACTATCACAACCAATCGTATGGCTGAAATGCAGAATCAAATCAATCAACTTCAACTACAATCTGCGATGTGCGGAGTAGTTCGCTATCCTAACGCAACAACTTATAACGCAGGATGCAATCCATATTTTAATAGTAACTGCGGTTGTGCTGCTGGAACAACTTTCTAAATTATACCGTCTATCTTCGGTGAGGGGTCTGATTTAGAGACCCCTCTTTTTTTTATTGAAAGGATTAAAAATGGGTAAAAAAACTATAGCGCGCTTCACCACTGATACTGCTACTGCTGTTTCCGCAGGCGCTAATTCTAATATTACTTTTACTAATGCCACTATATCTACAAATGCTATAGAATATAATTCAATTACTGGACAAATTTATATAAAATGTCCAGGTGTCTATATGATTTATGCTAACTTTACTCCAGTAGCAACAGTGGTTGGTAAAGTTAATGTTGTAATGGAAGAGAATGGTAACGTAGTTCCAGGAGCAACCGCAACAACTACATTGGCTGCTGTTGGAGACGCTGGAAATCTTTCATTCAATGCGGTTACTAGTGTAGTAAAAACAAATACTGCGGGATATGCGACAATTACTTTTGTAAATACAGTAGCAACATCTTATACTGCGGCAAACGTTATCATAGAGAAGGTGGCTTAAAATGAGACTTATCAAGCATATGTCTAAACAAATTGAGGACGAGCTTGATGGTGTCATTGAATATGCTAAAGACGCATTAGAGTATAAATCAACTCGTCCGCAATTAGCAGATATGTATTTTAAATTAGCTAATGTTGAACATGGGCACGTTCAAATGTTACACGATGCTGTTACTAAAATTGTGGAAGAAGCAAAAAATAGCGGTGTTGAGTATCCTCAAAAGATGCTCAATAAATGGGAAGAAAAGCATAAGTGTATGATAGAAAAAATGGCTGACGCAAAAATTTATATGAGTATGTATAAATAATTTATTGACTCTCTCTAAAAATTATGATATAATATAAATAAAGAAAGAGAGAAAGAAGGAATGACATGAAGCCTATTGTTTTGAAAGATGGAACTTATATTTATGATACTGATGGCTTTATTCAGTACCTTCTTTCTCTTGGATTTGACAAGATTGATCTTCAGCAAATTGATTGGGCGTTTCACCCAGAAGAGCTTGACCCAGATGAATGGGTGCGGAGGGATGATATTGATGACTATGAGTATATGTATTCTGAAGTAAGTAATGAGATTAGATATGCTCGTGAAAACATTTATGAACTCTGTAATAATCTTGCTAGCGGCAAGGGTGGAACGAAGAAGCAGTATGCTGAAAGAATTATCAAGGCTTTTGAAGAAAATATTTCAATTTAGTTCAAAAAAGTCTTGACAAACTAAAAAAAATATTATATAATATATATTGTCAGTTGAAAGAAAACATAAAGCTTTGAACTTTAGAGTTATTTCAACAAAAGGAGCTGCCTGTTATTCCTAGGTGTAATCCTTGTGAGGTACGAACCGCACTAAATTAGAACTAAAAGGAACTCTCTGACCGCTTCTACTCGGTCGGCATAAAGATAAGTGGAATAAGTTTAGCAGGTTCTTTAAAAATGCTGCATAGGCAGGTAAGAAAATATAATAATGTTTACCGCCGAAAAAAGGTTCCATAGGTCTTGGTACCCGATGCTATGGTCAAGTGGGGTGCGCATACTAATCACGCACTTATTATCAAAATAATTATTTAGGTTGTATGTAGTAGGCATATATATCCTCGAGGCAATGTTGAATATACTATAAAATCCTATAATAATTATTTTGATGATAAATGATAGCTCGCCATATCAACACCTAATAACTGGATATTCGAAAAAACGGGCATTTTTTAAGAGGGCAAACAAGACAAATCTTTTATCATCAAGAGTTAAGGAAACTCACCAACCGTGATTTTGAGAAACCTATGATTGAGCGGTATAGAAAAAGCAATCAACGTCCTCCAGGAGTTCTATCTTACTTCTGTAAAGCCAAAAGATAGTGGATTAGTTTTCATCCATAAGGATACGTTTTGTGAGTATTAGCACTTAAAACTCTCTTAAAATAGCTGGCGGGAGGTAAGTATCTCAAGGGGCCTCATAAGCCCTTATAAACCTGGAGCGTTACCAGGGCGGAGCGACCATTCCCGGATGGTGTAATGGCAACATTATTATATAATTGAGTAAGCTACTTATTGGAGTAGCTACCATAAGGAAAAGCGAATAAACCTCAACGTCTGCTTACTCAATATTATTATTGAGGTAGATTTGAGGAAAATATGGCTTTTATTTATGTAATTACAAATGATATTAATCACAAACAATATGTTGGAAAAACAAATAAAACGGTTGAAAAAAGATTCAAAGAACATATAGGAGATAGCAGAAAAAAGCGATGTGAAAAACGTCCTTTATATAAAGCTATGAATAAGTATGGTGTTGAACATTTTTACATAGAAGTTTTAGAAGAATGCTCCACAGAAATATCTGCTATTCGTGAAGAATATTGGATTTCAAAATTAAATACTTATGGCAGTAATGGTTATAATGCTACTCGTGGTGGAGATAGCAAAAAGTATTACGATTATCAAGAAATTGCTAATATGTATTTAAAATTACAAAATCAACAGAAAACGGCACAATACTTTGGCTGTGATACTTTAACTGTTAAAACAGCCTGTGAAGAATGTAATGTTTCTACTCGTAGTAGCCAAGATTTAGTTCGTCAAAAATATAGTAAAAGAATTTTGATGTTGCCAGATAATATTATTTTTAATTCCATACATGAAGCAGCTAAATATTTAAAAGAGAATAAATATACTCAAGCCAAAGGAGCCAAAGGAATTACAGTGCATATTAGAAATGCAGCTAAAGCAAATACTGTTGCGTATCAAAAACACTGGAAATTTGTTTAAAAATTAATTTGACAAATATAAATTAATTTTATATAATATAATTATTAAATCTGGGAGCCATATGCCGATGTAGCACAATTGGTAGTGCAACTGATTTGTAATCAGTAGGTTGGGAGTTCAAGTCTCTCCATCGGCACCATATTTTCTCTTGGTGTAATTGGTAGCACAATGGATTTTGGTTCCATCAGTAGAGGTTCAAGTCCTTTAGAGAAAGCCATTTTTGCTTAAAAAGAGTGATGAAAGAAAAGTTACTTCATAAACTTGAAATTTATGCCAATATTATAAACACTTTTCTTACTTTTTCCTCTTTTTTTATTTACGGTTGATAAGATTGTTCTTGTCAGCCGTCTTTTTTTATGCTATAATATTAGTATAGAAAAAAGGAAAGAAAGGAAATATTATGGGAACTGATATTCATACTTGGATTCAGATTAATAAGAATGGTAAGTGGGAGACTCTTAATCTTTATATCGAAAAGAAGAAGGATGATGATACAAAAGAGTATGAAAAAGCTTATACTCTTGTAGAGAGCCGTAATTATGGACTCTTTGGTAAGCTTGCTGGAATCCGCACTTGGGAGGATGCTATAGTTCCTACCCGTGGATGGCCTGATGATCTTACAGAAGACATCCAGAAAGAAGCTGAATATCTCTTTTCTCCTTCTTATTTTGATTATTGCGAGCTTAAAGCATTAGCAAAAACAAAAGATGCTATCTCATACTACTGGGATGAGGATGATGGTTATAATGTAATTGAGGATTGGCTCACGTATATTGATTTTATTCTTGATGCTTATGGCGAGTATTATCCTAAGCCTGGAGAGTGTCGTATCGTTTTTGCTTTTGATAATTAAAGGTATAGGGAGTTGTCAAAAAATCCTTGACAACTCCTCTTTTTTATTATATAATATAATAAAAGGCAATCGAAAAGGAGAGATATATGAAGGTATACGTCGTTTGGTATGATAATGGTGAAGCGTATGAAGATAATTATCAGGATATTGAAATGATTTGTTCATCATATGAGAAAGCAGTAAAATTTATTGAAGACTGCGACTATAAGCTTGAGCCTCGTCCTAAGTGGCAGAATTATGATATTTGGTCTAATACTTATGATACAGAATATTATACTGAAACTACTTATTTTACTATTAGAGAATTTGAAATAGATAAGGTTCCTGATTATTCTGATTTTGAAAAAGAGGAGCAATAGCAATGGCTGATATTTTATTTTCAATTTATTTAGTTTTTTGCGGTGTATATATTTATTTTTATCATCAGATAAATAAAGATATGAAGAAAGGTGTCTTGAATGGATTATACAAAAAATTGGTTCGTATCTGATCTTCATCTTGGTCATGATTATGTGAGTCAAAGCGGAGAACATTATGGTATTATCTCTTTTGAGAGACATCAATTTGATACTATTGAAGCACATGATTCTTACATTGCGCTAAAACTCCACGAATGGGGAGAAAAGCATCGAGGAGAAACCCTTTGGAATCTTGGGGATCTAGGAAGAAACTTTCAGATGGCTCGCTTTATCATGGGTGAGCTTCGTTATAAATATGGTATAGTTCTTAATTTTATTGCGGGAAATCATGATAGAAATTGTGATAGAGAAAAAATTGAATCTATGTTTGATAATGTTTATTATCATCCTATTTATGTAGGAGACAGAGTTATTCTTTCTCATGAACCGCAATATCCTCTTCCAGAAGGGTGTATCAATATTCACGGTCATCTTCACGGTGCCATTCTTCAAGATATTAACAGATATAAAAATGCTTCTATTAATGAAATTGGATATCAACCTTTCTCTGGTAAAGTAATTGAAAAAATGCTTTCTAAAACTCCAAAAGCAGATTATCATTTTCTCCAAGAACCCTTTGCGCACCTATATCGATTTACACAGCCTAAAGAGGACGTTGTTTATGATAAGAAAGGCAACATTGATTTACAGAAAAGCCTTGATAAATTCTTGATTCTTAAGGTAGTATAGTATGAGCGTTCTAAATAAAGTAATAACAAATTTATTTGGTATTAATCAAGTATGTAAATTCATTGGCCGCAATCATAGCATGGGGCTTATAAATGGTAATCTGTATGAGCTAAAGATTATGTCTTGGAAAACCAATGGCGTACAAATCACGTGGCACGACCATGTTCTTGGCTGTATGTGGTGTTCGTATTCAAGCGTAGATGCTTTTTTGAAAAATTGGGAACTCTATTGTGCTTAGGAAAGAAAGTTAGGAATTAATATGCCAGATGTTATTGAGCAGCTTGAAAACTGGGTAAAAGTACGTTATGGAAAAGAGTGTAATCGTAAATGTCTAAATGATAACCCACTTGATAGCTTTGGCAAAGCATATAAGTGTGCTACGTGTATGGCAGCATTTGAAGTTGGCAGGATTTTAGGTATGGATATGAGCATTTTAAGGGGCGATAATGAAGAAAATTAGAACACTTCACGACTACGATAAAAAAGAAATCGAAGAGTTGTTGCTTGGTCATAAAGTTTTAGCATATGAACCAGGTGGTCTTCTCATTCTTGATAATGACGTATTGCTTCAGATAAAACCGAATATTGGGTGTGGTGGCTGTACGTCTGGAAATTATTATTTAGAGCACATTAGATCTGTAAATAATGCTATTACAAATGTTGAGTTCGTTGAAGAGTACGATAATGAAAATTATCATTATAAGTATTATAAGATTTTCGTTATTGCGGATGGCATGACAACTGAACTACTTGACGTATATGGCACAGATGGCAACGGTTATTATGGAACTGGATATACAATTGACGTGTATATTCCTAGACGAGAACTAAGGGGCGATAATGACTACTCTTGATTTAGTTAAACAAAATAAGGTTATGTCTGCGATAGTAATCAAATTAGAGAAAGTTGGTTTTGACGTTATAAAAGCAACATACAATAAGGTCGTAGTTAAGGCTAATTGTTTACCAGTATCTATTTCATGGGAAATGTGTTCGTGTCATGGCGGCAGAATGTGGCTATCGCAGTCTAACACAGACATCAATATTGAATTATCTTCTACTGAATATGATGAAAAGAGGGGTATCGTAGACCCAGAAACAGAGCTTGCGTTTTATATTGACAATGAAATGATTGATACTGTGAAGAGTTTTGAAAAGTATGTTTATGTCGTTGATGTTATTGGAGAATATACAAAAGGTAAGAGAAAAACATCTTATTTCAAAAGTATTGAAGATGCTTCTTATTTTGTGTTTCGCGAAGATGGGCATGATCTTAACAGTGAATATGGGCAAGTAACACATCAATATCCAAACCCCAATATGCAAGAACGCATAACCTATGTTAATGAAAATAATGGTGTATTAACATTTAGGGGTGAAGCTATCAATAAAAATAAAATTGATAGAGAATATGACATTAAGTTTATGATATTCAGAAAGAAATAAATATTAAATTTAATAACTTATGAGTATTAATGTACTTGCCAGTTATTTTTTTATATGTTATAATATATATATCGAAAGAAAGAAAGAAAGGAAAACGCAGTGGATATTAAAAGCTACGCATTGAACTCTACCCCGCAAATGGAAGAGCAAATCAATGAAATTGCTAATTCTAAAGCATTTAAGAATGACAAAATCCGCATTATGCCAGATGGTCACGCGGGTAAGGGTTGCGTAGTTGGAACCACTATTAAATATTCTGATAAGATTGTGCCTAATATTGTTGGCGTAGATATTGCTTGTCGTGTTTCTTTAGCTGAATTGAATATAAAGCGAGACAATATTACTGATAATTTCTTGCGGGACCTCGATGAGGTTATTCATAGTTGTATTCCTTCTGGAAAAAACGTTCACAATACTTTAGCGAATAGCGGAATTGATTATACTCAACTTCGTTGTTATGATGCTGTTGCTGATAGGGTTGAATACTTTGAGCGTTCTCTGGGGACTCTCGGATCCGGGAATCATTATATAGAATTGGATGCTTCATTCAATCACAAGTCTGTCATGTTATCTGTTCATTGCGGATCTCGTAATCTCGGTCTTCAAGTGTGTAACTATTACCAGAAGAAAGCTATTGAAGCAAAGAATAAGCGAGTTGATTATATTAAGGATTTCTATAATGGAATAATTTCTAACCGTAAGCATGCTGGATATACGGATGATATTCAGGATCTTATTGAAGAACGTAATTATAATATTTCTCTTGAACCCGCAGATGATCTATGTTATCTTGAAGGCCAAGATATGGAAGATTATTTGAATGATATGGATTTTTGTAATTCATGGTCATATAATAATCATCGTATCATTATACAAAACATTATGAGCGGAATGCGGGAAAAAGGTTATGATGATCTTTGCATTGCTGAAACCTATTCTTGTATTCACAACTACGTAGATACAAAAGAAGGCTATATCCGCAAGGGCGCAATTGATGCTTCTGCTGGAAAGCTATGTATTATTCCTTTGAATATGCATGATGGAATTCTTTTGGCTGTTGGAAGAGGAAACGAAGATTGGAATTGCTCTGCCCCGCACGGTGCTGGTCGTATCATGTCTCGTGCCGAAGCCCGCAAGAATCTAAATCTTGATGATTATAAGGAAAAGATGATTGACGTTTATACTACGTGTGTAAATAGTTCTACTATTGATGAAGCTCCTGGAGCTTATAAGGATGCTTCTGAAATTGAGGAAGCAATTAAAGACACTTGTTTTGTAATTGACCATCTTTATCCTATTTATAATTTTAAGGCATCTGAATAAAACATTTATGGCTGATGAATAAAAAGTATTTGTCAGCCATTTTTTTATATGGTATAATATATATATTGAAAGAGAGAGAAAGAAGCGTAATGGATACTATCGAAGAGTTTAAACCATATGTTGAGAAATTTTTAGGTGACGTTAATATTGGTAAAGGTTATATACGTGACCCTAATAGGATTGATATTATTTGTGATAAGCTAAAAGAAGCCTGGAAAATTGTTCCAGACCAACGACTTGGACAATTTATTCTCAATTATATCGCAAGTGAAGGTCTTCTTTATTATTATGAAGATGATAAAACCGAGCAAGCATTAGATAGGATGCTAAATAATGAAGAATGAAAAAATTGTAGTTCTTACTTCAATTGAAAATACTTTATTGAAAATGCCTAAATATTATCCCGCTTCTCGTTGCGGAGCGCATAAGAATAAAAAGAAGTATAACCGCAAAGATAAGTCTTGGAAAAAGGAATTATACTAATGATTACTCAATATTCTTACGGACAAAATAAGTGCCCTTCTGGAAAAGAAAATGTAATTGAAAGATTTAAGATGTGGACTGCTGAAGAGGTCAGGGCAGATCTCCAGAAGCATAGAAGTGATATGGTTTTTGTTTGCGAGAATCTTGATTATAATATTAATATTGGTTCTGTAATTAGAAACAACAATGCCTTTCTTGGTAAAGAGGTTTATGTTGTAGGACGCAGGCGAATTGATAAACGAAGTGGAGCAGGACAGCATCATTATGAGACAGTTTATCATTCAGACACTTTCAAAGAAGTAATTGATAAACTTCATAATGAAGGATATACGGTATTTGCTGTTGATAACATTGAGAGCTATAATCCTGTCTCTTATTTAGATGCTTATATGCCTGAAAAATCAGCTTTTGTAATAGGAAATGAGGGAGAAGGATGTCCTCCAGAAGTAATTGAAATGTGTGATGAAATGATTTATATTCATCAACGCGGTTCTGTGCGGTCATTGAATGTTGCCTGTGCTTCAGCCGTTATTATGGCTGAATATAATAGACGTTATTTTGAATAGGATATTAAATGTTTAAGACTCTTTATAAAGATAATAATGGTATTGAAATCATTTATAACCAAGATATTAATTCTCTAATGAATAATGCTAAAATGTCTCGTTACGTTATTAAATTTGATAATCCAGTGTTTGAGTTTAGATATAAAGAAGATGGAATCCTTCTGGTAATTTGTTGCGGCATTCCTATTCAAGAATATAAGAAGATTAAAAAATGTTATCTTTCTCCAGAAGGAATGAATAGGTGGAACTACTGGGGACCAGAGCATTATCATATGGGCGTTGAAGATTATCTAAAAATGGATGAGTATGCTGTATATTCTCCGCAAAGAGGATACAACGCACAGAATCCATACAGTGAATATTATAAGGGAACTCCAGATTACTCTCATACTTATAATGAATTTGACTTGCGGAAAAGGTATGAAGAAAAAGCTGATAATGCGCCGTTTTATATTCATTTTTGTGATTATGAAAATACTTCAAAACGATATATCAATGGCACTCGTTCAACAGATAGCTTCATTGGTTTTATGAAAAAATATAATATTATTGATAGTCTAAAAAAGATGATAAATAGTGATAAAAATATTCTTGACTAAATCTTTTTCATTTGGTATAATATAATTATCAAATGAAAAGGAGATAAAAAGAAATGAGCAGTCATCTGACAAAGCGAGATTATGAATATTTTGATATGGCCCGCAAGATTGCGCAAGAATCAACCTTTGATAACTTTCATCTTGGAGCTGTAATTGTTTATAAGGGTAGAGTAATTTCTACTGGTTGTAATAGTCATAAGAGTCATCCTATGCAGAAAAAGTATAATAAAAAGTATCGACATTTCAATAGAAGCTCTAAGATGATCAATGATTCAATTCACGCGGAAATGTCTTGTCTTGTAAACATTCCTAAGTGTGTTGACTTGAATCTTGATTATTCTAAATGTAAGGTATATATTTATCGTATTAGTCCTGGTAAGAGGCTTCAAATTGGTCTTGCTCGTCCTTGTGAAGCGTGCATGAATGCTTTGCGGGATAAGGGGATTAGAAAGATTTATTATACTACGGATGGCGGTTTTGCTATGGAGGAGTTGTACTAACTTATGGATAATAAAGAAAAAGTTTATATCGTTTTAAATTGTAAAAATCAATTTATTGTATGCGATAGTTATACCATTCTTGAATCAGGAAATTGGGTTGAATGTGTTGGTATGTATAATGGGACAGAAGATGAAAGATTCTTTACTATTCCAATGACTTCTATTAAAGTTATTGAGGCGCAAGTTTGATAAAAGAAACGTATAACCCCGCATTTATTATTAATAAACCAGTTGTATGTGTATGCGGATCAAGATCAATTGACATATTGAATATTTCTAGGTATATCAGACCTTCTTCTCCTGGAAAAATTGTATCTGGTGGTGCTAATGGAGTTGACTTAATTGCTGAAAAATGGGCTAAAAATCATAACATAGATTTTGTTGCTTATTTACCTAACTATAAATTATTTGGTAAGAAAGCTCCATTAGAGCGAGATAAAGATATGGTAGATTTTTCTGATGTTGTTATCGCATTTTGGGATGGAAAATCATCTGGGACCGCATATACGATTAGATACGCCATTCGAATGAATAAAAAAGTGTTCGTTCATTTAATTCAAAATTTAGATTAAAAATTTTTTGACAATATAAAAATTTTATGATATAATATAAATATCAAATGAAGAGATAGAAGAAAGGAAATCTAATGATTCTTCAAGGAAATCAGATGGAGAAAGCTTTCAAGTCTGCGGGCGTGGAGAAAAAGGGTAAACAACGGCAGCGCCGAGAGAAGCAATTTTCTTGTAAGCGATGTGGTGAGCCTATGATTCATCCTGCTGATACCAATATTATGTATTGTAGTAGTCCTAAATGTAACAATTATTACGTTTTTAAGTAATTGTTTATAATATAGACGTCAGAGGTTATGCTAAAGCTAATGCTCTGTATAAGAGCTACCTCTATGGGTTTGGTCAATCCTGGATTAAATATTCTGTATGATATTTAATTGAGATAAATCCGCATGGGGCGCAGGGGTTCAAGTAAGTGGAGCACCTAAACGGCTTTTAATACAGTAAAAGAAATGAAAGCGCGCAATCGTTTTAATGAAAAACTTACAGTTTGCAGTTTACAGCTAAAAAAATTGCTATTTCTTTTTAAAGTTTTCTTTGAAAAAGTAAAATCTTTATTATTTATCCAGCCTTAGCTCAGAGGTAGAGCGGTGGGTTTATACCCCATGACCCAGATAAGGTACGTCAGCGTTGGTTCGATCCCAACAGGCTGGACAGATAATGTAAATTTTTATTTTATAAAAACTGCCCATAGCTAAATCGGATTTGTAGCGGGAGCCTTCTAAGCTCTGTCATTTATGTGGGTTCGAGTCCCATTGGGCAGACCAACTTTAGAAAACGGAGAAATATGTCTTCTTTACCGATAATAAAAAATTTAACAAGATATGAAACGAATGGTTATTACCAATATTATATTCCTGACCATCATCTAGCGAGTAAGTCTGGTCTAGTTTATGAGCATCAACTTGCAGCTGAAGAAAAACTTGATAGAGAACTTCAGCCTGGAGAAGTTGTTCATCATATTGACAGAAACAGAAAGAATAATGATTTAAATAATTTGATGGTTTTTAAGACGAGTGCTGATCATAGCGCTTATCATGCTGGAAAAAAGATAGCTCAAGATGGAGATGTTTATATTGCTATTGGAAAAAAAGAATATATAAAATGTAAGAATAAAAATGGTAATATTAGTACTAAAGATAAATGTCCATATTGCGGGCAATTAAAAGATATTGGCGCAGAAAAATGTTTTGAATGCCGCAAAAAAGAGCAAGCTAAAAACATACCATCCAAAGATGAACTAAAACAGCATCTTAAAAACAAAAGCATGTGTGCTATTGGTAGAATTTATCATGTGTCTGATAACGCTGTTAGAAAATGGTGTATTTTTTATAATCTTCCATCTAAAAAATCAGATATAAAAAAGTATTCTGATAAAGAATGGGATAATATATAACGGGCGTGTATCCCAATTGGCAGAGGACGCTGGCTCAAACCCAGTTCAGTGAAGATTCGAATTCTTCCACGCCTACCAATAAATTTGACAAAATAAAAATATTTTGTTATAATAAAAGAAAAAGAAAGGTAGAAAATGTATATTGATCCATCAGTCTATGAAGACGAGTTTCTAGACGATGAAGAAACAGACTTTTTTGTAAAGAAAACTTCTTCTCACAAAAAGCAAAAGGCTCAAAACAAACAGACTAATAAAGACGTTATCCGACAGAAGCGCAAAGAAAAACAAGAGAAACGTGAGCAAGCTGAAGAAGAAGAACGCTTTACAACTTTCTTTGAGGGAGAATAGTAATATTCTCCTTTTTAGAGAACGCAAGTGATGAATAGAATCTTACTTCATATATAATGATAATTACAATGGTTCGACTCCATTTTTAGCTTTGGCAGCAAACAGATTCTATACTTTTTCCTTTGTGTTTTCTAAATAGGAGAATAGAGTGATGAGAAAAAAGTTACTTCATATATATTTAATGAAACCACAAATTATACTTTTTTCATTTTTTCCTCTTCCTATATAATATACGTGATGAGTACGCGAGATACTTCAAATTTTAAAATATACTTTCCTTTCTGTTTTAGATATGATACCCCTCTTCTCTTGCGTACAATGTTTCCGTGAAAGGTGTGTGTTTAATGAGTAAATTCAACGTAAAAAAAGAAAACAACAAAGCTATTTCTTATGAGGGCGGAAGCGTCTATAATAAGAATCTCGTTGAAGATTATCTTAATAATCTTTTTTCTTCTTTTATCGAGGATGGATTTTATGAGTCTCGACAAAAAAAGATGGAGCGTTTTCTTGATCTAACCACAGAAGTTGGAAACCAACTTGGAAATGAATTTCTCGCAAAAACTTCTGTCTTTGCCCGCAATGAACTTGGGATGCGATCTGCCTCTCAATTAATCGCGAGCTATCTAAATGATGAAAAATTTGATAATAAGCGAGCTTACTATCGTAACTTTTGTCATCGTCCAGATGATGTAGCAGAGATTTTTGGCGCGATTGATATGATGGGGCAAAAGCGTTCTCACGCTACTGTGCGCGGCTGTGGAGATTATCTTGCTAAGCTTAATGAGTATCAACTTGGAAAATACAAGATGCTTGGTAAAGATTATAATATGTATGATCTTATCAATATTACTCATGCCAAGAGTTCTAGCGTGGATGGTTTTATGAAGGGTGAAATCGAGTCTCCTGATACCTGGGAGGTTAAAATCTCTACCGCAAAAACAGAGGCCGAGCGAGCTGAAGAATGGATTCGCCTTGTAAAAGAAGATAAACTTGGTTATCTTGCTTTACTCCGCAATCTTAACAATATTTTGAACGCAATATCTATTACTGGGATTGACGGTCTTCTTTTAATCGAAGATAAAATTGTTAGTAAGCTTACTGATGAAGCGAGTATTAAAAAATCTCTAGTTTTTCCATATCAAATTTATTGTGCATATAAAAATATGAAGGCTCATCCTTTCATGATTGATAACGCACTTGACAAAGCGTTTAGAATTGCTTGCGGGAATATGGAAAAGTTTGAAGGAAAATCTGTGATTATGCTTGATATCTCTGGTTCAATGGAAAACAGAATTTCTTCTCGTAGTAATATTACTATTAAAGAAGCTGGTGCTTGTTATGCTGCCGCGCTTTACATTTCTCAAGATTGCGATTTTGTGAAATTTGGCACTGATGCAAAATCTTGTTCTTATAATAAAATTGACAATGTTTTTAATATTATCAGTAAAATGTGTGAGGAAGATAAGTGTGGTTATGGAACACATATTGGAATGGCGTTTGCTAAATTAAATAAGCATTATGATCGCATCTTTATCGTTAGTGATATGCAAGTTATGAAAGAGGTTCCTCCTCGATGGTATTATTCTCAACTAGAGGATGGACCCGCAAGTTATAATGATTACTGCAAAGAATATGGCGATACTAAATGCTACTCTTTTGATCTTGGAAATTACAAGACTCAATGCGCTAATCCTAATAACCGCAATGTTCATCTAGTAACAGCACTTAACGATGACGTATTCAAGTTCTTACACCTTTTGGAAAATAATCAGAGTATTGTAGATTATATTCAAAAGAACTTTTCTTATTGCTAAACTTTTATAAAGCCCACTAATTGTGGACTATTTTTTTATTGACTTATATTATTTTATATGTTATAATATAAATATAAGTTGAAAGGAAAAAATATGAATGATACCAAAATTATGTCAAGACTCAAGAAGCATCTTAGCGAAGCTTTAGTATCTTCGGGAAATCCTGACTGGTTTGTAATCTGTTTACAAGGTTCACAAAATTATGATATGGCTGATGAAAATTCTGATATTGATTCAAAACTATTGATTATTCCAGAATTAGAAGATTTGGTTCTTAATAGAACACCACCTAATCACGTTCATATTATGGATAACGATGAGCATTGTGATGTAAAAGATATTAGAGACTATTTCAAGATTGTCCGCAAACAAAACATTAACTTTGTAGAAATATTTTTTACTGACTATTATCTTGTAAATAATAAATATAAAGATATTTGGATGGAACTTCAAAGACATCGAGAAGAAATTGCGAATGGTAATATTTATTCTTTTCTAAAGTGTTGTAAAGGAATGATTTTTGAAAAGCGACATGCTTTGACGCACCCATATCCTAGTAAGCTTGACCTACTGGAAAAATATGGATTTGATGGAAAGCAATTAAGTCATGCGTATAGAGTTTATGATTTTGCTACAAGATTTGTTTCAGGAAAAGAATCATATAAAGACTGCTTAGTTCCTAAAGATAAAGATTTTTTGATGAGTATTAAAAGGAATGAATATCCAGAAGATGTAGAAACAGCAAAATACATGATGGATGAAATTGTAGAAAAAATAACTCTTTTTGAAGCTATGAATAATAAGTATAGAACAAATAAGTTTGATGAAAACGTAAGTAAGCTATTGGATGATAGCTTGTATGATATTATTACCCGCAGTATTAAAGAAGAATTAAAATAGAAAGGAAAAAAGATGTCTACAAAATACAAGGTTACTGTAAATGATGAGTTTCTTGGGCATTATTATTCTACCGATCCAGTAGGAGCAGTGAAGAAAGCTATTGATGCTAATAAACCATATATTGGTTCTAAACTTAAAAATGATGATGCTAAATTTTCTGCTCAAAAGGGTGTTCTAAATCCTAAATTTAATTTTACTTGGAATGAACTTCCGCAGGAGTGGAAGGATGAGATTTAATGGCGCATAATAGGATTATTACAAGTTTATATAATGATACCTTAAAAATTGCTAGAGTTGTAAAAAGTTCGCAATATGGAGAATTTTGTGATACCGCTCATTGTGGCCCAGATGACGAGCCTAATGCTTGGGACGGGCAAAAAATTGCGGAACGTCGTTGTGATATTCAAATTCAAAAGGCGAAAGCAAAAGATTATCAGTCTCGTCTAAAAGGTATGAAGCATCTTCAAGCTATTCTTCACGATAAATTTAATGATGATAAAGATTACTATACTATTGGAATGGTTGAAGTATTAGATGAGCTAGATCATCAAGTAAAAATTATGGAGAGACAAACTAAAAATCAAATTGCGTTTAGTAATAATTTAAAAAATGGATTTAATGATTATGTTAATTTTCTTCAGACCACTCGCGCAAAAGTGCGTGCTCGTGCTGAAGCTCTAAAAAACGCTAAAAATAAAGAATAAAATTAAAGACCATAGGAATTTTACCTATGGTCTTTTTTTATTTGACAAACTGAATTAAAAGTGATATAATATATTTATAAGTTGAAAGAAAGGAATAAATATGGCGAAATCAAATTATGTTGGTGTTGTATTTAGCAATGAGGATAATGCTAAAGAATATATTTATCGAGTTCCTGAATATGTAAATATTGAGGATGCTTATAATGAGCGATGGGTTCTTGTTGAAGACGCTTTTTATGATGCAGATAAAATGGCAAAGAGAATGCCTCCTTATCGTTTTGCTTTTATTGTAAATGTTTATCGAGATACTTATTTTTCACATGTAACAAAAAATATTGCGTGTATTGTTCCAGGTTCTCTTTATGCGAATAGCCGCAATTATTTTAAACGTGAAAAAGAAGTAGATGAAATCAATGATATGCTTAATGCTTTTGATGTCAATGAACTAAAGAGTATGAAACAACTTATTAAGATTGCCATTGATCAATATGGTATTTAAGAGGTGATTGTTATAGATAAAATAAAAACTATAGCAGGAACATATGTTGAAAATTTAATTGGACAAAAGTTTGGTCGATTAACAGTTTTAGAACTAACTGATAAAAAGAAAGCAAAACATTGGCTATGGAAGTGTAAATGTGATTGCGGAAATATTTGTTATGTTCTAGCGTCAAATTTAAAAAGAGGCAATACTAAGTCTTGTGGTTGTATATTTAAAGAAAGTGTTTTTCAAAATGGGAAAAATCAAAAAGAAGATATTGCGAATAAGCGTTTTGGAAAATTAACAGCTTTATATTCTACAGAAAAAAGGATAGGAAGTAGTGTTGTTTGGCATTGTATTTGTGATTGTGGAAATGAGTGCGATGTTTCTGCTCAAAATTTAAAAACAGGTAATACTAAATCTTGCGGTTGTTACTCTAGAGAAGTTGCAAGAGAAAAAGGATTAAATTCTGCTAAAGATATTTCAGGAATGAGATTTGGAAAACTAACGTGTATTAAACCAACAGAAAAAAGAAAGCTTCGTTGCGTTATTTGGGAATGTAGATGTGATTGTGGAAATATTTGTTATGTTGATATTGGAAGTTTAAAATCTGGAAACACTTCGTCTTGTGGATGTTTATCTTCTAAGGGTGAGCAAAAAATTTCTAAAATTTTAAAAAAATTAAATATTTCATTTATTACTCAAAAAACTTTTAATGGGTGCGTAAATAATAAAACAAACAAAAAATTAAAGTTTGATTTTTATTTACCTAGTTATGATTGTTGTATAGAATATGATGGTAAGCAGCATTTTGAAGAATGTGGTCTTTGTGATGATTCTTTAAAAGATAGACAATATCGAGATAATATTAAAAATGAATTTTGTAAAAATAACGATATTAATTTGTTAAGAATATCGTATTTAGATTATAATAAAATAGACGCTGACTATCTCAGAAAGGCGCTGGGTCAATGTCAAAAAAGTTAGAAATTGAATCAATTACACCTCGTGAGCATGTGCAACTACGCCCTTATGTTTATGCTGGGGATTGTTCTGATGCTACTCAACTAATGATTGAAATTCTTGGAAATAGTATTGATGAATTTAACATCGGATATGGTAATGAGATTATTGTAAAAATTGATAATGATAATCATATTTATTCTGTTCAGGATTTTGGTCGCGGATTTCCTATCAATGAATTACGTTCTGATAATGAAACAACTCTTCAAGCCTCATTTGATGTATTAAACACAAGTGGAAAATTTAGGGAAGATGGAACTTATTCTGGTGTTTCTATTGGAAAAAACGGTCAAGGCGGAAAAATTACTAACTTTCTTAGTGCTAAAATGGATATTCTTTCTTGGCGACGAGGAAAGTCAGAACATGTATGGTTTGAAGATGGGGTATTTGTAAAACGAGAAATGAATAACAAAACTCCTAATGATATAAGTGGCACTATTATTGCTTTTACACCAAGTAATAAATATTTTTCTTCTGCTATCGTTAATCTAAATAAAATTAAAACATTTTGTGACGATATTACTTGTCTTTGTTCTGGACTAACAATTATCTTAAATGGTGAGAAATATCATCATAAAAATGGTATTTCTGATATGCTTGATAAAAATACTGATAACTCAATTAGTATTATACAAAACAATATTTTGGGAGAATTTAAAGACGGAAAACAAAAAATGTCTTTTGGCATGACTTATACTACATCTTCTTCTTCAAAAATAATTTGTTATGTAAATTGTGGCAATACTTTGTCTGGTCCAAATTTTACTACTATTAAGTCTGGCATCACGCGTGTTTTAAATTCTTGGGCAAGAGAAAACGGGCTATTAAAAGAAAAAGAAAAAAATCTTGATGGAAATAGTTTACAAGAGGGATTAGTATTTGTATCAAATATTACAGCTGAACAAGTAGAATATGACGCCCAAATTAAAACAACAGTGACAAAAATTGATACTCAATTTATTTCTAAATTTTCTCATTATTTAGAAGTTTGGCTTGATAATAATCCGGAAGATGGTAAAATTATTATTGAGAAAGCGTTGCTCGCGCGTAAAGCGAGTGAAGCCGCGAAAAAAGCACGCGAAGCAGTAAAGAATAAAAAACGTGTAGCAAATAAAGTAAAAATTCTTCATCCAGATAAGTTAAAAGACGCTGAATATTTAGGTGAAGATTCTACCTTGCTTGTTGTAGAAGGGTTATCCGCGGGCGCGTCAATGGCAGTGGCTCGTGATGTTACTAAATATGGAATTCTAATGCTAAGAGGAAAATTAATTAATGCTTTTACAAATAAAGATGAGAAGCTTCTTCAAAATGAAGAAATTCAACTTCTATTTAAAGCACTAAATATTAATCCAAATGAAAAATATAACCCATCAAAATTAAGGTATGGAAAAATTGCGATTTGTGTTGATAGCGATAGCGATGGGCATCATATCGCTCTTTTGATCATGTCTGCTCTTCAACATTTTTGTCCTCAATTTATTGAAGAAAAAAGATTATGTTGGCTACGTTCTCCTTTATACATTGTAAAGAATAAAGGAAAAGAAGATTACTATTTTACAGATAAAGAAATGAATGAAGCAAGAAGCAGTATTAATGGTGAGGTTCAAAGAAATAAGGGGTTAGGTTCACTTTCAGCAGAACAAGCAAGAGCTTCTATGTTTGGAAAAAATCAACATATGGACATTCTTGCTCCAACTTGGAATGCTATTGAGCTTTTGGAAAAATTGATGGGTTCAGAAGTCGCTTGCAGGAAAGATTATATTTTCAACAATATTGATTTTAGTGAGGTAAAAGAATAAATGAACAATGAAATGTCATTAGAAAATATTATTGGAGAAAGCTTTTCGCAATATGCTGGAGCTGTTATTCAATCTCGTGCTCTTGTAGATGTAAGAGATTGTATCAAGCCCTCTACTCGCCAAGTTTATTATTGTATGTATACTGATAAATTTATTCATGATAAACCATTTAATAAAACTCTAAAAGCAATTGGCTCAACCATGAGACTATATATCCACGGTGATGCTTCTTGCGAGGGTATTATTATGAGGAGCGGTCAACCTTTTTCTATGAGGTATCCTCTTGTTGAGGTTGAAGGTTCATATGGTAATTTAACAGAGACGGGTAACTGGGCAGCTCCACGTTATACAGCGTCTCGTCTTTCTGAATTGACAAACTATTTACTTCAAGAAACAGATAAATATACTATTGATGAATGGGTTGATAATTACGATGATACTGAAAAATATCCAAGAGTATTATCTAGTCTAGGTTTTTACAACATTGTTAATGGAACGAGTGGTATTTCAGTCGGCATTGCTTCTTCTATTCCTCAATTTAATATTAAAGAAGTTAACGATGCTTTGATTAAGCTTCTTCAAAATCCAGAAGCAGAATATAAAGATATTATGTGTTATCCTGATTTTGCCACTGGCGGGACAATTATCAATAAAGATGATGTATATAAAAGTCTTGAATTAGGTCAAGGTAAAGGATGTATTATTCAAGCAAAGATTTCTTATGATAAGAAAGATAATTGTTTAATCGTAGAAGAGTTGCCATATAGTGTTTATACTAATACGATTTGTAATGAAATTAGTAAGCTTGTTGATGCTGATGAAAATATTGGTATTGTAAATATTAATGATCTTACTGGTGAGCAAGTTTGTATTAAAATTTATTTATCAAAAAAAGCTGACCCAGAATTAATTAAGAATATTCTTTATCAAAAAACTTCTCTTCAAAAAACTTATAGTATCAATATGACTATGTTGGAAGATGGGCGTTATCCTAAAATTTTTGGGTGGAAAGACGCTTTAATGTCACATCTTAAACATGAAAAAAAAGTATATATTAATATGTATACTCATCAATTAAAAGAATTAGAACATCGTTTAAAGATTATTAATGGTATTTTGTCTGCGATTAACAAAATTGATAAAGTCATTGATACTATTAAACAATCTAATTCTACAGCTGATGCGAATAAAGCTTTATGTGATTTGCTTGATATTGATGAAGAACAAAGTAAAGCTATTCTAGATATTAAATTATCTCGTTTAGCTCGTCTTGAAGAAGATAAAATTATTAAAGAAAAAGATAACTTAGAGCATGAAATTAAACGTATTTCAGATATTCTTCAGTCTGATGAGCTATTAAAGCAAGAGATGATTAAGCAATTTAAAGAAGTTGCTGAAAAATTTGGTGACGAGCGTCGCACCAAAGTAACCCAGAAGGATATTATGAAAACGCCTAAAGTAATACAAAAAAAGCTTGCTGAAAAAGTAGAGCCTTGTTTTATTGTTTATAATGAAGAAGGATATTTACAGCGTATACCCATATCAATGTATAAAAATGGAAATCTTCAGAGTTTCAAGCTTACTACAGCAGATTTTGTTATCCTCTTTTCGAACCTTGGAAAATTCTATCGCATCTCCGTCAAAGATATTAAGTCTTGCGGTGTAAAGGATAAAGGCACTGCAATTGGATCTATTATCAAATTAGATAATAATGAAAAAATTATTGGAGTATTTTCAAGTATAATTGATGAAAAGCGTCCATATATTCTATTTGCAATGAAAAATGGCTATATAAAAAAGACTGAAAAGTTTGAGTATATTGGAACAACAAGAAATCTAAATGGTATGGTAGCTACAAAACTTAAAGATACAGAAGTTGTTTCTGTCCAAGAGACAAATGGAAATGATATTGTTCTTGAAACAAGCAATAACTATACTATCAGATTTAGCGCAGAAGAAGTGCGGGAAAGTGGTAAGGCATCGCTTGGAGTAAAAGGAATTACCCTACAAAATGACGATGAGGTAGTAAAATGTAGGGTAATTAATAAAGGGCAGAATCCTGATATTATAAAGCAAAAGCGTGGAGGAAAAGGTAAAAAATGCTAAAAACAGAAAAAGGAAATCTATATTTTAGTCTAGATGACTTTGAAGATGTTTGCGGAAAATGCCAACGATCTTACTATGGAGATTGGCAAGCGGTAGATTGCTCATACTGTAATCTCCCTGTTATTATTGACGCTTATCTAGCATTAGTTAAGATGAACGAAGAACAAGATAAGTTAATAGAATTTTATTCTGCTATTGGAGGAATGGATGATGGGCGATAGTTTATATCCAGGAAGCCTTCAAATTCCCGCGATGCTTTATTCAAAAGCTCTAGAAGGAGATAAACTATTGCGGGAATTGGAATCTAAAAAATATATTGGGCAAGAAAAAATAGATGGAGCATTCTATCAACTTGAAAAAACAGATGATGGACATGTGTATCTTTTTAGTCGCGCAATTAGCAAAAAGACGGGGGAGCTTTCTGAAAAGATTGCTAATGTCCCGCACATAAAAGAGTGGGCTGAACAACTACCTAATGGCACGACTTTGATAGGTGAAATTTATGTGCCTGGTGGGAAATCAAATGATACTACTAAAATCATGGGAGCGCTGCCAGAGAAAGCAATTGAAAGACAAAAAGATAATCCTATTCATTATTATGTTCATGACATGATTAGATATAATGGTAAGTCATTAATTGATACTGATTTTGAGCATCGTTATAGTGATTTATGTGAACATATTGATATTGAATGTGATAATCCCGATTGGTTGCGGGTTGCTTCTTCTTTTACTGGATATGATATGTATAAAACTATTCAGCGTTATCTTGATGGTGGATCGGAGGGCTGCGTTATTAAACTAAAATCTGGTCTATACCTACCTGGTAAACGCCCTGTATGGAATTTCAAAGTAAAAGAACAAGTAGACAGTCTTGATTTTGTTATTCTTGATCTTTTGGATCCAGAGAAGGAATATACAGGCAAGGAACGTAATACCTGGAAATATTATGAATCTTGTTTAGGGCATAAAGAAATTATTGAGCCGGGACCAGGATGGACAACTTGTGAACTAAAAACCCCAGTAACAAAAGATTATTATATGGGTTGGAAAAACGCTTTATCTGTTGGAGCTTACAAAAATGGAGAACTCGTATACGTTGGTAGAGTGGCATCTGGTCTTACAGATGAAATGAAAGCCCATATGACAAAAGAACCTGAATTATATATTAGGAGCGTATGCGAGATTCAAGCTATGTCAATTGATAAAGAGCGCAGGACGTTCAGGCACCCTCGGTTTATTCAAATGAGATTTGATAAGAACCCTAACGAATGTCAATTAGATGAAATTTTTTCATAAAAAGATATTGACTAATAATAAAAAAAGTAATATAATATATATATGTTGAAAAGGTTTAGAGAAAGGAATTATGAAAATACTAAAAAAGATTATTGACAAATTTAAAAATAAAGAGTATAATAAAGAAAAAGAAAATGTTGATATTAAAGAAACAAAAGGAGAAAAACAAATGGCTAAACTATTTTCTGACAATGCTCAAGCAATTCTAACTTATATGCAAGGCAATCTAGGAGCTGATCTAACTGCGAACGACATTGCCGCAGCAACAGGCATTAAGACTAAGAGCATTACTGGTTCTATCAATGCCCTTGTAAAGAAGGGGTTTGTAGTGCGCGAAGAGGTAGAAGGCTTTGATGGTAAGCTTATTCGACTTACCGCTGAAGGTTCTACCGTAGATCCGCAAGCAGAAAAGCCTGAATAAGAAATTTAGAGTTAAAAGGATGGGGAGTTAAATATTATTTTATTTAACTCCCACTATTTTTTTGTATATGGAAATACTTACTATTATTTTAACAATAGTCTGTATGATTTTATTTTGCGTCAATATTCAAGAAGGTAAAAAATTAAAAGATACTAAATGGTTAATTGAACGTGAAGAAGAAACTGCGAGAATTATTGCTGATAAATACGAGAAAAAGCAAATTGAATATGAGAATAAAGTTTCGAGAAATAAAGAACTTGATGAAGAGTATTCTGAAAAGCAAAAGATATTAAAAGAGCATCTAGATAATTTATCTGAACTTCATTCAGAAAAAGCAAAAAATTTACAAGAACATTATGATTTGCTTGAACAAGATTTAAATGGTTCTTATAATCAAACCAAAGCAGAGATTGAAGAAAAAATTGAATCAATTAATCAAGAGCTTGATTCTTTAAAGAAACAAAAATCTGCGGTAATTCAAGCACTACAAAAAGAACAAGAAATGAAGGAAGAAAAAGACCTATATAGGTTGAATATTCCAGAAGCAGATACGAATGATATTAAACTTTTACGTTCAATTCAATATAAACTAACAAATCAAAGAGTTCTTTGTATGCTTATTTGGCAAACTTTCTTTGCTCCAGTAGCAAAAGAAAAATTTAAATTTATTATTGGGGACAACATTGTTTGCGGGGTTTATAAAATAACTAATATCTTAAATAATAAAGTTTATATTGGTCAAGCAAAAGATGTTAAAAAGCGTTTTCAAGAACATATGAAATGTGGACTTGGTATTGATTGTCCCGCCAATAATAAGCTATATGATGCAATGAAAGAAGACGGACTAGAGAATTTTACTTTTGAAGTTTTAGAAGAATGCCCCGCGGAAGACTTGAATAAAAAAGAAAAATACTATATTGAATTTTATAATTCTGTCTCCTGGGGATACAATAGCCAATATGGCAATAGGAGTTAAATGGAAAATAAGACTGGATTTAAAACTGTTGATATCGGTGGGTTTAAAGGCGCGATTGTTGGGATGCGAGCACCTCTTAAATCTTATCATAAAGCTGATAGTTCATATCAGCAATTTTGGAAGAAAGATGAAAATGGCGTTTTCAAAGACAGTATGCAATATGTTATTGGAAAAAATGATTATGATTTAGCAAAAAGGCTTATCAAAGCTGGTCCAGAACATAGAAAATTTTTACGTGGAATTATTGTTACCGTAGAAGTAAAACAATCGCGTGGTTTTCTACAAGAAATGGATACTTATTCTACTCGTCTTTATGCTAATTCTGAATCAACTATGCATACTCTTGGGAAAGATGAGATTTCTTTAGATAATTTTGATTACCCCTCTGGAATTGATAAGAAAGCTGATGTTGCTTTTTCTAAATATCTCGAAGAATTAAAAGCTGTCCAGGAACAAATGAATAGTTGGGAAAAAGGAAGTGAAGAAAGAGAACTTTATCATCAGCTTTTAAAAGCAATGCTTCCCGAGAGCTGGACTCAAACACGTTACTATTGTTTTAGTTATGAAACATTGCGGAGTATGTATAAACAACGTAAAAATCATAGGCTTCCAGCTTGGAGGATTGATTTTTGTAATTGGATTAAGACTCTTCCTTATTCAGAATTTATTACAGATTAGGAATAATTAAATGTATGCTGACTAATAGTAAAGAACTTGAGTATTGGAAATTTAACAAAAGGTGAATGATGATATTTGAAAAAAGGCCAATTTGTTTTGGTGATGAATTTGTAAGTGTATCCATCCCAAAACGAGAATTTGAACATAACATTTATTATACTACTGATAACGGTATGGATCATTCAATATCTTTTAGCGATAATGATGTGAAATCAATTAAGGACTGTGTAAAGAAAGTATATTTCAACCAGCCGTACACTATTGTTATTTGGAAAGATGGAACCAAAACAATTGTAAAATGTTCTAATGGTTGTAAGTACGATAAATATACAGGATTGACGACTTGTTTTCTTAAAAAGTTTATGGGTGATTGTGGATTCTCAAAATTCAAAAAGTTTGCAAACAATTTGATTAAGGATGACGAATAATGAAAACCAATAAACTTAAACTTCCGCCAGAAGTCGGAATGCACGAAAAACTAAGAAAAGATGGTACCTACGGTTATGTTTGCGATGCATGCGGATATCCAGTAGGCGATGGTGATGGATATTGTTCCGAATGCGGCGCGAGAGTTTGCGGAACGTATTTCTATTATGGTCAAGATTGTACTCCCGATAAAAAGCCAAAAAAATCAATACTCAAAAGCCTTCTACAGAGAGCGAATAGCTGGTACTAAATTTTATTACGGAAAAAAATTGACAATTAAAAAAAATAAATGATATAATATAATAAGTAAATGAGAGCAAAGGCAATTTATAAAAAGGAGATTAAATTTATGCGAGAGAAATGGAAGAACAATGTTAATGTTCAAGGATTCGTTTTTTCACATACGCTAACAGCGCGTATTTCAAAGGCGGGCGTGCCATTTATTAATGGTGAGATTCAGGTTGCCACAGATGAATCTGGTACAAATGTAGTCCCTGTTCACTTTTCTTATGTATCTGAAACATATGGTAAGTCTGGTAAACCAAACGCAACGTATGGAGTTCTTCAAGAGATTATTGAGAATGGTAAAACTTTTGAAGAAGTTGGTCCAGAAGCAACAAAGGTACGGATTTCTGGTAATGTTGAAGTAAATGATTTTTATACTCGCGAAGGCGAGCTTGCTTCTCCAAAGCGTATTGGCGGTAGTTTTGTTCATACAATGACGGGTGGTATTTCTGATAATCCCGCAAACTTTGATGTTGATATGGTAATTACAAATGTCGCAGAACGTGAAGTTGAAGATGCTCAAAATTATGTAGAACTAAAAGGTTATGTCTTTAATTTCCGCAACGATATTCTTCCTGTAAGTTTTACAATTCGTAGTCAAGCTGGTATGGATTATTTTCTTAACGCAGATGTTTCTAGTAAGAATCCTATGGTAACAGAACTCCAAGGTGAGATTATTTCAACAGTTATTAAGAGCGAGACTGAAATTGAAGGTGCCTTTGGTGAGCCTATGATTAAAACGACTTCTCGCACTCTTCGAGCTTGGGATGTAACCTGGGCTTCAGCTGAACCTGCGGAGTTTGATGATGAAGCAGTTATTACTCGCGCGGACGTTAAGAAGGCTTTAGCGAAACGTGAAGAGGATCTTGTTGAAGTGAAGAAGAAGCAGGAAGAGTATCAAGCGTCAAAAAATGGTAAGTCTGGTTTTCCAGCCTCAACTCCAGTAGTAGAAGACGAAGATGACGATAGTGACTTTGTTTTTTAAATAAAATAAATGGTTTAGGAGGAGCCATTAAATCCTCCTTTATTCAACATTTTATTTATTTGGCTCGGTAGGAGAAAAATATGAAATATAATGATTTATCTTTTGAAAAGAAAAAAGAAATAACTAATTATTATAATGAACCAAATCCTATAAAAAAGACTTGCAAAGAATTTGATATTAGCGAAAATTCATTATATAAAATTCTTAAAGAATTTAATATTCAAAAAAGAACTAGAGAGCAAAATGGAAAAAGATTATATAATATAGACAAGTCTTTTTTTGACAACCAAAGTTCTGACCTTGCTTATTTTTTAGGTTTAATGGGTGCAGATGGTTGCGTTGCTAGAAATAGCAATATTGTTTTTATTGAATTACAGCGTTCTGACTATTTAGTTCTTGAAAATCTTAGACAATCTATGGGACTGGAACGTCCAATTAAATTTTATGAAACTAAAAATGGATATAAAAATGCTAAATTGTACTTTGAAAATAAAGGTTTACATGAAAAATTAATTAATGAATATGGTTTATGTCCAAATAAAACATATGATGTTGAACATTTCAAGTTTCCGAATATAGATAAAAAGTATTATCCAGATTATATTAGAGGATATTTTGATGGAGACGGGTCAATTAAAAAAGCAAATGGAACTCTTTGCTTTCAATTAGATAGCTCAAATGAAAAATTATTATTAAAAATTAAAGATATATTAGAAGAAAAAACAGGAGCTATTTTATCAGAATGGTGTGATATGCCCCCAAAAGAAAGAAAAAATAATCATGACAGAACTATTCCATATTATAGAATTTTTTGTTATGGTGAAAATGCTAAGAAAATATTTAGATACCTATATTATTCAGAAGATATTATTTATTTACAAAGAAAATATGATTTTTATAAGAAAGAGATGGAATAAAATTTATGGCAATCAATCTTTTAAATATTCAACCGCACAAAGTTTCTCGTGATCTCTCTGGTTTCCTCGTCTACATTTTTGGAGCTGGCGGCACGGGGAAAACAACACTTGCTTCACAAATGGATCGCGCTTTACTTTTAGCCGCAGAACGTGGATACAACGCTATTCCAGGCGTTATGGCTCAAGACATTACTTCTTGGTCAGAAATGAAACAGGTTGTACGAGAATTAAAAAAACCTGAAGTAAAAGAGACTTTTAAGAGTATTTGCGTTGATACTATTGACCTCATGGCTGATTATTGTGAAAAGTATATTTGTAATCGAGAGGGTGTTGAAAAACTAGGAGATATTCCTTGGGGCGGCGGATTCAAAATGATGAAGAAGGAGTTTGAAGATACATTCCGCACAATCGCTCAAATGGATTACGCACTTTTCTTTATTTCTCATTCTAAAGACAAGCTCTTTAAACGTGAAGACGGAACAGAATATAATCAAATTGTTCCTTCTCTATCTCCTTCTTATAACGAGATAATCAGAAATATGAGTGATCTCCAAGGATATGCTCATCAAACCCGTCTTGAAAATGGACGCCCAGAAGTTATGTTAACTCTTCGTTCTATGGACGGAAGTGTTGAATGTAAAAGCCGCTTTAAGTATATTGAACCAGAAATTCCATTTAATTATGAAGCCCTTTCAAAAGCACTTAGCGATGCAATTGAAAAAGAAGCAGAAAAAAATGGGCATCAATTTGTTACTGACAAACGAGCACAAGTTCCAGCTACTCCAGAATATGACTTTGATGAGCTAATGGGCGAGTTCCGCAAAATGATTGCGCAAATTCAAGATGCCACAGGTGATGATTTTACAAAAAAATGGGCACCAAAGATTACTAATATTACTGATAAATATCTTGGCAAGGGTAAAAAGGTTAATGATTGTACCGCGGATCAAGTTGAACAACTTGTTCTTATTGTGGATGATCTAAAAGAAGCAGTTGGTGAGGGTCTATAATATTTTTAAAGGATCGCATAGCGGTCCTTTTTTTATTTGACAAAAGAAAAAATAAATGATATAATATACTTATCTTATTGATATAAGGAGATATTATATGCAACAGAAAAAACTAAGACCCGTTAAATGTATTTATTGCGGTGAATGGATTGACCGTGATATAGGCTTTGGATATAGACAATTGCCTAATAAAAAATGGGCACACGATAATTGTGCAGAATCCCACATTAAAAAAGAAAATCCAGACAATAAGATTCATAAAAAAATGAAAGAATTGTTGGGTGATGGATATGTAAAAACAAAAGTTGATAAGCAAATAAGAGAATATAAGCAGGAAGGTAAAACATCAGAAAATATTCTAAAAGCATTAGAATATTGGTATGATATAAAAAAAAATAGTATTGAGCAAGCTAATGGTGGAATCGGAATTGTTGGATATATTTATAAAGAAGCATTAGATTATTTCAACACTAAAGAAAGAATCCAGAAGCAGACAGGTGAAATATCTCCTGAAATTATTGATAACATTGTAGCTCAACAAAGTAGAGAGAGCGGGATAAGTATAAAAAGAGAAAATTTAAGAAAGCCCCGTAAAAAACTTTATTTTAGACTTGATTAAGGAAGGAGGAAAGTGCAAAGTAAATATTATGATTCTTCTTCTGCTATTCAAGTTATAGGATGTGTATTAAGTGATACTTCTTTATTAGATGATACTGGTGAGTATGTTTTCTCTGAAGATGATTTTTGTAATGATTTTCATAAAATGATTTTTGGAACGATATATGATTTGATAACAACTGGTGCGGAAAAACTTAGTATTAAGATTATAGAAGATTATCTAAAAGATAAAGAAAAAAGTTATGCTCTTTATAAAAAGAATAGTGGAGCACAATGGTTAAAAGAAGTATTTAGTAATGCAGATATTTTAAATTTTAAGTATTACTATAATAGACTAAAAAAGATGACACTATTAAGAACATATGAAAGCATTGGTCTTGATATGTCATGGGTATACGACCCAGATAATATTATTGATTTAAATAAGAAACAAAAGCAATCTGAAGAGTTAGATGCAATATCAATTAATGAGTTAGCAGATAAAATTGATAACAGGGTTTTAAGAGTGCGGGAATTAGTTGTTGACAACGACGTAGATGATTCTCAACAAATTGGCGATGGAATAGATGAACTTTTGGAAAGTTTACAAGAGAATCCATTAATGGGAAATCCATTATTTGATCCATATTTTAGTCAGATTACTCTTGGAGCAAGAATGGGAACATTTTACATTAGGTCAGCGTCAACGGGCGTAGGCAAGACAAGATCAATGATGGCAGATGCTTGTTATCTTGCTTGTTCAGAGTATTATAGAAACGACGTTGAAGGATGGGTATCATTAGGACAAAAATGTAATGTTTCTTTTATCTCTGTAGAACTTGATGAAGCAGAGTTACAAACAATGGCTTTATCTTTTATTTCTGGTATCAATGAAAATAAGATTATTAAGAATCAATTAGATAGTATTGAAAGAGGTAAATTATCAAGAGCAGTGAGAGTTCTAAAAGACTCTGGGTTATATATTGAATATTTTCCTAATTATTCAATGAAAGATATTGAAAATTGTATCAAAAGAAATTTGAGAGTTCATAAAGCAAATTATGTATTCTTTGATTATATCGCTTCCAGTATGAAAATTATTGAAGAAATTACTCGTGCTTCTGGAGGAATGAAAATCCGTGAGGATCAAGTATTATATCTCCTTTCCTCTAAACTAAAAGAAATTGCTTCAACGTATCACGTTTTTATTATGTCAGCGACACAAACAAATGCTAATGCAAAGTATGAAAAAATTCTTGATCAAAACGTATTAGCAGGGGCAAAATCAATTGCAAATCGAGTAGATGTTGGTTCAGTAATGGTTGATACAACTCCAGAAGATATGGAAAATTTACAGCCATTGTTAGAAAGATTCCCGCAATTAGGAAGACCAAATCTTAAATTATCCATCTATAAAAACCGCAGAGGTGAATATAATAGATTAATTTTATGGATGAATGCTGATAAAGGAACTTGTAGATATAAAACATTATTTGCGACAGATTATGATTTGAATTTAATTAATATTAATTTTGATGAGAAAGGGGATGAATAAATGTCATATTCAAAAGAAGATGTAAAAAACAATATTGATGAAAACGATGTTTATTCTCTCCTGGAATTTTTTGGAGCTAATCCAAAGATGTTGGCAGATCATATTGAAGCAACAACTATCTGTCATAATGGAGACAGTCATAGGTTATGGTATTATTTTAATTCTTGTATGTTTACTTGCTTTACTCAATGTGGCTCTTTTGATATTATAGAATTAGTTCAAAAAGTAAAACATATAGATGATTTTAATAGTGCTATTTACTTTTTAGTTAATTTTTTTAATCTTCAATGGAAAATTGATAATGTTTCAGCTGATGTTGATTACTCATTAGAAGATTGGAAAATTTTTGATAGAGCTGGGCAAATTGAAGAAATTCAAGAAGAAGATTCAAAACTTCATAAAATTCAACTTGATGCTTATGATGATTCAATTTTAAAATATTATCCGCAACCAAGAATTTTAAACTGGGAAAAAGAATATATTTCACATGATATTTGTAATTATTTGAATGTTCATTATGATCCTATTGGCGGGAGCATCCTTATTCCGCATTATGATGAAGACAACAGGTGTGTTGGTATACGCCAAAGAACAATGATAAAAGATGAAGAACAATATGGAAAATATCGCCCATGGCGAAGGAAGAAACAGCAATATAATCATGCTCTTGCCTTTAATTTATTTGGTCTGAATCTTGCGAAAGAAAATATCCAGAAGGCAGAAGTCGCGATTATATTTGAATCAGAAAAGGCTGTTGCGCAATATTTAACATACTTTGGATTAGCCTCGGATTTGGCAGTGGCAGTGTGCGGAAGTTCATTATCTCGTTATCAGTTTGAGACATTACAAAGGTATCATGCTAAAGAAATTGTTATAGCTTTTGATAAAGATTATAAAGATAATAACGATGAAGAAAATGTTGAAAACTTTATTAAAAAAATGAGAAAGATAAATGATAAGTATAGTGCAAAATGTAATTTAAGTTTTATCGTTGATATTGATGGTTTATTAGATTACAAAGATTCTCCAACAGATAAGGGCAAAGATATTTTTTTGAAGTTGTTTAGGAATAGATGCTATATGCAACCAGAGATAATTGAATAAGGAAAACAAAAATATGGTTTTAAATGAAGAATATATGAACTATAGAATAAAACATCCACGTTGTAGATTTTGTAGTGAGTATTGGCGCAATGGGAAAAGAGAAAAGTGCATGTTAAAAGATGCTAAAATTTTACCTCGGTTTATGCAACCTATCTCATGCCGCTTATGTAGTCATTATAAAGTAGAAGAGGCTTTTTCAATTTCAAGATTTCAAATGAGATGGGTTGATTAGAATAAAACATCAGCCATTATATGCAGCGAAAGGAGAGAAATGGAATTATATCCTGAGGTTTTAGAATATAGAATGAAGCACCCTAGATGTAGATTTTGTTTTTATAGTAATTGCCCAGGGTTGCCAGGAGAAAGGTGTTCTGTTAAAAAATCTTTAACTCTTCCTCGATTTTTACAACCAATAACGTGTAGATTTTGTAAGCTTTATAATGTTAGAGATGGTATTTCCATTAGCTATACCAGAAACAGGGAAGAGTAGGTGATTAGAATAAAATATCAATTATATAAAGAAACAGATGATGATTTAAATGCTCTTCAACAAGTCTTATATAATCGAGGAATTCCAGTAGATGAACAAGAAAAATGGTTATATGCGGGATGGGATAATATTAATGATTGGCGTTTGCTCGATGAAGATAAAATGAAACAAGCTTGCGCAATGGTCAAAGACTGTGTTGATAATAATAAACAAGTTCAAATCTTGATCGACCCGGACGTGGATGGTCTGACTTCCGCAGCAATTCTTACTAATTATTTGTTTATGTATGACTCTTATTGGACACATTTTAATGTTACTCATATTATGCATAAGGGCAAGCAACATGGTTTATCAGACGTAATGGATATGATTTTATCAGACACCTCTTTAGTTATTTGTCCAGACTCCGCAAGTAATGATAGAGAACAACACAAAATTCTTGCGGATAAAGGAATTAAGGTTTTATGTTTAGACCACCATGAGTGTGATTGTGATAGTGAAGAGGCTCTAATTATCAATCCTCAAATCAATGGTTATCCTAATAAAGCAATTACTGGCGCTGGCGTTACTTGGCAGTTTTGCCGAGCGTTTGATAAATTATATGCGGTTGAACCGCACGCAAATGATTTACTTGATTTATGTGCTATTGGAATGATTGGCGATATGAGCAATTATCAAGAAATTGAAACAAGGGCTATCGTAAATCTGGGTTTGAGAAATATCAAAAATATTTTTGTCAAAGAAATGTATAAGAAAAATGATTATTCTATTCAAAAAATGAATGGAATTAATTATTACAGCACTGCTTTTTATTTAGTTCCCTTCTGGAATGCGTGTTGGCGTAGTGGGACAATTGAAGAAAAAAAACTAATTTTTGATGCTTGTCTTTTGGAATATCAAAATGATATTGTGAAATCATCCAAGAGAGGGTTTAAAAATGTAGAGGTGCCACTTTATCAAGAAGCAGTTCTTGTTTGCGATAGAGTAAAACGTCGTCAAACACAGGCTCAAGACGAAGCTATGAATTTATTAGAAGCACAAATCGAGCAACAACATTTGGATAAAAATGCTATTATTATTTGTAAGTGTGGAGAGAATGATATTTCGCCTTCTCTTGTTGGGCTTGCTGCAAATAAAATTCAGGCAAAATACCAACACCCTACTTTAGTTTTTAGAGAGGTTATAGAGGATGGTGTTAAAAAACTAAAAGGATCAGGCCGCAATTATTCTCATTGTGAAATTAAAGATATGCGACAACTGTGCGAAGATACTAAATTAATGGAATATGCTCAGGGGCATTCATCAGCTTTCGGAGGAAGCCTTCTAGAATCAAATGAAGAACAATTTATTGAAGCTACAAATAAAGCATATGAAGGAATTGATTTTGTGCCTTCATATTATGTAGATTATATCTGGACAAATAAAACGATTGATGATAATAAGATCCTTGGCATTGGAAAATTCAATATCTATGGTCAGGAGATACCAGAGAGCTTAGTAGTTGTAAAAGATATTTATCTCAACCCATCAATGATTACTTTAATGTCACCAGATAAACATCCTACTTTAAAAATTCAACTAAATAATGGCGTAAGTGCTATTAAATTTAAATCAAATGAAAATGAGTATGAAGAATTTTGTGAGCCGAATACCACATTAACAATAGTTGCTAAATGCGCGATTAATGAATGGAATGGCGCAATTACTCCACAATTACTAATCGAAGACTTTGAGTTGAAAAAAGAGTGGGTGTTTTAATGGTATATGTAGGTAGTAAATCAAGACTAGCACCTATTTTTGTTCCTATGTTTAATAATTTGATTAAAGATTTAAATATCAATACTTATATTGAGCCTTTTGTAGGCGGGGCAAATATTTTTGATAAAATTATTTGTGAAAATAAATATGGATATGATAAATCAAAAACGCTTATAGCATTATTTAATCAAGGTCTAAATGATATTGACGTCATTCCAGAAGAGGGGTCGCGAGCTTGGTGGGATAAAGCCAAAGCAGAATATAAAGAGGAAATCCCGCAAACACTAGAAGATTGGGAAATCGGAGCTATTCAATTTTTTGCTTCTTTTGGAACGCGAGGATTTCCAGGAGGATATGCTAATAATAAGCATAATAAAGATTATTATAATGAGAGATATAGAAACTTTAAAAAGCAAATTAAATTATTGAAACAAACAGGTGGAGTATTTATCAATAAGTCTTATATGGATATTGAAGTTCCAGATAGCTCATTGATTTATTGCGATCCTCCTTATATGGGAACAAAGCCTTATGGATATGCTTTTGAAAACGACTTCAATCATTCTGACTACTGGAACTGGGTACGGAATATCAGTAAAAATAATTACGTTATTTGTAGTGAAGAACAATGTCCAGAAGACTTTGAGATTGTTTGGAGCGGAGAGTTGAATCGTTTAGTTCATTCAGCTAATAATTATAAGGGTAATGAGATTCTTTGTATTTATAATAACGGCCTTTTAAGAAATGATATGCTAAAATAAAAATATAGGATTATGTTAATTTTACTTGACATAATCCTTTTTTTATTATATACTAAAAACACAAATATAAATGAAAGGTGGTAAATAAATGGAAGAATCTCCATATGCAATACATTATTTAGGAAAGACTTACAATACTACAATTCATAAAGATTTAACAGATGAAGAATATGAACAAGTAGTTAAAGAATATTATACCAAACCAGATTTTGAGTTGGTTCAAAAGCAATTCAAAACAATCTCTAAAGGCGGAGTAAAGGTAAATCATATTACAAATTATTATGTTAAAGATTTAATGGCTAAAGTAAAGTTATTTTATAATAATTGGTCTATAGAAGAAGCTTTATTATACAAGCCTTTAGTAGAATTTTTTGCGGGAAAGGCAGACAAAAATAAAAAAGTATTCCCAGATAGCCATTCTCTTTGTAAAAAGATTGAGACTGCTTTTAGACTTTGTGGATTTAAAACCGCAAGTAAACCTTCAAACTTCCCTATGAAGTCTATTGATGAATTACTTGAGAATTATAATGTCAATAATAAGTATTATGATTTTTCTTGCGGATGGGGCGTAAGACTTTTAAGTTCTTTAAAACACAACGTAGAATATTATGGCACAGATCCTAACACAGTTCTTTGTGAAAGACTTCAACAAATGGGAGACGATTATAAAACAACAGTTGGCTGTAAAACAAATTTTCACATCTATGGTCAAGGCAGTGAAGAATTTATCCCGCAATTAGAGAATCAAATTGGATTTGCTTTCAGTAGTCCTCCATATTTTAATCTTGAAGATTATAAAATTGGGAATCAATCTTATAAACCTGGTGTCAGTTATGAAGAATGGAAAAAGAATTATTTAGAATCAACAATTAAAAATATTTATAAGTATCTAATTGATGATGGTTTCTTTGCAATCAATATAAATAATTTTAATAATTATAATGACTATGATTTGGTAGGAGATACTTATAATATTGCTCTATCTTCTGGATTTGAGTTAGTGGATATATTACCTATGAAAAATATTACCAGATGCTCTGGACATAAAGAATGGAACAAGGGCGACATTTGCTGGCACAATAATGATGAAAAAATAATGGTATTCCAAAAGAAGTAAAAAGAATTGTAATTCCAATAGGAAGTGGAATGAGTTTTACTTCCGTTTTAAATGGATTAGAGAAATATGGAATAACAGATAAAAAAGTTCTTGGCGTTTCTGTTGGAAAAGATGTTCAAAAGACTTTAGAAAAATATTTAGATGCTTCTAATATTGATTATGAAATTGTAAAAAGTGAATTAGATTATTATAAAGAACCAAAAGATTTTATAATTGATGGAGTTGAGTTAGATAAAACATATGAAGCAAAATGTTTACCTTATATTGAATCAAATGATTGCTTGTGGATTGTTGGTAAGCGTTTATAAATAAAGTATAAAGCATGAGTTAAAATAATATTTGACTCATGCTTTTTTCTATGCTATAATATAATTATAGATTTTTCATAAAGGAGTATGTTATATGGGAACTAGACAAGATATAAATAATATTTATAGAAAATATTATAATAAAGATTTTCCAAGTTCTACTTTAAGTAAGTGGACCAGAGAAGGAAAGATAAAAGCTTCATATCTCTTACAAGGCAATAATAAATTATATGATTATGACTTAGATTCTTTTGAAGAATATATTCAAACAGAGGATTATAAGAATAAAATCCAAGCAAGTAAACATCATCCTAAAGACTATATTGGAAAAAGAGTAAGAAACTTGCTTATTACTGGAATTGTTCCAAAAGAAGATTATAAGCATCCTTATAAAGGGACTTTGATGTATTGTACCTGTTTACTTTGTGGAAAAAAGAATGTTCAAGTAAGATTTTCTTATCTTACTCCTAATGGGAATTATTTTCAAGATAATTGTGGCTGCACGGGCGTTTTTAATAGAAAAAGTAAACATTTCATCAAAACGACTAATGTAAAAGTTGAAGAAAAATTTTTAGAAAAATATAAAGATAATTTTGAAGATTTCTTATTTGTTCATAAGCTTTTAGCCAATTCTGGTTTTAAAAAAGGTCAGACAAAGTCTAGTATCAATGAATATTATGAAGCTGTAGATAAGATTTTAAATGATAAACAATTTAAAGCAGTTTATTGGTTTTGGAGTCAACATAAAGAAGAAAAAGATACTTTTTATGATTGGGCAAAACCAAGTATTGACCATATTATTCCTAAAAGCAAAGGTGGAGATAACAATATCTCTAATTTTCAAGTGTTAACTGTTTTTGAAAATTTAGCAAAAAGAGATAAAACACAAGAAGAATGGAATGATTTCAAAAAAAGAAGCCATACTAATTCTGATTATTTTATTGAAAATATCATCAAAGAATATGAAAAAAGAGGTGATGAGTCATATGAGTGATAATCGAGCTTCAATCCATAATCATTCATATTATTAGTTATAGCAATCTTAGGATTTTAGATGCTTTGCCAAGTCCCACCTCTATTGTAGATAAAGCAATTGAGCTTGGTATCAATATGATAGGCATTAGTGAGCATGAAAGCTTATCAAGTCATATTATTCTTAATAAGTATGCTCAAGAAATCAAAGAGCAACATCCAGATTTTAAAATTGCTTTAGGTAATGAAATTTATCTCATAGAAACAAGAGATAAAAATCAAAAATATTATCACAGTCTTTTATGTGCTAAAGATGCTATTGGGCATCAAACTTTAAGAGAATTATCTTCAATTGCTTGGATTAATAGTTATTACGATAGAGGCTTACAGAGAGTGCCATTACTATACGAAGAACTTGAAAAAACAATTAATAAATACGGTAATGGACATCTTATTATGAGTAGCGCGTGTATTGGATCAATAATTGGACAACAATTATTGGCTATGCGAGAAGCAGAAAATATAAATGACTCAAAAAGTAGAAAGATTGCTCATGATAAAATTGTTAAGCATGTTTTATTTTGTAAAAAATTATTTGGGGATGATTTTTATTTAGAAATTGCTCCTGCTCTTTATGAAGAACAAATTTATGTGAATAAAAAAACACTTCAGCTAGGGGAAGTGTTTGATTTAAAAGTAACTATCCAAGATGATAGTCATAGGCTTACTCAAGAAGATTACACAGCTCATAAAGCTTTACTTAATAGTAAACAGGGTGAGCGAGAAGATATAGATAGCTTTTATAAATATACTTATTTACAATCTTATGATGATCTTAGAAAGCACATGGAGCCAGTAGGTTGTGATTGTGATAAATTATTTGCTAATAGTATGGAAATGTATGATAAGGTAGAAGAATATTCTTTACTTCATTCTCAACAAGTACCCATGGTTTCTGTTCCTGATTATCCAGTAGCAGATAAAGAAAAGAAATATGGCTATTTAAATCAATTATATAAAAGTGATAATGAACAAGAAAGATACTGGGTTAATTTCTGCGTAGATAAATTAAAAGAAAAAGATTTATATAACGATATTTATCTTTCAGAATTAAATGAGGAAGCTCGTGTTCAAATTGTTTTAGGAAAAAAACTTGATACTTGTATTTTTTCTTACCCTATTTTTCTTCAACATTATTTTGATTTAATTTGGGAATGCGGGTCTTGTGTAGGCGTTGGTCGTGGAAGTTCAGCAGCAGGACTTGATAATTATTTAATGGACTTAACTCAATATGATCCTATTAAAGCAGGAGTTAATAATTATTTTAGGTATCTAAATGAAACCAGAACAGAACTTCCTGATCTGGATTTTGATTTAGCACCAACTGTTAGACCTAAATGGTTTGAAAAGATTAAAGAAGAACGCGGTCCTCTTGGATTGATTCAAGTCTGTACTTTTTCAACAATGTCTTCTCGTGCAAGTATTTTAAGCGCTTGTAGAGGTTATCGTTCAAAAGATTATCCAAATGGTATTGATAATGATCAAGCTCAATATTTAACAAGCTTAGTAGGTTCTGATAGAGGCATTACTTATACGATTAAAGAAATGATAGAAGGTAATAAGGAAAAAGGATTAAAGCCAAACGCTATTTTTATTAAAACAGTTAATCAATATCCAGGACTTTTAGATATTATTCAAAAACTTGAAGGCACGGTATCCAATAGGTCAATTCATGCTTCTGGAATTATCTTTAATGATCAAGGTCACGAGTTTGATAATGGAGCAATTATGACAGCTCCAGATGGAACATTGATTAGCCAATGGTCTCTTCATGACGCGGAAGCTGCGGGAAAAACAAAAATTGATAGCCTTGTAACAGATGTAATGGAAAAAATTACTCAAACTTTATTGCTTCTACAAAATAAAGACAAGATAGATAAGAGCCTATCTTTGCGTGAAGTTTATAATAAATATATTCACCCAGATGTTTTACCTCTTGAAGATAAAAATATTTGGGATGAAATTGATAAAGGCAATATCAATAATTTATTTCAATTTGATACTCAAGTTGGTTCGCAAGCGGTTAAAAAATTACAGCCCAGAAATCTAAAGCAGTTATCAGCAATTAATGCTTTGATTAGGCTTATGCCACAAGAGAAGGGCGCTGAAACGCCAGTAGATAGATATTATAGAATTAAAAACAATCCAAATGAGTGGTATATTGAAATGGACTCTTATGGATTAACAAAAGAAGAACAAAGCATTATCAAAGAATACTGCGAAAATACTTATGGAACTTTACCGCTCCAAGATGATTTGATGCTAATGATGATGGATAAGCGTTTGTTCGGATTTGATCTTGAAGACGCAAACTCCGCCAGAAAAGTGATTGGAAAAAAGCTTGTAAATAAAATTCCTGAACTTCATAAGAAAATTCTTGAAAAAGCAAAAAGTCCTGCTTTGGGGAAATATATTTATGATGTCCTATTTTCGTCCCAGCTAGGATATGCATTTAACGCAGAGCATTGTTATTCTTATAGCATGATTGGTCTTCAGTGCGCTTATCTTGCTGTAAAATACCCTTCTATTTATTGGAATACAGGATGCCTAAGAGTTGATAGCGGACTTGAAGAAGAAGCATCTACTAACTATGGGAAAATTGCTAAAGCTGTTGGTAAAATTAATAATCAAGGTATTAATTTTTCTCTTATTGATATTAATAAGTCTGAATATATGTTTGAACCAGATGAAGAGAATAATAGAATTATTTATGGTTTAAAAGCAGTAACAGGTATTAATGGAGAAACAATCCAGAAGATAGTAGAAAATAGACCATATACCTCGCTTCAAGATTTTCTTAAAAGAACACCATTAAATAAAACTGCGATGATTTCACTAATTAAAGCTGGAGCTTTTGACCAGTTTAATGAAAGAAAAAATATTATGCGAGAATATGTATGGTCAGTATGTGAGCCTAAAAAACGATTAACTTTACAAAACTTTAATGCTTTAATCGAAGCAAACCTTATCCCGCAAGAAATAAATTTTCAAAAACGAGTATTCGTATTTAACAAGGCTTTAAAAGCAAATTGTAAATTCGAAGATTATTATTCTCTAAAGTCAGATAATTATTATAAATTTTATACAAAGTTTTTTGATGTTGATTTACTTGAGCCTCTTGGAAACAAAGTGGGAATTAAACAAAAAACTTGGAAAAAATTATATGATGAAGCGATGAAACCCGCCAAAGAATATTTAAAAAATCATCAAGATGAATTATTAAATAAATTAAATAATTCAATTTTTGATACCATTTGGAATAAATATGCTCAAGGTAATTATTCTTCTTGGGAAATGGATAGTTTGGGGATGTATTATCATAAACATGAGTTATCAGGCGTAGACAATAAAATTTATGAAATTGAGTCTTTTAAAAATTTACCAACTTCTCCAGAAGTGGAAACAACATTTAAAAGAAAAGGCGCAGAAATTCCTATCTACAAGCTTCATAGAATTGCGGGGACTGTAATTGCTAAAGACGATATGCATTCTTCTATAAGCGTTCTTACTGTTGATAGTGGAGTTGTAACAGTAAAAATGAATCGTGATTATTATGCGATGTATAATAGAAGAATTAGTGAAGTTCAAAAAGATGGAACAAAAAAAGTAATTGAGCAAGGTTGGTTTAGTAAAGGAACATTAGTAGTTCTTCAAGGAATTAGACGTGGAGATAGCTTTTTTCTTAAAAATTATAAAAAGAGTGCTTATCATCAGCTTTATAAAATTACTGAAATTCATTCAAATGGGACAGTAGAAATGACAAATGAAAGAGTTGATAATGAAAAAATTTGATATTTATGAAGACAACAACATTCCTCGTCCAATTTATAGTTGTAAAATAGTGAATAATAGTAAAGAAACATCCGTTGTTTGGAATAAAGCTATAGATACTTTTCAAGATGGATCTTATTCTAAATATAGTTCTTGCGGGCATACGATTAGACGTGATTGGAGATATTGTCCATATTGTGGTGCTAAGGTAAAAGTAATTGATGATCTAAACGAATAAAACAATATTAAAGCCTGTCATAAAAATAATTGACAGGCTTCTTTCTTTATGTTATAATATAATAAAAGAAAGAAAGGAAATAAAATGATTGATAATAAAGAACGACAAGAAATTGTGAATAACTTAAGATCAAGTGTTGAACTCCGCGAAAGTTGGGAGAATGTTCCAGATGGCCTTCTTTTGGATATTTTAGCAGTTGATTTACATTATGATGGTGATAAAGATTTTGAACCTTGGTTATTTACTCACCTTGCCGAATTGATTGAGCGAAAAACTTGTCATAATTTGAGTTAAGATGATGATACGTTTGTTTGTAGTAATTGTAAAACTGGTATGTATATTGTTACAGATGTTGTAAATGAATATGGAGAACTTTTTAATGTTCCATTTCTTCCACGATATTGTCCTAATTGTGAAGCGGAGGTAGTTGAATGAGTAAGATGTACGTGTGCGACAAATGTGGCAAGCCAACGCCGAACTTCGTACCGTGGACACATGGGCCTGTCGCAGGGACGCTTGGATATTCGATATGTGGTAATTGTCGCAATGCGGAGAAACGTGAACGCGCATGGGAGAATGAACAATGGCGCAAAAGTGAGATCACGTGTCCATGGTGCGGATACTCGGACCCTGATAGCTGGGAATTTGATAGCGAATATGACAACGAATATGAATGCCCACATTGCGGAAAACCATTCATTGTTAAGAGGATTATCGATGTCACATACACGAGCAAACGCCGCATCGAAGACATGCCAGAAGGATGGAGAAGCAATGATGATTAGTGCTAAAGAGCGCAGAGATATCGTAAGAAAATTGCGAGAACCTAAAGACTCACTGCTTGCTTATCCTGATGATGAACTAATTCGCTTACGGAGTGAGGTTAGATGCCGATACAAGCAAGATCTTTATGAGCGTCTCGCAGACTTGATTGAGCATCAAACATGTACTATTGAAAGCATAATCTTTCACGATGAATATGATGAGTACGAAGTTGAGTTAAGTTGCGGACACTCGATAATTACTACTGGTTCTGTAGAAGATTTAGCGTTCTGTCAATATTGCGGTGCGGAGGTGATCAAATGATTAAAACGATTAAATGCGATTATTGCCATGGGCAAAATGCTATAAGATTGAGTTTCCCTGGAGAATATTCATGGTATAATGAGGCAACTATCGATTCGTCAACTGGTCTTTCTGACCAACACGAAGTTTATGTTTGTAAAGATTGCGGGGAAAGTAATGCTTAAAAAAGTTGGAGAGACGCTTGAAATAGTTAAAAAGATACTCGATGCGGAAGGCGTTCCTATTGAGGTTGGCGATACGGTTTATTGTGATGATGATCCCGAGCCATTTACAGTAACGCTATTTGATTACACAGAATGTGGCGTTTACCTTACATTAGCAAAAGATCCCAACAATACATTACTATATAAAATGGAACCATCGCGTCTGTCTCATAAGTGTCCAATCCTTGACGCAGACGGTGTACCAATCAAGGTTGGCGATATCGTCTACGGCGTGTCAACCAATGTGGGTGATGTTGCCTACGTCTCTCTCGGGAAAGGAAAAGCATACACCGTTGAACGCATCGAGGCAAACGGTGAAAATTACTTGGTCGATATCGCAGAAGTAAAGAACAGATGGCCGGTATACTCTGTAAGCCCCGAGAATCTGACCCATGAGCGCTTCGACAACTGGGAACAATTCGAAGAAGATGTCTATCATCTCATCACGAAAGGGTATCTTGACACACCAGATAGGGATGTTAAGGATATCGTGCGTCGCGCGAAAGCGCTCGCGAAGGCAGATGAGGGACTATGAGTTATACCCCATTTGAATGGACGTGCGACCGCTGCGGCAAAACGTACACCAATCCGTTCTTTACATGTTACCCCCGCGAATTCTGGAAAGACAACAGGAAGCGCGTTGGCGAGGTGTGCGAGAGGTGCCGAGACGAAGTAGATTATAAAAGCGTGCGCCGTGCAAAGGCACTCGCGAAAGTTAAAAAAGAGACGTGGCGATGAACATGAAAATGATTGAGGAAATCAAGTTGAAGCCGTGTCCATTTTGCGGGAGGGAAGTTAATAATCTAAATGACAATTAATAAACCAATTATTATTGCGATTTGCGGGAAAAGTGCTAGCGGAAAAGATTCACTTGCGAGTATGTTGAAAACTTATCTATGGGCTTCTTGTGGACTAAATACTAAAAGTATTGTTAGTTGTACTACTCGTCCAGCTCGTGTTAATGAATGGGATGGACAAGATTATTATTTTATTAATACCGCTGAATTTTTAGAGTATGCTCAAAAAAAAGAATTTTTAGAGTATACAGATTTTAAAGGTTGGCACTATGGAACCTTGAAAACTGAAATAAAAAATGACTCTATAAATATTGGAGTTTTTAATCCAGAAGGGCTGTTAAAGCTTTCTAAATATCAAAATGATTATACAATTATTCCTATTTTTATTAACGCTGGTTTTTTAGTTAGAATTAAACGCTCTATTAAAAGAGAAGGTAAATGGAGTATGGAATACATGCGGCGAGCAATCGTTGACCGCAAAGATTTTATTAGAATAAATGATTATTTCAATATGTTTAAATTTTATTTAAAGCTCCCGCGTGGACTCTCTACTTATGAAGAAGCAAAGAAAATTCGCAGATATTTAGAAAAAATAAATGTTATATAAGTGGTCATTTTATTATAATTGTGATATAATATTTTATATAATATAGACAAGAAAAAATAAAGTGACGTTAGAGGTGATATATTGAAAGTAATTAAAAGAGATAAAAGTTTAGTTGATTATGATTTAGAAAAAATTTCAATAGCTATCGCGGGGGCTTTTGAAGAATATAATAGAGAATTTGATGATATTAAACTACTTGACTACATTGATGGTATTATTCAAAACAAAAATCGAGATATTAACGTAGAAGAAATTCAAGATATTGTTGAAGATGCTCTTTTAGATTTTAATTATAGAAATGAAGCTAAAGCTTATATTAGATATAGACATGAGCATGATTTAGCAAGACAAAAAGAATTAAGCTCTAGTATGGAAGCTAAGTTATTAGCAAAACGAATTGACAATCAAAACGCTAATGTTGATGAGCATTCTTTTGGTGGGAGAATTGGAGAAGCAAGTAGCGTAATCACGAAAGATTATGCGCTTAATCATTGCGTTTCAAAAATGGCAAGAGAAAATTATTTAAACAATGAAATTTATATTCATGATTTAGATCAATACGCGGTTGGTTCACATAATTGTTTATCTATTCCTTTTGATAAATTACTTGCTAATGGGTTTAATACTCGTCAAACAGATGTTAGACCAGCAAATTCTCTTAATACTGCGTTTCAATTAATTGCAGTTATTTTTCAATTACAATCACTTCAACAATTTGGTGGGGTTAGTGCGACACATTTAGATTGGACGATGGTTCCTTACGTAAGAAAAAGTTTCTACAAACATTTTTGTGATGGAATTAAATATATTGAAGATATTGTAAATAATTCTATTTATTTTGACGAAAACCTCTCTATTGAAGATGACTATTATAAACGGTATTCTAAAGCTTATCAATATGCGTTGGATAAAACCCAGCAAGAATGTCATCAAGCGGTAGAAGGTATGTACCATAATTTAAATACCCTTCAAAGCCGATCTGGAAATCAGTTACCTTTTACTTCAATTAATTTTGGTACTTGCACATTACCAGAAGGTAGAATGGTAATTAAAGAAATTTTAAATGTTTCTATAGAAGGATTAGGGAAATTACATAAAACCAGCATTTTCCCATGCTCTATTTTCCAATGCATGAAAGGAGTGAATCGTAAACCTGGCGAACCGAATTATGACTTATTCAGACTTGCGTTAAAATCAACAGCTCAACGCCTATATCCTAATTATGTAAATGTTGATTGGTCAAATAACGCTGGATATGATAGAAACGACCCTAAAACCTATACATCAACAATGGGTAAGCGAAAACTATAGCTCATTTAAAACCTTTTGAACCTCGCCCGAGGGTGTGGAATAATAAATATTCTGCTAACGGCTAGGAGTTATTAACTTGAGGCCGTGCTAAGATTCATTATAATTCTTCATCTGAAAGAAGATGATAAGATTGTGGATTTATAAAATCACTAACGATATAAATAATAAAATTTATATAGGGCAAACAAACAAGCCAGTTGAAAGACGTTTTCAACGACATATTCAAGATGCTGTTTCTAATCGGTTAGATACCCACTTGGCTAGAGCAATTAGAAAATATGGAAAAGAACATTTTCATATTGAAATGATAGATGTTGCTCAATCTCAAGTGGAGTTAAATCAAAAAGAACATTATTGGATAAACTTTTTTGATAGTGTGAATAATAGATATAACGAAACAGATTCTATTTTAAAATGTGGTGGAAACACTTATTTATCTAAAACAGAAGAAGAAATGAAAATAATTAAAGATAAAATTAGAGAAACAAAAATGGGTGAGAAAAATCCAAATCATCGTAAGATTATTCAAACAAATATTCTTACTGGTGAAAAAATTATTTTTGGCTCTATGCAAGAATGCGCTCGATATCATGGAGTAGCGAATAAAAGTTTTGTTATGAGAAGATGCAATGGAGAAATAAAAACTCCTTATCGTAAACAATATCAATTTGAAGATTATAATGAATAAAGTGTATCGACCATCTGTGATGAATGTAACAGAGTAGGGTTAGAGATAGGCACTAACCCGAAGCGGAAGGCTGTCCAATAGGATAGAAGATATGGTCAGTGCCTCTGGTGACAGGGGATAACATGTGTAGAACGTATAACGGATATGACATTAACGGAATGGGGCAAACAAAAGATGGACGAGGAAATATCTGCCCAGTTACGATTATTCTACCAACATTAGCGATGGAAGCAGATAGAGACGTAGAAAAATTTATGAAGCTTCTTGATAAAAAAATTTTTGAAGCTAAAGATATGCTTCTTGAACGCTTTGAATATATTTGTTCTCAAGATCCTTCAAGCGCAAAATTCATGTATGAAAATGGAGTGATGGAAGGATATATTCCAGAAGAGGGAATTAGGAGCGCTCTTAAACACGGTACCTTAGCCTGCGGTCAATTGGGATTGGCGGAAACTCTTGAACTTTTAGTTGGAGAAAATCATTTACATCCAAAGGGGATGGAATTAGCAAAAAGAATTGAATCTCTTATCCGCCAACGCTGTGATGAATTTAAACAACAATATAAACTAAATATAGGATCGTATTTTACACCAGCTGAAAACCTTTGCTATACAGCAATGAAAAAATTTCAAGATAAATATGGAATTATTCCAAAAGTATCTGATAAAGATTTTTTTACAAACTCAATGCATGTTCCAGTCTGGGAAAAAATTAGTGCGTTTGATAAAATCAATACAGAGAGTCAATTAACAGGGTATAGCAACGCAGGTTGTATCACTTATGTAGAATTAGATTCAACAGTAAAACATAATATTGATGCTTTAGAAGAACTTGTTAATTATGCGATGGATAAAGATATCCCTTATTTTGCCATTAATGTGCCAAACGATACTTGCTTACAGTGCGGATATTGTGATGAGTTTAACGATGAGTGCCCTATGTGCGGAAGTCACCATATCCAACAATTGCGCCGTGTAACTGGGTATCTTACAGGAAACTACACAACTGCGTTTAATCGAGGTAAACAACAAGAAGTTCAATTGAGAGCAAAAAATTCTTTTGTGAAACTGTAATTAGGGCAAATCTTTAGAACTGCCATAGTTCCAATTTTATATATTATAGTGAATAGAAAAGAGGTAATTATGGCAGAAAATTTTCATGGTTATGTGTATAAAATTACTTGTAAAGTAAATGGTAAAATTTATATAGGTATAACTACAAGAACTCCAGAACATCGGTGGAAACAACATATATCTACGGCTTATCAAAAAAAGAGTAGAGATTATAAATGCGTTTTTAAAAATGCTATTAGAAAATATGGAAAAGAGAATTTTCTTCTTGAAACACAAGAAGAAATTTTTTCAAATATAGAAGATTTAAAAAAGAGAGAAATATACTGGATAAAATTTTATAATTCTTATGCTTTTGATGAAAACAGTAATGGATATAATATGACAAGAGGCGGAGATTTTGTCGATGAAAGGCAACAAAGAGCTATCTATAAATGTGACATTGTAAAAGGAACTATTATAAAAAGGTTTAACTCGATTCTCTCTGCTCAAGAAGAATTGGGTATTAGGATATGCTCTGTAAGTCAATATAATATAACGGCAGGAGGGTATGGTTATTTTTATATAGAAGATTTTGAAGGTCTCTCTAAAGAAGAAATAAAAGATAAAATTCATAGCAATTATCCAAATTTAGTATATAAACTATCAAAAGAAGGAAAAGTTTTAGATATTTATAGAAATGCTCCAGAAGCCGCAAAAGAAAATAACATACCTAACGTGGGGAATATTATATCTTGTTGTCTAGGAGATAGAAGATATGTAAGAAATTTTCAATGGTGCTATCAAAAAGACTTACAAAAAAGGCTTAACAAAGAAGCTCGTCCACAAAAAACAAGCGCCAAACCAATAATTCAATACAGCCTTGATGGAAAAGAAATAAAAAAATGGGATAGTATAACACAAGCTTGTGAAACTCTTGGAGTTTTAGACTCGCATATTTCTCAATGCTGTAAAAAGAAAAGACAAAGTAGTGGCGGTTTTCAATGGCGCTATGCGGATGATAAAGACAAACAGCTAAAAATTCTTTATAACAAAAGACCAATTAGATGTAAAGAAACTGGTCAAGAATTTGAAACTATTAATCATGCTGTTAAATATTTTCATTATGGACATGATACAATAAAAAAGAGCTGTATGGGAAATAAAATTTTGAAGCCATATAGCTTTGAGTGGATATAAAAAAAAGAAGGAATAAATGAATTATATTGAGATTGATAAAATTGAATGTACTAATGGAGTAGGGTTTGGTGTAAGTCTTTTTTGTTCAGGTTGCCACTTTAGGTGTGATGGTTGTCACAATTCAAACATCTGGGATCCTAACAGTGGTAAACACTTTTCTCCAGAAGACATTGAAACTATTCTAAAATTGATTGAACCTAAATATATTAAACATTTTGCCTTACTTGGCGGAGAGCCTCTCGAACCGCAAAATCTTCAGATATTATGGCTTCTTCTAAATCAAATTCATATGAAAAAGCCAGAGCTTCAAATTTGGGTATACACTGGATATACTTTAGAAGAACTTATGAAGAGAGTTTTAGATGAACAATATTTAGGTTATATTTTAGAATTAACAGATTATTTAGTAGATGGACGATATGAAAAAGATAAACGTGACATTACTTTAGCATTTAGAGGAAGCTCTAATCAAAAGATTTGGGATATTAAAAAAATGAAAGAAGTTACTTCAATGTTTGATAATGGAGAATATGAATGAAAGAATACAAAGTAAAAGTTATTGAAGAATATAATGATTATCTTAGTGAAACGTGGTATCAGGAAGTTCTTAACCCAGAAGAAAAAACAATCTATTCAGTTTGTAATATGTGTGAATGTCCAGAAGATGCGACCATTGAGAGAAATTTAGTAAGTGCTTTTGAATATCTTGATATCTTAAATGCGGGAATTGAATTGGCAAAACAAGGATATGATAAAGTAACTTATACTTGTTGTGATGAATAAAAAATAAGGGTAGACAATTAAAGTCTACCCTTATTTTTTTATTGACTTATATTATTTTATATGCTATAATATAAATATAAGATAAATAAGAAAGGAGTTATATGTCAGACAATAATCTTGAAATTAGCAACTATGCTATTCATAAGCAATTGTTTGCGCAAATGGAGCCTCTTTCAGGTGAGAAACTTGATAAAAAGCTAGAGTCTGTTAAAAGTTGGTTCAATAAACAATATAATTCTAATTATGTAGAATTTATAATGTTGATGTGTAAAGAAAATTCATATTATACAGTTCTTCATCTTAATGAAAGCAATCCTTGGGTAATTGATTCAGCAACGAAGACCTTGGCAGAGCTTCTTGGATATCGTGGTCATATTATTGATATCACGTATAATGATTTAGCTGATGCTTATGAGTGTTGGGTAAAAGAAAAAAATGATGGAGAAATTCATATGTATTATTTGTTTACTTATGATTGGGGGATTGTAGAAGTCTAATGTATAAAATTATTATTATCGCGGAGCCTCAAAAAAAGATTGTGGTGAATCTAATTGATTTAGATAAAGAAGTAATTGTAAATAGAACTACTACTTATCAACCACAACTAATTGATTGTTTGAAATCTCTTGTAAACACGCAAGAAGTAAATCAAATTAGTGTGTGCGGTCCAAAGGTTTATACTACAAAAATTGCTAATGATATGAAAGAACAATTTCCGCAAGCAAAAGTAGAGGAGATTAACTAAAATGCTCAAGTATCTAATCAAGTCAACTAATGAAATCCGAGTTGAAACAAAAGATGAAGCTGAAGCACTTCATCAGCAAGTAAATGAAGAAGCTGTGGACAATAACTGGACTCTCTCCTCTTGGAGTGAAACAAAAAAAGAAAAAAAGTCTGGGGGAGAAATTGTTGAAGAATGGTATATTGTTAAATATACACTAACTTTCAACGATGCTAAAGATCCAGAATGGCCCATGCGATCTATTGAATATAATATCACTGATAGCTTTGCGATGAATGAGGAGGAATAATTTGACAGAAACCATTCAAATTAAATATAAAGAAGGCTCTCCGCATCTATCAATGACAGATAAACAAGATTGGTGTGATTTATATACATATGAGGACGTTACTCTTCATGCGGGAGATTTTAGAATCATTTCTCTTGGAGTTTCAATGAGGCTTCCAGAAGGATATGAAGCAAACATTGTTGCTCGTTCTTCTACTTTCAAGCGTTGGGGCGTTATTCAAACGAATGCCTTTGCCGTGATCGACGAAAGCTATTGCGGCAATGATGATGATTGGGGCTACCCAGTATACGCTACTCGTGATGTAACTATTCCAAAAGGCACAAGGCTATGCCAATTTAGAATCAATAAAAAACAACCAGTAATTGTTTTTGAAGAAGTAAATGATTTGAAATCTCCATCAAGAAATGGCTGGGGTTCAACAGGCGCATAAAATGAACAGTGTTATTATCTCATTAGACCAAGCACTTCATATTAGCGGTTGGTGTATATTTAAAAACAAAAAAATCTCCCAGTTTGGTCACTGGGAGATTCCTGGTAATAAACCTATTGAACAAAGACTTAACTTAGTTATTCAAAATCTAAATGAATTATATAACAAATTTAATTTTGAAGAAATTGCTTTTGAAGATATTCAATACCAGAACAACGCAGAAACATATAAAAAATTGTCGTTTGTACAAGCAACAATTATTATTTGGTGTTATAATAATAATATTAAATTCTCAATCTTATCTCCTTCGCATTGGCGCTCAATACTAAAACAAGAATACGGAGTGACTTTTGGTAAAAAGCGCGTTGACCAAAAGAAAGCATCTGTTGAGTTTATAAAAGATAAATTCAATATTGAGCCTACAGAAGATGAAGCTGATAGTATTTGTTTAGGTTTAGCTTATATGATTGAGAAAGAAAAAAATCAAAGCGCATTCTAAAAAGAATATTGACAAAAATCATCAAATTTGGTTTCGGTCTGTCGCTCACACGCGCGTAGAAAAAATTGGCATAAAACAAAGAAAAGGACTACACTATAAAAAGTGTAGTCCTTATTTTTTTATATTAAAATTTTGTTGCCATAGAAGCGCATTCAGCACGAGAGCAAATATCATTGGGTCGTAGATTTCCTCCATTACCAATAATCTTTTTATCAATTGCCCATTTCATAGCATCCTGCGCCCAATCAGCAACATCACCCCAGTCTTCAAAATCTGGTTCAATGTCTACTTCTGGTTTACCTTGAGAGCGCCAAAGCATAACCGCGAACTCTTGACGTGTACACCCATCATTAGGACGCATTTCACCGCCATTACCAGTAATAATTCCTTGCTTTTCTGCCCAAATAGCAGTAGCAGTATACCATTCCGCGATGTCTGTAAAAGGTAAAGGTTCAACATCAGCTTTCAATTTATTAGCAATAACGGCTATAGCCATAGCACGAGTGAGTGTTTCATAAGGCTCAAAAGTGGTATCAGAGGTTCCCCTCATAAGACCTTGTTCAACAGCGCTATTCACGCAAGCAATATACCATTCACCAGGATAAAGGTCGCTATATTTCTTTAGCGCTTCTGGTAGGCCATCGACTCTTGCTTGTTCAATTTCTTCTGGAGTAGGCTCTGCGGGCGCTTCAGGCTCTTCTGGTTCTTCATCTGCTCCATACCAGGGGCGAGAAATTCCAATAATAGACGAGTAAGAGCGTGCGCGACGATATACACCGCCACCATTAGATTGAGATCCAGAAGTCCCAGAACTAGTATTTCCTTCAATTGTTTGCATCCAGCCTTCATCTGGGTGGTTTTCCTCAACAATCCCGATATGATCAGCGACGCCATCTCCACCCCAGTCAAACATTACGAGATCTCCTGGCTGAGCGTCTTCATTATATACCATTGTTCCATTTTCATATCCAGCGTCAAGAATCCATGGAACATAAGCACCAGGCATACCAGGCGCAGAGACGCCTGCCCAATCTAAACAATAACTCGCGAACATCGCGCAATAAGGGACTCCAGATGTGCCATAATAAGAATCACCTGTTTTTTCAGCATACCATCGTCCAAAAACTGTTCCTTCTTCTGGGTCAGTCCATCTACTATAGTCTATCCACTGTTGAGCACAGTATAGAACATCATTTGCTGTCGGCATGCTCAACCTCCTTAACTTCATGTTCATCGTCTGGGCCGTTACCTGTGCCACGACCTTCTTCTACAAGGAGAGAAAGAAGTTTTGCTTCTTCTTTTATATCTTTGTTTTCCATTCACTCCTCCTTATCTTCAAGCCCATCTTCTGGATTACCAGATTTGAATAGGGCCATAATAGGTGACAAGATAGCCATTACCGCAGCAGTTGCGATTGAAGCCCATTGCGGATCAGAGATAATACCCCCGAAGCATAGAGGAACAGCAACTACAAGAACAGCCAAGATACCTTGAATAATCGTGCGGATGAGACGAGCTTCAAGGCTGTTATCTTCCATAAATTTCTTTAACATATAGCTCATTTCCTTCCTTTATAAAGAATTAGCAACACAGGCGTCAATATAGGCTTGTAGATTTCTTTCGTTGTCATAATATTCTTTTATTGAGAACTCATATTCATGATATGAATATAGATTCATATATTCAAAAGGACAATTATCTACTTCATCCGCATCATCTTCTTCATTTACTACCTCTTCTACCAATGGATGAAATTTAATGTCAGTTCGAACTATAACAATATTTCTGTCATAATCAAAAGTTTTTGGTACAGCGTCATACATTGTACCAGCCAGGACACCTTTATCAATCACCTGCATTCACCGCCTTTTTATATACATTTATTATTTATAAAATAGCAATTCGTATTCTAATTATTTTTGCTATTTATTATATATATAAAATCTTTTATCGTTTTATTTGAAAATTGCCCAAGAATTTTTTATCCAAATACTTGTGTAAAAATATCGTCTATTTCTTCCCCTGTAATTGATTCTATTGTTGGAATCGTAGGAGCACCAGTAATATTATCCCAAGCAACACTATTTGCTACAGAAGCAGTATTTGCGCTTCCCGCAGAAGTAGCATATTTAACAGATTTATCAGCGTCCGCTGTATTGTCTACATTTTCTAAGCCAATATCTGCTTTTGAGGTTGGTATTACAATATCACTACCAAGTTTAGCCTTGGTTACTGCGCCATCTGCAATTTTTTCTACAGTGACACCGTTATCTTTGACGCTGATCTTACCTTTCGTGTCGCACTCCAATGTTTTTGCATCAGCAGACATAATGCCATAGCCCATGCAATAAGACGGGTGTGCTATCCTCAAAGTTGACATTTCTTTATTAAATGATAAATTGGAATGAACAATAATCTGATCAACCCTTGGAATACTTGTATTTGATAAAGTAGAGATATTTTTAGCAACTCCTGAGAAATAAAAAATATTGGTTGCTTTACTATAAGGCGAATATAATATTTTACCAATTTTAAACTTAACATTCGGCCACGAAGCAGCAATCGTATCATATTGCTCTTGAGTAACTTTGGATGCGGTCGTATCAACTTCAACAATAACTGGATTTGATAATTTTAACAAGGAATTACTATCTGTACCCATCCACATATTGCCTGTATCAGTAGCAACATATAGAGCGCCGTCAATAGCTCCTCCGTTGGTTTCTAAAGATCTAATGTTAGGTTCTTCATCACGGATGAATTTTACTCTTGCCATTATATCTTTCTCCTCTCAAATATGGAATTTTTTATTTCAAATCAATTTATTAGAATAATAAAATATATTACAAACAATAAACTTTATTATTCTAATAGAATGGAGACAATAAAAAATTATCTCCATTCTATATAATTTAAGAATTAACTAAGAAAGAGTGCCCCAAATTAGCGCAGCATCAGTATATGCTTTTGCGTTAGTTAGAGCTGTTGCAGCATCACCATTCTTATCATAAGCTGTAGAATCAGTATACGCGGCAGAACCTAGACCGTGAACCGCAACAGCTACATTATCAACTAGGATTGTGCCATTTGCGGTGCCAGTTACCACAGATTGAACTGCGGTATCTGCCTTAGTGCCTTGCGCAGCGGTAGCAAAATCAGTAGCTTTAGCATAAGCAGCAGTATCTAGACCCTTGACAGCAACATTTGTACCTTTAACAGCGATTGTGCCATTAGCAGTACCAGTCTTAATTTCAGTGCCTTTTACAAAGCCTGAAAAATCTTGTCCGCCAACTTTGTCATCAACGTAACCTTTAATGGTTTTTTCACCAATTTCACCGAGCTTTGTCGCGGGAATATAATCAGTTGAAGAGGTATAAGCAGCAGAGCCAAGACCAGCTACAGGAACTTCTGTTCCATCGACGCTGATTGTACCATTAGTAGTACCAGTGGCTACTGTTTGAACTGCGCTATCAGCTTTACCAAGAGAAGTTTGAACAGCGGCAGCAAGTTTAGCCTTTGTAATAGAACCATCTGTAATAGTAGCAGTTACTTTGTGATCAGCTGAAACAGCAACAACGATAGGATCGCTTTTAGCAGAACCAGAAGTAACATATTCAATTAGTTGATCTACTGGGATATAAATTTTATCACTGGTTGCATTAGCAAGAACTAATTCAATATAAGTGCCTTTAGTTTGTCCTGTTGGGTTTGTTACAACTGAACCAGATTTTACGACCATATCTTTTGGAATATTGATTGCTGCGCCAACATTCACTCCGCCTTTAGTTAGATGATAAACAGCAGCATAGGCATCTGAAGCTTCATCTTTAACAACGCTATATTCAGCAGCCGCGGGAATTGTAACTTTTAGACCTGCTTCTCCAACAGTAAGAGCATTGCCTTCTGCGGGGTCAACTTTAGCAGCAATTGTTTTATTTGCTTTAGTACCAGTAATTGTAATGCCATTACCCTCGGTAAGATCATTTACTACTTCACTTTTAGCGGTAGAAATAGCAGTATCTACTTGAGTTTGAGTGTAAGCATTTGTGATGCCATAACCTTCAAGGGTAGTAGCTTTAGTAGCTTTTTTATCAATTTCAGCTGTTAATTCTGTCTTTGCGTCCGCAACAGCTTTTGCGACTGAACCAGCGGTTGAAGCATCACCCTTTAATGTCGCAATATTATCTTCGTTTGTTTTAACCCGTTCACTTAATTTTCCAACATCAAGATCACCGATTTTACTACCAACATAATCAACAACAGCTTTAGAGCTAACGCGATCAGTGGCAGATCCATTTCCAGTAATAGCTGTAACATAACCATCAACAATTGTTGTTAGATTAGTTCCATTATAAATTTTAACAGAACCATCTGTTGTATTAATATATAAAGTATTTACTTCTGCGCTTTCAAGTGCTGGATCAGCTGTTACTTCTTGGCAAACTAGACCACTAAAACGCTCGGCACCTTTAAAAATCTGTTTTGTGTCAGATAGAAAATAAAGGGTGCCTGCATCTTTAGCAGAAGCGCCATATTTTGCAGCATCAGTGTAAATAAATTTGACTTGAGCCATTTATTAAACTCCTTTTTATAACGTGTTCCATTCAGTTTTATTGGCAATCATATCATAAGATGATGTAATTGAATTATATCTATAAGTAGCGTCGTTTGCCACATATAAGGTTTTACTATTTCCTTGAGTTGGAAAGTCACTCACTTCATTTCCAAAAAAGATTGGGTTTGGATTATCTGATGTTAATTGATTCCATCCAGAAGCACCATAATTCCACAAAGTGTTTGTTTCTTTTACAAAGTAAAAACCTTCAACTGGAGCCATTAGGCTTGTTCTATCAGAATCTTTGTCAAAATTTAGAATTGTGTCATAACAAATTCTATTTCCTGAAAAGTCTAAATAGATTCGCCTAGTATCTGATACAAAGATTAATTGACCATCTTTGACCGTGAGTTGAGATAGTTTGGAAGCTACAGTTGTATATACTTTAACAATTGCAGGCATTCCTAAATCAGCTCCTTATTTAAAATTCAGTTATTGTTAATGCAGTGTCAGTATATGTTTTTGAAGCTGTAATTGCTTCTTGTTTTGCTGTGGCAATTGCTTCAGCACTAGCGGTTCCGCCAGATCCAACAGCAGTATCAATATAAGATTTTACTGTTGTTTCTGTAGGAATATCACCAACTCTAGCATTAATTTTTTCGTCTACTGCCGCAGCATCAAGTTTATTAGCAATATCTGTGGTATGTTGATTTACTGTTGTTTGTAATGCACCAACATTTGTTTGTAGATCGGTGATTGTTTTGTTTGTAAGAATACTATTTGTAGATTCAGTAACGAACTCTTTAACAGTCTTGCCTTCAGGCCAATCAGTACCTAATTTAGCATTGATTTTTTCATCAGCATTTGTTCCAGCAGTAGCGATTGCTTCTGTTTTTGCGGTAGCAATTTTACCTTCAGCATCAACAATTGCTTCATTCTTTGCTGTAGAAATTTTAGTATCTACGTCGGCAGTTTTAGCATAATCTGTTAAATCAACTTCTGTATCACCAATTTTTTCAAAATTACCATTGATGTACATATATTCGTCATAGTTTTGATTGCCAGAACCAGCTACCTTAGCAACCATATAAATAGTATTTTCATCTGGAGTTTCTACAGATTCAAGGTTATCAACGACTACGCGTTTTAGAGTTGAAATTTTGCCAACAGCTTCAGCAATTTTGTTATCTGCTTCAGTTTTAGTATAAACATTCGCAATACTGGTTTCAAGAGCTTCAACACGTCCTGTCAAAGGCTGTAAGTCTGTAAAAATTGTTTGGAAATTAGTACCATTCCAAATAGAACCGGTTGTGCCTTGAATATAGATAACGCCTTGCTCTTGTCCTGCTTCTGGAAGATTTTCTACAATTTGAACATAATTTTTAACAGCAGAAGCATCTACGCCAACTTTTTCAAGAACTAAGCTATCTCCAGAAGGATTGAGAACATAAGTCTCATATTTACCATTTTGAAGAACTTTGATTGTTTGACCAGCATAAGCGGTAGGTGATTGAGCATAAGTTTGCGCTTGTTCTAAGCTATCATGAATTTCAGAAGCATCAAGTGGTAGTTTTTCACCACGAGAGAAGGCTTTAATAGCAACTAAAAGGTCTTTAGATTCAATTGTCATTTATTTTTCCTCCTCTCACTTAAAGAGTAACTTTAAATGTCATATTAGCGCTTGCGGGAACAGCCATTTTATAGCTATAAACATAATAAGCAATAGCATCTTGTTCTGCCGTAGCTCCGCAAACATTAACTTCACTACGTGTAAATTTAGAACTTGCGCCAGTGTCGTTGGTTTCTACATACATAACTTGAGCAACTTCACCAATAGACTTTGGATAAGCAAAAACTGCAAATTGTTGACCTTCTGGAACAGAAATGCTAAATGTTGTTCCTTTTTTAACAGCATTAGCTGAATATCCAAGAGCACGAATATTATCAGAAGTAGTAATTACGGGATCTCCTAAACCAGCCCCATAAAATGCTTTTCTAAAGCCAGTGATTGTTGAAGTAGAGCTTGTTACAGAACCAGCCTCAATACGTCCTGCGGGAGAATCGTCTCCGAGATTATCTTTTTTAATCGCACCTTGCGCATATTCAGCAATTACTTTATATGTAGTATTTCCATCTGGAACGCTTAAAGTTTCTGCATATGTAATAGGAGAAGTAGCAGATTCAAGTGCTGCGGGAGTTGCGCCGTTTTTAATAACTTGCATTTTTGTGACAGCGCCGCCATCATTTTGTTTGAAGGTGCCTGTTACTCCAACCTCAACGTTAGTACCAACTTCATAGCTTCCTGCTTTTGGACAAGCAATGTTTACTGTTGGTTTGGTATATGTTGCGGGAATACGCTTAACTAAAAGCTTTTTAATTATGTCATCTAAAGAAGTACCTGCACTAATTTCATCATTCGTAGAAAATCCACCAAGAGCGCCACCGTCTCCAAGGTTGACGGTTAATGGTTGTTTTGTTTTAGCACTCCCGAGAATATGCTGTACAAGTTTTTCTTCTTCACCAACTTGCTCTTTATTTACATAAATAAGATTATCAGTATCAGATGTTACAACAAAATCTGAACCATTAATTTTACCTTCTGTAATAGCTTGAGCAATATTTCCTTCTTTACCGTGGAAGAAACTTACTTTTTCAGGCATTTATCTCCTTCCTTTCTTTGATTGAATATATTTTCGCGAAATTATATTTCTGTCATAAGAACATTAGCGGAAAAAGTTGCATTATCTATTTTATCATCTAAACAATCAACTTTTGTTTTTGCTTCTTTAGCAATGGTTTTTGCTTCTTCCGCAGTTTCTTTGACTTCACTAAATTTAAGTTGCATATCTTCAAATTCAATTTTTTGTTGTTTCATTTGATCTTTCATTTGATCCGCTATACAATTCATTTGAATAACTGCATTTTGGAATAAAGTAAAGTCGTCTGAAACAACAAAATTTGATCCATCATTTGGATCTGATAAAATGTGAACAAGGAAGTTTGTACTTGGCGCAATACTCACTTCGTCTACAAGTTCTATGCAACAAAGAGCATCACCTTCTGAAAGCATTGCTCTAGGCCAATGAATCTCCCAAATAATAGGGTCATCACTAACTTTAGTAAAGATGTTATATCCTTTTACTTGTTTTTGTTTATGATACCAGCTTAAATATACTTTAGTTGCGGGAGTGATTTGCGCTTCTGCTTCTTGGTCAAAGATAATTCTAAATGTACGACCGTTAGCATCTCCCGCGCCAGCTACTATTGGGTCTTGAATATCTTGATCTAATGACTTTAAATTTACAGTAAATACTTTAAGCTCGTCTGTCATTAGATTCCTCCTCTTTATTATTCATTTATTTACCACCCGCGTTCATCTTCAAAAAAAGTATGATTTGATAATCTTTCTTCATAAGCTTCAACGATAATATGGTAAGCGACGTCTACTTCTCCATTTGTAAGTCCTTCTTTTTTAATCATGTCTTCATATTCTTGATATGTTTTGAAAATTCTATTAAAATATTCTCTTGTAACTATTGTATTAGAACTTGAAACACGAGAAGCAAAGTCAATAATTACATTTCTTTTATCATTTATATCTTTTAATATAAAATCTTTTTTTAATTCTTTAATAAGAGAATGATCTATATCCAATTTTTCATTTACACTTTGCATCCAATCATCTCTTTTAGAAATATTATCTTTGTCATAATGGCTATTAATATTTGCGACACTTTTTTTTAGTTCATCCATCGTTTCAGGTAATTTTATTAATGTTTCTCTTTCTAATTTTCTGCGCGCAAAATATTTTTTTATATGAAAAATTTCTGGGAGAGCTTTTCCTTTAAATTCTATTACTCCTCCAACAACTTGCATAATAAGCAGAATTGCTAAAACAATAACAATTATTGTTGTAGGCATTCCTAAGTATTGCATTGAATCAAGCATTTAAACGTCCTTTCTGATATAATAAAAGACGTTTAAATAACGCCTTATAAAACAAAAAATATTACTAAACTAAAATTTTCTCTATATTTTATAATTTTATTAGTGTTAATATTATATTAGATTGCCCCATAGATAAAAGAAAAAGAGGACTAATATAAATATTAGTCCTCCTAATTAATTTTATTTACTTGTTAACTTAAATCTTTTTTCCATCCATAAACTTTTTCAATTTTTAACAAAGAAGAATTTCCAACTTCAGCTGAAATATGGGTGCCAGTGCCATAAAGTTGAGAACTCACTGATGATTTCCATGTTATACCACGTTCTGTAAATTGATACATAGAATTATGTATATATACAGAGCCAGATTGAATTGTTTCATTACAAACAATACCAGCCAATGAAAAATTCATATCGGGTGTAGGATTATTAATTCTTTGAGTCCAATGCCTTGATCCATCAGTATATGCTATATCTATTATTTCATAATCAGCTGTTTGTGCATCAATATTATATGTTATAGAGCCACTAATACCAGCATCAGGATCTAAAGATCTCGTATATATTTGAGTTACATATGGCGTAAAATTTAATTTTAGTTTATCATTACCAGACATTAATCCAGCAGAGCCACCTGGTGTTACTTCACTATACTCAATAATACCAAGATTCGTTTTTGCTTGTGCAGCTGTTGTAGCACCTGTTCCACCTTTTGTGATTGGAATGGTACCCTGCAAGGTATCTGTAGACGCTAAAGAAATATTATCAATAACCCAGTTTGTACCACTATAAACCATTTTTATAGGGATGTCTTTTTTAATAAAATTAGCTACAGGAAAATTTGGCATACCATTACCAGTTGAACTTGAAACTTTTACCACAATTCTTTTTGCTCCTAAATTATTTACATTTAGAGTCGCATACGTTCCTGAAGAGGCAAGATGAGGAATCATAATAAAATTTACACCATTTGTTAGTTCCGTAATTCCTGGGACATTTGCTTTATAAGCTATGCCTGTCCCAGTAGTAGTAACAGCTTCTAAAGAAGTATGTGTATGTCCTGTGTCTGATTTTTTATCAAATAATGCTTTTAATTTTGTAAGTACTTTTTGTAATCCAGTATTATCTAAACAACCCATAATAGTTTCTCCTTTTCATAATGCCTCTATAAATAAAAACTGGGCAAGTAAAAAATCAAAGCTTGCCCAATTTTTATTAATGAATATTTATTTTTTGTTTATTATCCAAATACTTTAGCAAATATATCATCTATATCACCATCAGATATTGCTAAATTAGTACAAGCAAATGGTTGCCCACCAACTAAATAAATAGGTTGCGAATCACTACCTACATTAGAAGCACCAAGTCTCATAGCAGTCCCAGATGCATACTCAACATAACCACTTTCATCCGTTAACTTAGGTCCTTTTGCTATATACATTATTTTAGTGCTATTATCTAAAATAGTATCGCCTATTTGATAAGGTTTATTATCATCAGCAGCTTTTATATATTCTTGGATAGCTACATTTAATGAATCCTTCGGTATCAAGGTTTCTATTGCTCCTTGGGGGATACAATCTAAGGGAACTGTTCCTGTAAGATTTCCCGCAGGCAATGCCATGGTATCAATATTAACTGTAACAGGCTGGCTATTCATCTCAATAGTCCCAATAGCTTTAAGGCCATCTGCTACGTCACTTAATCCAATTTTTAAAGTAAAAGGCTTTCGAAAATGGACTAGTGAATCATCGTCAGAGCCTTTTCCGAATTCTGCGGTATTCCAAAAATAAGTAGCGTTATTAAATTCGACTGGCCCCGCCACTTCTTGACCATTAACATCTACTTTTGATAACACATTTTTATATAAATCATTAGCTCCTTTTGGAGTAAAGGCTATGCTAGAATTTTTATCTAATGTTGTAATATTATCGCCAATATAATTGTCTGATAATGTTACGTCTCCACTTGTTTCTCCAGTAGCATTCGGCGGATTATAGATAGGGAAATATTCCCAGTTTCCATCTACCTCAAGAGGTATTTTTACTTCATAATTTGGTTTATTTTCATTAGACATAGAAACACCTCCCTATCTTTCATATTTTGCTACATCTATAATTGTTTCTACGGGTAAATTTCTTCTCGCTGTTATAATAATATCATTGTTACCTAAATTTTCAAATTCTAAAATACCAGTGTCATTTATTCTATAGTCGCATCCGCCAAGATCCACTGAAGTAGAAATATTAATATCAACATCGTCGTTAATCGTTGTTCCTACGTTATTTTTTTTATCATAATCATTAATTATTTTGTTAATAGGAACTTTTTTTGGTATTTGAATTCCAATATGAGTATATTCTGTATTTGTTATTATTGGGACGTTGATTGCTGTGCCAACCTCAATAGGCCCATAAAATTTTTCATTATATACAAGCTTCATACTATCACTGCTTCCAATAGGTTGACAATGATCCAAAATTTTCAGAAATACTTTTATAATAAATAGCAATTCCTCTATCTTTCGTTAATTGTGACGCTACAGATGTTATATCATCAATATTCTCACTAGAATACATTAATATTTCTCGTTCTTTAGTTGCGGAAATTTTTCCTAGATAAAACCACCCATTTGGATAAGAAACAGAACCATCAATTTCTGTCTTTGGAGTATAATCATAAGCATAAAATTCTTTATCTGAAGTAGCATCACCATAGGTAGCAATTTTTCCAATTAGGGATCTTCCATTTTCATTAGAGGTTAAACCTCCTTTATAAGTCTTATTCAAATAAGTAAGAATATCTCCATATGGGCTATCTTTAACCATCTGTGGCGTAACATTTATACCAATAAGAATTCCAGCGTCATCTTTTACGCTGCCTAAATCCAGCCACCAATAAGTTGTATCTGTTCCTGATTTTGGATTTTCGCCAGATATGGTTTTTCTAACCCAAATAGATCCTTCTTTAAGATATTGATTGTTAGCAGCCTCATCTTTTGTAATAACATGCGGAGATTGAGTGCTGTCTTCACCATTGTATCTATGATCTTTGTCCTCAAATAATATCAAAAGATGGAAATTTGATTCATCAATCGCTGTTGAATAAATACTATTTATTGGACTGCCGATAAGCTCTCTATCAAAATTTTGTTCATCTTTAGTTTTTGTAGTATAGGTTACAGTAAGATGTTTATCAACATCTAAGCCTGAAAGAAGAGAAATATTTTGGACACCTTTAAATATAAAATCTTTGTTATTGCTGTCTTTAACAGTAATAGAATCATTAACACCATTAGTAGTAGTGTTAAATCCAAAATTAAGATTACCTTTATTATTAACAGAGGCATTGGTAATATTTCTAAGTTTAGCAGTATTTAATATCTCTCTTTCATTATCACCGTTCTTATCTTTTGTATTATATACTAGAGTAATATCGCCATTTCCCGCACTAAATTCAATACTTTGTATCCATTTTAATTTTTCTTCTTGAGTATGTATAAATTTACCAGTTTTTTTATCTCCTATAATTTCTGGAATTCCATCATGAGTATAATAAATTTTTAAAGTACCATCTTGAGAAAGATTAATTTTTTCAACAATATTAAAATCTCCAACATAAACAAGATATGTTTCTCCGTTGGCGCTTCTGTCATTTATTCGATATTCATATACTAGAATTTGTCTACCAATAGCATCAGTTGTAAGATTTTTTGTATAACCAGGAGAAACAGGAACAGTTACTCCATCAGCTATTTCTTCTGTGTTTAAACTTGTTCTTCCTTTGTTATCTACTACAAACTGATCCCAATTATAGATTTTTTTATTAGCGACGTGCTGTTCATTTGGAATATAATCTTCATTAAGAGTAATTACTTTTATTCCATTTAAGCTATCGCCCTTAATACCCTTTGGAATCTGAAGGGTATATCTTTGATAAAAAGGACGATTTGAATCTTCTGGATTTGAAATTATCAAAGTCGTATCTTTATAATTTCCTTTATTGTCATATGGATAAACAGATTCAGAAGTAAACTCATTTACTAAATAAGGAATTTGAAAACCAACATAGAACCAAGACTCTGAATTTTTATTCGCTTTTTTGACATTACACCAAGTCCATTTAATATCATCTTGATCTTTACCAGAAACAAGGCCACTATTGCCAATAGCAGATGATAAAGTTTTGATATTATTAACATATTCAATAGAGCCATCTTCTTTTTTTACAAAATCTTGATCACTATATTGACCGTTTTCATCTTTTCTATAATTATATTGAGTTATTTCTCCATTACTTGTTACCTGGGTTGGATAAACTCTAATATCTCCCTCGGTTCGATTATATACTTCTTCATTTTTGTGGTTTAATACATTATCTAAAGTATCAAATTGAAAAAGAGGAGTACCGCTACTTGGTCCAACAATTTGACCAATATATTCACCTCCGCCGTAAGCAGAGTTTGTTGATGAAGCAATACCTCTGCGGAAAATTTTTCCATTATCTTTATCATTTTTATTTATAGTATCAATTAAACAATATTCACCAAACCAGACTTTATCTTCATTCTTTTTAAAGCTATCTACCATTTCTTTTATGGAATTGAAACTCGCTTTAATAACAAAGGATACACCTTGTTTTCCGCCATAAAAACTATCCACAAGTTTCTCCTTTCTTAATCTTCTACAGCGTATTGAAAATCAATACTGAACATATCTTTATTACTTAATGCTACAACGCCTAAACTTGTAATAGAAATAGCATCTAGTTCATAATATCCACTTGGACCAATTTTAATTTCTTCTCCATTAATAATCATCATTAACTCTGGATGTCCCCAGACACCTATTTTAGTTAATGGTTTTCTGTCACAAGGAATATTCCCATTAGTTATTAGATCATAAACTTGATATAGTTTACATCCAGTCATTTTTGATTTATCTAATTTTCTACCATATTCTATGTTACCGTTATCGTCTATTCTTTCAATATTATAATCTTCAACAATTCTAGTCATTTTTAATAATAGTTTAGTAAAACCAGATTCTACAGGTCTAAATGCTACAACATAAGTGCTAATTGCATCGCTCTCTGACTCTTTCCAAGATTCAGGCAAAAGAATATCATTGACTTTATCAGTTCTTTTTAAATATTTTTCATTATTTTCATTATTCATTCCAAGATAATAATATGTTGATACTATTGATTTTGATCCGTCCTCATTATCTTTAAGTATTCTATATCTATAAAGCATACCCACTTCAACCTTATTTTGGTCTAGTTTATCTTTAGATATTTCTAATAAATCTTTATCTTTGTCATAGCTATTACCTTCTGAAAAAGGAATATCTTCAGGGAAAACTATTTTTATGATACCACTAGCGTTCTTATCTGGATTATCATCATATAAAGCAACCTGATGAGTATTTTGAGATTTTCCACCCATTGGAATATTTATTTTTTTTATATATTGAAAGTTAGAAGCTTCTTCTTTTGAGTCTTTTATTAATCTTAATGTTATTTCAAGATTATAATTCATATCTTGCGGGATTTGTAAATAAGCATAATAGTCTTTTCCAACTTCAAATGCTTCTCCATCTCCACGAGATAAAGCAACATCTTGTAAAGAAATAGTATTCGTATTACTACCTGCTATCTCATCAGTAACAGCAACAGTTTCATCAGAGAGATTTCCACCAAGGTCTTTTACAGTATTAGCTGAACTACTAAACCTATATTGTCCCATTGAATAAGTCGTCATTTTACCTCCTTTTAAAATCTCTCAAAAACTTCACTGCAACTTACAGACATCAAACTACCAGGGCCAAGAGGCGTGGTAATGCTTGTTATCATAAAATCTCCGTATGTGTTGGTTGATTTATCATTTATGTTTACTCTACTATTTGGTTCTAAATAAAACGCAGGAAGCGCTGTTATAGAGAGCGTTTTTTGATAGTTTGTATGAAGATATAATTCATATTTTATTTGATCAAAAGCGCCATTTTTTGTCCCACCAGTAGCTAAAGTATAATATATATCTCCTTTTAACTGACAATAACTTTGACCTTTTGCTTTACATTCATCAATATAATTTTTTCTGCGGGATTCATCTTCATCATCAATATTGATATAAACAACATCTGGAATGTCTGGTTGAAATAAACAATTAATATCATCATTAGACACAACATCTGATCTTCTACCAATATTATTTACGGCAAATTCTCCTAATGAAGACTCTGACGGATCTATAAAATCTAAATAGTAATTGCCATTAGCTAAATCTGAATTCCATAGTTGAATATTTATAGAAGTAGAAGCAACAGAAGTGTCATTTTTATAAAATTGTTGTTCTACCAAATCATATATTTGCGGCCAAAAAGCAGCTAGCTCCGCATAATAATAACCAGCATCAGTAGCATTTGTTTGTGCCCGCATTCCTGATAAATAAAGAAAAGTTCTCCAATCTTTAGGAAAGTACCCTTTCTTTTTTACACTATTATTAAATTTTTCTGGATAATATCTTTTAGAGTCATCTACCTCTGGTAATTTTATATCAGAATATTGACTGCCATTCCAATAGACGAAAATGTAATCAGATGACTCAGGTTTAGGTTTATCTTGACCATATTTTATTACAGATACCATTTTTTCTTTTTTTATACCTGTTGAACTTTCATATCGTTCTGGAGATATTCCATATATAACATCCATATCCCCAATTTTTGGTAAGGTATCTACTAATTTAGGAAAACAAGCTTTTGTTTCTTTTGTATTATCATCTATATAAAAAAGTAAATTGTAAAAATAATTATCATCATCTGAATCATCTAATCGCGGTTTTTCATCAATAGCTAAATGATACATAATATCATATTTTTGATCTGAACTTGTGCCTTGTCGCACTCCATGAATTACATAATCATTTTTAATATTATCATATTTAGGATTTACAGAGATACTTGATATATTTTTATCATCAGAAAAATTATAAATACTTTTTCCATTATTTATCTCTACTAAATAGTCATTTTTACTCATATTCTCTAATAGAACTTTGCCCTGTGTAGTATTTAAATAATTTTTAATTTCTCTAAAATGAAAAACTCCAAATTCATCATAGAAATATTCATAGTTGCCAAGCGCGGATTTAATTTTATCTAAAATAGTTACAACTGTATCTCCAGGAGCAGAAGTCAATTCTCCATTCCACACAAAATCATCATATATATATCCAATATCGTCGCCAAGATTAAATTGATATAAAGTTTTAACACTATTTTCTTCTTCTGGATTTAAAACCAAATCATATGAAGGCTCACTATCTACATTATTTTTTTTCAAAATTAAATAAGCGGGATTACTTCCTCTCCATTGCATTATTCTTTTAATGCGGGTATCGACATCTTCAATCACAATATTATTCATATCTTCCCCACCAAAGTGGTTCACTAATTCCATAATAATATCGTATATCAATACTTTTTTAGTAATATACTCTCCAGAAGGAGATTGAGTATCTAGCTCATCAAATACTGTTGTTGAAGGAATTTTTCCACCAACATCACCATTCAAGCCCGCCATTTTATCTTTTAATTGAATAGTAAGATTGACCGCACTTGTGGTAGAAGAAGTACAAGAAAAACTACTAATAAAAAATACACCTTGCGGAAACCAGAGAATAGGATATTCTGTATATTCTTTTGAATAATTTTTTACTCCAATTTCAACAAATATCTTTTTATTAATTGCAAAATCAGCTTCCGCGCTCGATATATCATAATCTCCATTACTGACTGATGCTGTAAAACTCATTGTTCGTCTAAAGGCAGAAGAGCCGTCTTTAGTCATTGTTCCAGTGGATAGTTCTCCTTGGATTTCTTTTAACGGCTCTTCTTTCCAATTTAAAAGAGTAATTTTTACATATTGCTTTTGGTTTACAAAATCATCTATTTTAGATAAAAAATTTCTTCTTTGTAAATCAAAATTTTCATTTCTTACCACATAACTATCTTGAAGATAAGGATATATTTTGTGTAACATTTAATACTCACTCCTTACAACTGAACCAAGATAATTTATCATTCCTTCAATTGGAACTTTTGCGGTAAAAGATGCTCCACCGATATCTGGGAATACCTGATACCATTCTCCATTGATATAATATATATATTTATCATTACCTATATTATATATACTATTATATTTAGGATTTTTTACATCGTTAACGCGTTTATATGTTATTTCATTGTTATCTTCGCAGCACTCCCAAGTTTTAAGATAATCTTGTCTATCCTTACTTCTAGCCATCATTTTTCTACCTCTAAAACGAATATCTTGGATAGGATAGTCTTTTAGCAAATTGAGAACGCCAGTTTCACCAACTACGCAATTTGTAAAATTGATATCGGCAGTTTGGCCTGTTTTATATTTTATGCTCACTAAAGCATAAGGAGTAACATCAAGGCTGATTCCTTTCCAATATTGCATCTTTTGGATTGACTCTATGGTTGTTTGATTATACTCATGCTTTATATAAGTATATTTATTCCTAATTTTATCACCTAGATTTTCATCTAAAGCAAAAGAACCAGATTCTTGTCCAACAATTGTTTTTGTAACATAAGTAGAAGAAGCTGCCGTATCAGCCTTACCCCTTTCTTGATATAAGAGAATATAGTCAATAGTAACTACATCGCCTAATGTTTCAATAGAAATATCTGTAACATCAATATTATCTGGTATTTGATAATATCCTTTAGAATTTACTAAAATGTTAAGATTTTTTCCATTCACTGTTACATTGATACAATAACCAAGTTGAACTCTATCTTTGTCTTCATCTGTTATTTCAGTATTTCCATCTATAGTTAAATTCCCATTACTGTTCTCTGTAAGACGAACAAGTTCATCATTAGATGTTTGAAGATATTTATGCGGAGCACTATGGAAATAAATTCTAATGTTTTTCATTTTATAAGCAGATGGTTGATTTTTTGAAAGAACTCCTGTATACCTTTGTTCAAACTCTGATGCTATAGATTTACTTAATAGTCCCTGTTTTACTAATTTTTCAGTAATAGTTATTTTATATAGCTGACTAATTTTTTGTAAAACAGTGTATTGCGAATCATCGCTATCTGGATTATCTGTAACATATTTTGTTTTTGCTAATTGTAGATCACAAATACCCAAATCATTTAACGTTTCTAGTGAATTTCCATCTGCTATTTCATATACGGTAGCAGAAAAATCCCATAGTCTGCGGGATAGCGTTTGATTGGGAGTTAATGATATATCAGTAATCATTACTGCCATAATACCCTCTGTCATAGACCTATAAAGTTTAGGTTCTCCATCATTTAGCCATTTTATTACTTCTTCTCTAAATTCTCGTTCCCAAAAATAATTATAGCTTTGACGAGCTTCCGCATTCCTGACCGCATCCATAAGATCTAATCCATTAGTACCAGAAACCGCAACTAAAGATTGGTCGTTCCCATTTGGAGGATAATATTCTGTTTTTGAGCCTAAATTAATAGGATATTCTCTTTCTAAAAAGATTTTATAATCATTATATAAGCCAGTGTCATCTACTCCAAAATAATCTTTTTCTTTTAGGAATAATCTATTTTCATCTGCTTGTGCGGAAATAAGCCCAGAAATAGAAAATTGTTTATAGTTCATTTGAGCATTCTCCGCAAATTTAGGATACTTGCCACCTAAAGTATCTATCTTCGAACGATTTACTACAGATTTCATACTTGAAACTTTATAATTATATTGTAGTCTTAGCTGTCTATCTTTGCGGGAAATAATAGCATCATAAAATTGCGGGAAAATAGGTTCACTTTTTTCATAACCTTCTGTTATGTTTTTGGCATCATAATAATTAGATAACCCACTACTTTTATTCACAAATTGGGCTTTATATTTATACCAATTATATGTTTCAACAGTATTATCATAAATAGTTATGTCGATCGTTTTTCCATAAACTTTTTCAGAATAAAGAGTTTCATAAGTAAGATAATTATCAACGCTAGAAGTTCTTTGAATATAAACAGTACCTTCTAGAGATTTATTATTTACTAGATGAATTTCAACAATTCCATTATCTTCATCTGTTAATTTTGCGGTGAATAAGCCATTCTCATATGGATTGAATGGAGTTTGTTCATCAGCATCAGCTATTTGAAATTTATATTTTTTAGACTTAAACTGATATTGATTTTTTGTAGTGCAATAAAGTTGAAATGAATAGGTATTACTTTGAGAATTCTCAGGAATAAAAGATTGTAAATTTAGTTGAGTATAAATAGAATTAGGGTCTGGATTCATGCCTGTATAAATATATTTTAATGGAGAATTTTCTCCAGAAGGATATACTTGTTCCTGGGTCTCTTCATTCATTACTTTTACAGCGTAAGATTGAAGTGTTTCGTCTTCTTTCCGATTTTCAGTCGTTAGTCCAAAGTAACACATTCCTGATATAGGGAATATGCCTCTATGAAATGCTTTTGGATTATTAGGATCATAATTACTATCATCAAAATCTACTAAGAAAATTTGCGGTTCAAGAATAGGTTTAATTAAGCATACTGTAGACCATTCAGAAAATTTGGTTCTATTTGTGTTTAAATATGTTTGTAGTTTTGCGCTGTCTTCTAAATAACCTTTATGCCATAAATTATCATTGGTACCCGTGCTGTCTGTTGTGCCTGATTCAACACAATCAAATCTTAATTGGACTTTATAATATTGATTATTTTTCCATCCTCCAAGTAAATCAGAGGCATAAATAGGAACATAATACATTTCTGTATTTTTATCATAATAAAGTCCATTTTGAGCATTCGCATTATTAGAATCATTTTCTACTACTAATATTCCCGTCGGATTGTCTAAAGCATTAGAATTAGATTTTTGGTCAACTAAAGAAACGTGAACCCTTTTAATTTTACTTGCTTCGTTGTAAGGAGATAAAGAATAAGAAACATAAACTACAGGATTTTTATTGTCACCGTTAGTAGTAGTAAAATATTCTCCTACAAAAGCAGGCATAAAAGTATCCACTTGCGGTGGATATAACGTATTAGTATATGTTCCTGGCATTATCCTTTATCTCCTTTACTCATTTTTATATTTAGTTTCCTTCTTGGGTATTATTTGACTTAATATCTATCCATAGTCCTACGTGCTCTGGATGTACTGGGGCTTCGCTCCCTTTATGAATAAAAAGAGCGTTTTCAGCCATATCTAAATAATTATCAATAACACTTTTTAGAGTTAATGTTTTTGTTGTGTTTTCGTCAGTTTGGATTGTATGAAAAATATTTTCAGACATAGCCCCAATTGGTCTGTCTATAGTTCCACCAGTGCTAGTCTTTTCTATAAAACCAGTGCTAACAACCGCCATCTTCAACCTCCTCCACAATATCACTCACGGGATCTACTTGCGCTTGTGCTTGAACATAGGTTAGAAACTCTTTAATAGCTTTATCTTTTATTGAAATTAACGCTTTAGAAAGAGCGTCTTCCATCATAGAAGCAGAGATATTGTTCTGTTTCATGAAAAAATCAATCCACTCTATAACAGAAGCTTGTACTTCCATTCGTTTTTGTAAATCTTCATTCATTTTATTTTATCCTTTTATCTCTTAATTAACTATTTTCTTTATACCACATTTGCTGATCAGGGTGTTCAAGTTTAACAGTAAGAGTTTGTGCGGGGACACTAAGGGTTACATCTTTAGATACTTTTAAAGCTTTTTGTAAAACTCCAGTAGCTAATGCTTGCCAAATGCCGTTGTCATCGTATTCACCTACAGTTAATTTGTCTGACGTGCTTACAGCTTCTATCTCAACTGTTTGTGTATCAGACTGTCCTTGGACATATACGCTAGTAGTGTGAGTGTGAGAATTATATAGATTTAACATATATATAAGTGCGCCCCATACACTATCTGATCCTCCAATAGTAGAGCCATCATTCCAATAAACGTTTCTACAAAGTACATAATTCTCAACATGACAATCATTGTCAGTTGATATATCTCCTTTAGTTTTAAGTCCTCCTCCTGAAGTTAAAAAATTTGTGCAATGGACGTTGCCAGTCATTTGAATTCCACCAGAAGCATTCCATTTAGAACCATATGCTATACCTGATCTCGGACTAATCAATATTGTACTATTTTTATTTTGTATTACTACTTCACCCGCATTATCAAAATTAGTGTCATCTTTTCCTAAATTATTTTTTATAAGAATTTGCTGACCTTCTGAAGTAATTTCCATACCTGTAGAATCTAAAGTAATATTACCAGGACAAGGAGAATACTCTTTTCCATTTTCATCTACTCCATCGCGTTTCCCAGAAGTTTCTATATTAATTGTTTTTGCACTGTGAGCAGTTATATCTTCTAATCTAGATAATGAGTCACCATATTTACCATTAATTTTTATATAATTATCATTTTCGTCTACTAGTAAAGAAATATTTTCTTTTGAAATGTTTATTTTAGAGGTCAAAAACGATGTTTCAGACGTAGGTGATTTCTTTGATAAAACTATATCGCCATTTGATTCTATAGAATAATCTTTCTCTGAAGTAAAAGATATTCCACCAGTAATACTTGTTAAAGAATAATCATTATTAACTTTTATTGTGCATCCCTTATTAATGTTTATATTTGCGCTTTGACCAAATGAATAACTGCTAGGATACTCAATATATCCATTTTCTTGAGAAGTATCTATTTTTCTTTCTGTAATAACAATCTTACATTCAGTATTACTTAAAGATAAGCTGTTATTAGACTCGGTTTGTTTGTTTTTAGCTTCCTCTTCTTCAGACGAGTTAGCTTTACTAGGATTGCTATATAAAGTAATCTTATCCCCATATAGATTTAATGGACGTGAATATTCGTCAGTGGCTCCTTCAGAAGCACCACTAATATAAAGTGGATTGTCTTTGCCCTTTTCTGATTTTGTAAAAATTTTACAAATAGTTTCTGACCCATCAATTTTATCTTCTGAACCTTTTTCAATAATTAATCCAGAATAAACGTTCTCGGTAATTGAGCTTCCAAAAGCATCAACGTATCCAGGAGCTATACCAACAGAACTTTCTTTCAATGCGTTTGTAATGAATCTCCCATAAGAATCAATATAAACTTTTGGGGTTCTCTCCCAAACGACATCTTTATCGCTATATTTTTTCTGCGGATCATTATCTGGATCTATTGCTATAAAATCATCATTATCTCCCGCAATTTGAATCCCTGAGTCATTAACAAGGTATCCATCTGTATTTCTTTTTCTATGATGTAAAAAGACTCCAAACAAAGCTGCCTGACTTGGGTCTAATTGAAGTTCTAGAGAATCGCCATTATATATTTCTGATTTTCCAGATACTTTGTTAGAATCAGCTCTTGCTGTTGGATCATTATGAGCAAAAAGAATATTTTTACTTATACTATTAGTTTTTATTTTTTCAGGATCAGTAGTAGGATTATAATCGAGATTGGGCCAAACCAAAAATTGCTGTCCTTTTATTGATATATAAGATGGATTTGCGCTTAATAAAATTCCTCTGTCAGTCGGTGAAATTGAATATCCTTTTTCTTTTTCGTCAAAAATTGGAGCATAATCATCTTTATATTTTTCAAAAGCTATTTCGCCACTTTCACCATTATTATTTATTATATTATATAATAATCTAGAACCTATTCTCCAATTAGCAATTAAACTAGTTCCACCTGGGTCTAATAGAATCCTTCCCTCATTATATTTATTTTCCGCAGAGGCTTGATCTTCTGGTAATCCAAAAATAGCCTTGCCAGATTCGGCATCTAGCCAAATGGATTGTTTCCCATGAGAATAACCAAGCAATCCAATAGAAGTATCTTCTATAGATTCTCCTTTATCATTTACTTTATCATAAGTAGTAGCCTTGCCCATTACAATACCAGTAAATTTATTTTTTGAATCTTTTTCTCCTGCACCTATTTGCGGAGCAAGAATATAATTCTCGTCTTCATTAATTTCAATATGTGTACCATCCCAGGCATTTAATGAAGATAAACCATAAGTGTTTAATGTTAAACAAATAGGAATACGAATTTCTGCCAACATTGAGGGATTTAGTAAATCATACTCATTTTTACTTGAATAAATTCTTGCTCTAACTAAATTATTACAATATTCTCCACTATAAACATCCACAGGAGATATATATATTTCATATTCTTTTATTTGTTTATCTTTTTGATCTTCTGGGGTTTCTTGAAGAATTTCTAAATAAGGAGATTCTTGTTGTTTTTCTCCATTTTCATTATAATAGATACCCTCTTTATATTTATATAATTTTAAACTAGAAGTTGATGAGGACGCACCTTTTTCTTCTACGACGTCATCTATTCCGCCATGAACTGTCCATTCGATATAATAATTAGTATTTGCGTCTCCGTCTATTCTTATACAAATCCCTTGATTTTTATTAAATAAAGGATTTCTTCCATCACTATTATACGTGATATATTTTAATGTTTTTGTTTTATCAATATAAATATTTTTTATCAACTCTGATTCTTTATAATCAATAGTATAAATTGGATAATAAGAATAATAACTATTACTATTATACGTTACTTCTGCTTTTATTATTTGATTATTTAATTTTCCTGCAACACCAAGCTTTTGTGTGTTAACAGCTCCGTTGCTCTCAACAATCAAATTTTTGCATATTGATTTATTGCCGCCAGCCATAGACCATTTTCTCGTGATTGTCTTATCAGTTAATAGAGAGCCTCTATTATATATCTTTACATCAAAAACCTCTGTTCCAATTTTTTTATCAGTATTCCACATTTTATCTTTATCGGGTCTAGACTCTAAAGCCAATATCCCATCTGCTGGGCTTTCTTTTGGTTCAATCTTACAGACTATATCTGTTCCATTTGTACCATTATCACCAATTTTAGTAAAATATAATTTTGAGTCTTGAGTATATTCTTTTCCATCATATGTTACAATTGCGGTGACTTGATTATTTAAAGCAAAATAATTATATGATTGTTGAATTCCAAGAGGAAAAACTCTTCCTTGATACCACTCTGCTTTCTCTGTCGCAGGATTTTTTACCATATTCTGTGTAGGAGTAACGATCATAGAATCGGAAAGAGGAACTTTCCATTTTAATTCATAAGTATCTTCATTAACTTCAAATCCAGTAGGATCATAAAAGTGACACTCTAATGGTTTCACTTCTAATGGGTCTGTATATCTTTCATTATCTGGTGCTACACCAGATTCACTATATTGAAATATTTGATCTCCATTTGCAATAAGAATATAGTATTCTGTTGGAGTTGCCTCAGAATTATTCTGTAGATTAATACCCGCGGTACCAATAGATTGATATTTCCCATCGGCTTCAGATTTTAAAAATACTCCGCACTTAATATGTGCAATAAGATTAACCGTACTAACTGGATAATGCATAACATTTTTATCAAACTCTAAACCATCAACTTTTAGAGCCGATATTTGCTGTCTTAAAGAAGTTATTTTACTATTCTTCTCTTTTTCTGCGGTTTTCTTATCATTATCATTTAAATCAGCATCAATAGCAGAGTCTTCAACATCTTCAAGTTCTTTCTGAAGTTCGTCTAAAGTTTTATCATAAGTAATTGTAGACTTCGCATCTTCTGTAACAGACCAGATAAATTTGAAATCTTCATCTGAATGTCCTTCCTCAAAATTTTCTGATCTATCATTTACATAACAAGTTAGAATAGGGGTGCCTCTATCAAAACTAAAAGAAGTTCCAATATTTGATTTTATCTCTAATTTTCTCTTTACCGCGTAATTATAAATAGTGATATCAGCCTTTAATATAACAGACTGCTTATAAACAGCAACACATTTATAATGATTTTCATACGATAAATTCTCTGAACCTTTAATTATAATGCTTTTATCATTACCTTTCGTTGACTCTAACCATCGCCAACCAGCTCCCGCATAATAATTAAAATTACTTGAGTTAGTAGTAATACTTACGTCTTCAACAAACCAATAATAATTCGTATTTACAGAAATATCAATATCTGCTTTTGTTGTTTTACCTAAAATCTCAAGAGTTTTTGATTCATCAGTGCTATAAAAAATTGCTCCTTGCGGAGTTCCGACTTGTAATTTAAAATCTCCATCAGTCGCTTCAATTTTTCTAACTCCATATATTTCAATATTTTGAACAAAAATATTATCACCCTTTAAAGTTGCTAAAGTGATATTTGTTTCATCAACAAAATCTTCTGATTGAAAAACAATAGATTCCAAATGGAGAAAGTTATTCGTATCAATGGGACAAAAGATATATTGGTTAGACCAATCATAAAATCTGTGCGGATCACCTGTCATTTCTTCACTTGAAATAGTAAAAGTTTGATATTTAGGTTTTGGAACAATATATTCTTTGGACTCTAACTTTTCAATATATTCTTTTGATTTTTCTAACATATTATCTACTTGAATTGATGAAAATTTCTCTAAGGCAGTAACAATATCTTTAATAGCTTTAATTTCCGCAGAAGAATTACCTTTATTATTTAAGTTCTTTTGATAAAGATTACTAATTTTTTTAGTTTCTTCTTTAGCTTCTTCTAAAGCTTTTTTTAAAGCATCTTTATCAGTAACTTGCTCAACAAACCAATATTGCTTTAATTTTTCTATAACGTCTTTATATGAGCTTGCTGTTTTATCTTCTTCTGATAATTTAATATCTGGCAAGTATTCTTCAAATTCATTTACTGTTTTATCCCCATCTTTTACAGCAATAACAATATCGAGCCAATATTTTCCCCGCACTCGGTGTTCTTTTGGAAGGTTTGTTTTAAATTTAGCTTCAATCATTAACGCGTCCGCTTGAGACATATAAGTTTCAAGTTCTTCTGCGTTTAAATTTAAAAGATTGTTTTTACCATTCTCATCAAATGTTAGCCCTTTTTGATAAATTAGTTTAGCGTCTTGCCTAAAATAAGAATTTAAGCCAACTGGATAAACTTTTTTAACTTTATCTTCATTATCTTTACCTTCATATAAAGTATTAGAGCCTATAAGATTATAATCATTCATTATAGATGAAATAAAACTTATATTTTGATCATCTTCTTTATATGATGCAGAATCTATAATAATTTTCTTTTTAGTAAAATCTCCTTCTGGAATAAGGACATAAACAGAACTACCTTTTGAATATGTTTTTCCACTTGCTCCATATACAGTCATAATTCCACCGTTATAAGAAACTTTATATTCATTAGTTAATAAATCGCTACAAGAAGCGATAGTAGCTGTGACAGTTTTATCAGTAGCCAAACTATCTACTTGACTTTTTGAAATGGTCTCAATAGCTTTTATTAAAGCCTCTTGATAATTATCTGCCATTTTTTCTCCTTTTAACTCTATTTAATATTTATCTAATTATATTGTTTTTTTGGTATAAAAAATAATAGGAGATTGCCCATAAAAGGCAACCTCCTATTTATTATCTAATTTTATGAATATATTGTGTTGCTTGATCTGCTAAAGAAAGAATTGCTTGTTCTATTTCAGAAGCATCTTTAACATTCGGGAAATTAGCATCAATGTGAATATTTTGTTCTAAATCTTGTGAAGATTGAGAACTCACACCACTAAAGGAGTTAATACTTGATAGTGCTGAATTTAAAGCACCAGATTTTAGCCCAGCCGTCATTGCTCTAATCATATTTACAGCATTTAGAATATTTGCCGTATCAGTTTCATTAAGAACTAACTCTTTTTGATGTAAGAATGCTAATTTTCCATTTTTGGCTTCATTTATTCCATTATCCCAATCTCCAGTATAACCACCAGTATCAAACATTTGATCTGGACGAATCCATCCTAAATGTCCTCCATCTAGTTCTTCAATATGAACAGAATATTCACCAACTTCTCCTTCAGGATGTCCATAAGGCTCTCCAGAGAAACTAGAAATTCTAACTGCACCTTGTTCTCCTGAATACCAATGACCAACTGGTTTGTCTCCATAAGAGTCATTGTAATACTGGCCAGTATAACCAATAAGATCACCAGCACGATAAGAAGAAGGGTCTATTGAGCTTCTGCTATCGCCTCCTGAACCAGAGCCAGAAGAATTTCCATATTTCATATACTCAATTTCAGCAGCTTGGTTAGCATTTTTTGTCTCTAACTCTTTAATTTGATTTGTTAATTTCTCAATCGTTTTATATGCTTCGCTAGTTTCATCTTTTAAGTTTGCTAACATATTTTGATAATAAGTCAACTGATCTTGCCAACCACCTATTTTTTTAACACCTTCATCACATTTCTGATAAAATGCTTCAGTGCTTTTCGTAAGTTCATTTGTAGCATCAGTACATTGATTTACAGTTTTTGAAACATCGTTAAAATCTTCGCCAACTCTTGTTGCTATTTTATTTACATTAACTTGCCAATCAGTCGTCGCATTATTAAAATCTAATAATAATTGCTTTTGAGCCTTCTCAAAATTAGTGCTATCTAATAACCATTTTGTAAAAGAAGCATTCCAACGAGAATCTATAGCACTAAAAGCCTCATCATTTCCATTTTTGATTTGATCTGCGATATCCTCAATGCCAGCTTTATTTTCTTGACTAAGTGAATCAACCATACCAGTAAAATCATATAAAATATTGCCTTGAGCAGTAGATAGCTGTTCTCCAACTCCATTCAAATATTCTTTCAATTCATCAAGAATTTTCTGAATCCTTTGTTTTCCTTCTTCAGTTTTTCCAATAGCACTATTCTTAATAGTTTCAATTTGAGAAAAAGCTTCTTGATATGCTGACAACGCATCTGATTGAGTTTGTTTTATTTGGTCTTTAGAGAGATTATAGGCATTATTTTTTGAATCTAATAAATCATTTTCCGCACTTCTTACACTATCTTCATTTGCGGTATATACATAGGAATAGTTTCCTTGAGTGTCACGGCGCAATTTCATTTGAGATTTATTACGTTGAGCGTCTTCTAATGCTATTTGCTTTTGGAGAATCTCTAATTGCGCGTTAGCATATTCTACGTCATATTGAGATAGCTTTGTTTTGTTCCGCAATAAATCTAATTGCTGATTCATCTGTTCTGTTATCTTGTGTTGAGTATCTAGACCGCTTGCGTTATCCAAAAGATCAAGGTATTTACTTTGAAGTTTTTGAATATTATATGCTTTATTGGTACTATCTAAATAATAATCTGCATTGCGGTTAATAAGCTCCCATTGGTCTGCTACCCAACCAATATCAGATTCTCCATTGAATAAATTAGAAGTCCAAGTCTTTAAAGATTTCTTTACAGTATTTTCATAAATTTTTTGTAAATTCTCAATAGAAGATTCAACTAATTCATCTAATTTCTGTTGAGATTCAACAATCTTATTATTTACTTCTTTCCATTGATCTGAACCCTCTGTTAGTGTCTTTTTTAAAGCTTCCCAAGTTGCAATATTTTGTTTAACTTCAGCCATTTGCGCATCATAATTAGCATTTTGCGCTTGATAAATATTATTTAGTTCATCATAAGACTCTTCTCCTCTTAAAGCTTCAACAAGATTTGCTTGATGGTCAAGTCTTTGAATGATATTGTCATATTGATCAAGGCGTTCATTCATCCAATCGTTAATTTGATCGATACCATCCATTATACTTTGAAATACTGCTTCTTGAGCTTGCTCTATATCTTTTACGTAAGATACATAATCTTTAACAAATTCTTCAGCATCTTCATACAATTGCTTGCTGTTTTCTCCATAAATTGAAGAAGTACCAGTTTCTTCCATTTGTTTTATTTGATCAGAAAGTGTTGACCCACGCTCTAAATATGCATCAACCAAACCGCTACCGTTTCTGCCATCATATTTACCAGCTAAAGCATTTGCTTTTAATTCTCTTAATCTTTCTGCTCTAGCATGAGCATTAGCTTTTTCTTGCTCGTCATCTGTTTCGTGCCATCTTTTCTGCTCTCTCGCAATTAAATTATCATAATACTCGTCCATATTTTCATTTGATAATTGCCAGGCATTAGCTAATTTCATTACATTTTCGTCGCCAACTCTAAAAACATCATCAGAACGACCTTTGCCAATTTGTTGAAACTCTATCCAGGCTTCATTTATATCTTTAATAGTTTTTACTGATTCTATCTGTTTATTGAAAGCTTCGATCCGCATATCCTCAATTTTATCATAGAAATCTTGGATATTTTTTTCTGATTCTTCAATGCCGTCAATTTGAACATCGAGATATTTATCAATCAAATCCTTGAAATCATCAAAAGCTTTTTGCCTACGTTCAATTTCTTCTTCCCACTGCTCTTGTCCTTCTTCAGTGGTTTCAGCATTATAAGCATCAATGGCTTCATTTAGTGAATTTTGTAGCTCTTGGAATTTTTCTTTATAATTTTGCGGGATTCCATCAGCATCAAAAGTAATACCATAATCATTAGCCAATTGATTACGTTTTTCAGCAGCTTCTTCTTTTTGAAGTTCAAGCTTTTGTTTTTGAAGTTCAATCTGCTTATAAAGAAGTTTGATTTCTTTAGTCATAGCATTTTGCCACTTATAACCAACCAAACGCTCTTTATCTGTGTTGAGCTTATCTAATGTTTTATCAATTTTATTTAGTTGAGCATCAACTTTTTTATAGCGGTCTAGTTCATCATCGTTGCGGTCTTTGGTCTTTGGTTCATATGAGGAGCCACCGCCTCCTCCACCTCCGCCACCAGAACCACCTGATCCGCCAGAGCTACCGCTACCACGAGAGTTTGAACCCACTGTTTGAACTCCTGATCCCGTGTATGTTGCGCCTACAATTTGAGGAAATGAAGACTGGCTTTGAGTATAAGTTGAAAATTCTGTATACTCTCCTGTAGGTTCAATAATTCCAGTGTCTTTATTCTGCTGAAATTTTGGCCACTTCATTTTAGTTTCATTCCAAACAGGTTCACTAGGAACCTCTTCAATTGTAGCATCCATACCAGCGCTGCTCAAAATATTTGTCAATTGTTCAGCAGAGATTTGGCCTAAAGCAGCTAACTCATTCAGTTTTGAAATAAAAGGATCAGTATTAATATCTACTTCTGTTCCGATTGGCATCTCATCTACCTTAGCTTGAAAATCTGATAGCATTGGTAGCAGTTCTTCATTAATTAAATAATCTTTATCTTCATCTGAAATATTCTCTACTTTCAAATGTGTAATAATATCTTCTGAAGCTATCTTTCTTAAATCATCAATCGCGTCAGCGTCTCCATCAGCAGCTCTCGCCATAGCATCTATAGCGTCTTCATTTTTATAAAAATCATCGCTTAAAGCCCCAACGTCTATATTAAGGATATCAGATAAAATTTCATCTAATTCTCCAAGAGCTTTATAATAATCTGATATTCCTTTTGACGCATCTTTCTCCAGAACTTTTCCAAGGTCTTTCCAGCGCTTTGTAAGTTTAGAAATACCATTATTCATCTGAAGATTGTACGCAGTAATATCTTTTGCGCTATCTCCAAGCCTTTCATATTGTTTTCTAAGATCCGCAATCTTTTGAGCAGTTTCTTCAGATTGATCTCCAGAATCTCTTAGCTCTTTTATCTGATTCTCTATATCCTGCGCGGTTTCTTGCATTTCATCGCTATTAAACATAGCTGATGACATACGGTTAAAACCACTTTCAGACATATCTGTATCTTTTAATAAATCACTAATTTCTTCTTTACTAAAATCTGACCTGTCTGTCAAAGTCGGCTCAAAAGCTAGTTTTGGCAAATTATCACTTGCATTAATATTATCTATTTGAGATTGTATCTCTCCCAATGATGCATCCATATCTAAAGATGCAATAAATTGTAACTGTTCTTTTTCTGTTAATCCGCTATTTTTTATTTGGTCTTGAAGCCCTTTTACCACTTCATCCGCATATTTGCCAGAGTCTTTAATTCCAAAATCTTTTGTGTTTATCCCCTGTTCAGAAATAGCGTCGGTAACTTTACCATATAAAGTTTGACCACTGTTAGTATATGACTGCTCTAATTGTAGTTTTAATTTAGCAGTTTCATCTGTTGTTTGAGAAATCATCCAAGATAATTGATCAGACCAATCGCCTAAGCTACTAATATACTCGGACATTCCATTAGAGCTGTCCAGATATTCATCTATAATTCCTTGGTAATCTTTACCAACTAAATCGTCTTGAATATCTTGCGCTTTATACTGCATTAGTTGTTGCTGTTTGTCAATATAATCTTTTATATCGTCTAAGTTTAGGGCAGAATTTATATCGTCAATATTCTTTAAATACTTTTTCTTCGTTTCTTTTAATGAAGAGGTGTCTTCACCCGATTTTTCTTTTTTAGTTATCTCTTTTTCAATATCATCAATTGCGCTATTTATTTCTTTAATTCTTTGTTTTGCTGCCCCGATAGCTTTGTCATAATTTCCTTCGTCTTGGCCTTCTTTGATTTTAGACAAAGTCTCTGTAGCTCCTGGTCCAACAGCTTTAGATAAATCTGTATATATAGAAGCATTTCCAATACCTAAGGGGTTACCGTTAAGCGATGCCGCATTTGATCCATTTAAAAATGATTCGACATCTCTTTCTGCTAGTTTTCTAGAATCTTTATCCGCGTCATTTATTGATTCTGAAAGTTTCTCATAATTTCCAATAGCTAAATTTATCTGTTGATTCTGCAAATCAAAAGTATCAATAAGTTTTGATGCGCTTTCTTTTAACTGATCCGCACCCTCACCAGTTTTTTTATAATTTTCGTATAATTTATTAAAATTATCAGTATCCGTTGATTTTTCTTTATAATTAGTTATTGAATTTTCAGCTTTTTCTTTTTGTTTATCATAGAATTCGCCAATGGTTTTAGAAGCGGCTGATATTGCAGTAGAAATAGCCATTATTGAAAGCACTAAAGCAATTCCAGGCCCAGAAGACAAGAAAGTCATTGCTTTACTAAATGCATTCATCGCTGCGGTTGTTAAAACAATTTCTCCTCGAAGTAAAGCCATTTTTGCCTTTGTTGCTAGGGTTAGTTTGTTTGTTCTCGCAATATTTTGATTTAATATATTGAGTTTATTATTAAAAATTTCAGACATTGAATTTTTTAATGTTGATAAATCTCCAACTTCTTTCAATGATTTAAAACCGTCAATAAGCATTGGTAATGTCATAGTTAAATTCATAATAGTTTGAAGAAGTTTTTCCCCGCCATCTACATCGCTATCAGCCCATAAGCTGCCTAAAGATTGAAATGATTGCCAAGCAAAACTTAAACTGGTTATTCCCGCAATAGCCTGCGTTATTGATTGTAATTCTTCTTTACTTTTTTGATCTAATTCAAAGTTTTTTCCTTCATTGATATTTTGTGTATTAGCCCCACTTAATCCACTTAAATCAGATTCAGTTTCATTGACATCCTTCATAGAAGGTTTTATTTTAGAAGCATTTTCTAAATTGTTATTAACTTTAGTATTTATACTTTCTAACTCATTTAATAGTTGCCTTATTTTTTCAAGTTCTTCGTCAGAAATATCTCCAAGAGAATTTTTATTATTTAAAAGATTAACAATTTTTTCAGTATCTTTGACAACAGTATTATATTCATCGCCAAGCATTCCTACATATTCTACATTTTCTTTTAAGTCTTTTGTAGTATTCTTTAGACTATTCTTAAAACCATCAAACTTATTAGTATACCCATCAATAACGGCATCAAATTGATCTCTTACATTCGTAGTATCTTCGCTAATTGAAAGTCCAGTCAAACGCTTATCAAGAAATGACTTTTTTGCAAATCTGTCTTTTGTTGTATCTGGTAAATCTGATGGATCATATTTTTCATATGCTTTTCCATCTGTATTAATTTTTTTTGTTAATTTACTTCTATCGACAACTAAAGTTCCTTCTTCATTTCTTTTAACACCTAACAAATCTTCTTCTGTCTCTAACTGTATTTTTAGTGCTTCATTAACAGCTAAAACATTAGTTCGTAATTTATCTTCTGTTTCTACTCTTAAATTTTCTAACTCAATAGCTTTTTCAACTATTTTATTTGCTTCTATTTGGCTTGCTTCATCCTGTCCCGCAGCATTTCTGACAGAGCCAACTCTTTCTGCAAGCGCTCTTTGTCTATCAGAAACAATCGTCCCCATTTGGTATTCATTAAAAATATCCTGTCCAACTTGAGCGTTCGATTTTTTTAGACTTTCTCTCCGTCTATTTGAAACAAAATTCCCAATTGAATTTGCTATTGAACCACTAAAAGTCTTTGTAAGAATAGCTCCAAGACCAGTTAAAGCTGTTGCTCCCCCGCCAATAGCATCAGTTAAATCATTAAATAAATCTATTACTGTGGTTAATCCATCTATAAATCCATAAAAATCATCTGTTTCAAAGAATTTACCAATAGTTTCTTCAAAGGTTGCTTGAAGTTTGTTCATTCTACCTTCAATAGAATTTATATATTTTTCATTCATAACATCAAGAGTGCCATCAGCATTCTGTGAAGCACCCTTATATTCATTATACATATCAGAACGATTCATCAACGCTTCAAAACGAGCGAGCTGATATTTACCCGCAAGAGTAGTAGCAATAGCATTTTTTTGAGTAGAATCAATGTTAGACCATACTTTCATAAGGTCTTCCATTATTGATCCAACTTCTCTCATTTTTCCATCAGAACCAAGAACAGAAACGCCAACTTTTTCAAGTGTTCCTGTTACTGTTCCAAGATTAACTCCATCATCAAGTGTTTCACCCATCCCGATATCAGAAAAACGTGCATAAATAGTCTTTAAACCATTGCCAATATTTTCTGGAGCTTCACGAGTAACAGATTCAATTGTGGCAATTTGCGCTGCCAATTGATCCATATTTACACCAACAGTATTTGCGGTTGACGCTGCTTTTTGAGACGCCGCCGCTAATTCTTGAACATCTGCTGCTGATACATTTGCTACTTCTGCCCAAGAGTCAAGTGCTGAAGATAATTTTTCAATATTATTATCAAGACCATAAGCATTCATATAAGCAGTAATTTGATCTGACGTTGTAGCAGTATCTTGTTGAGAAGCATTTGCTAATTTTGTAGATAATTGAGCCAATTGATCTGATTTATTTAGATCAAAACCTTGCTGCGCGAATACTAAAGTCGCATCCGTCATTGCTACAGTTGTACTACCAAGAGCTTTAGCAGCTTCATTCGCAGACTTAGCATATTCATTCATTTGTTCTTTAGAGTAATCAGTAACCATCATAATATTGGTTAATGAAGCGTCTAAATCTTTAACATATTGTACTGCTTGGTGAGCACCATTCATTATTGATTGAAAGCCGCTTGCGATTACGCCCCAACGAACAGTATTCCCAAAGGTATTCATGATTTTATCTGTGGTTTTTGTTATTGATTTTAACCCAGTATCAATCTTGCCAACTCTTCCGAGAATATTATTAAAAGCTACTTCACCTTTAGTTCCAGCCATAGAAAAAGCTGTAGATATTTTACCAATACTTAAAGCATTCTCGCCCATAAGTTTATTGACTTTTGAGAGGTCAAGCATTCCAAGTTTACTATTGAAAGATTGGTTTAAAATTTTACTAAATTTAGATAGCTGTGCTTGCGCGGTTCCCATTGCACTATCAGAAATAATATTTTGTTCAGAAAGTTTTTTCAACTCTGTTTGAGTCTTTTTAATTTCTGCCTGAAGTTTAGAAATACCGCTACTGTCCAAAGTGGTCTTTAATTTGTACTCGACAGTTGAACTATACTTGCTAATAGTAATCACTCTCCTTTTATATCGGGGTCATAAAATGACCAATGAAATTTTCCTGCTGTTTTAGCCTGCCCAGCACAACATCTCGATATACCAGAACTACTTTTTAAACCTATGCTTTTCGCGGCTTGAAGAGCGGAGGAATAAATCTCTTTTGTTTCTAAACAAATAACCTTTTTAGCCATTCCGCTGTTATCTATTAATTTTTTTCTTGTTTCTAAGCTTGCCTTTCTCCCAATGCTTTTTGAGGCATTATTTTTATACCATTCTTTTTTGCTTAAAGACATTTTTCTACGAGCCTCTTCAGAGACGGGTTTTTTAGGTCTATTTTTCATATAATTACTAAGTTTTTCTTTTTTTATTTGTCCCTCTTTACTTTTCCAAAATTCTTTAGTGCTACCTTTTGGAATTTCTATATTATATTCAGCGCAAGCTTTTTGAACAATACTAGGACTACATTCAAAAAAAGCAGCTGTCTTTTTTTCGTTTTTTAATTCTAAAAACTTATTTGCAATTTCTTTGTAATTATATATTAAATTACCTTCTCCTCCCATCGTCATATTATATCCATTTTTGAAAGAATCATAATATTTTATCCAATATCTTTCTCTTTCAGATAATTTATCAGAAAGACATTTCTCTATTTCTTCAATATAAAAATGTTCAAGACCATATTTATTCATCGCTCTATATAAATGATATTTATTATTATATTTACTTTGCTTAATATGCTCTTTATATCTTCTTTCTATAGTAGAAGTTGTTTTTCCTATATAAACTTTATTTGTAACATCATTTGTTATTTTATAGATATAACCCATTTTTCTTCCTTTTATCTCTTATTATAAAAATTAAGGGTATATAAAAAATAAACCCTACTTTCTATAAAAGTAGGGTTATAAATGTTATATTAAATCGACCAAAGATTATTCTCCAGAAGTAGGAATATTATTATTCATACCCCAATTCTCTGCGATTCTTGTTACTTCTGCAATATCTTTATCTGAAACTGCGGATTTCAATTGCTTACTTGCTTGTTCGACAATATCTGAAGAAAATTCTTGAATTGTACCAAATAATGCTCGTGCGGAAAGAGCATACTCTTTGTATTCTTCATACCACTCATTAGCATAATCTTCTAGACAATTAATATCCAAAGAAAATTCGTCGTGTAAAGTTTCTAATGTGCCATCTTTGATTAAAGCATCCCAACAATCAAGAGGGTTTTCCGCAATCATAGAAGTAATCTCTTCTTGGCGATCTGGAAAAGCAATAACTGAAGCATACATATAAATCGCACGTTCAAAAATATAACTATTTACAAATCCATTGCTTTCCGCAAGATCAATCGCAAAATTAAGAATATCAAAATAATCTTGTGATGTAAATGTCTTTTGTTTTTCTAGCTCAATATCAATCATTTTTAAACTCCTTTTATCTCTTTTATACATAAACAAAATATAACATAAAAATTTTTATTTGTCAAATTTTATAATGCCATTTTTAACATATTACTCATATTAATATTTATTTTAAATTTAATTTTTTGTATATTTGCCTTAATTTGATTATATGCTGTTTGACTTGTTTCGTTATTAGTGAAAGCTTGCCAATGAGCTTCTTCTGGACTTCCTTCTCCTTCTCGCGGAGAATACCTTTGTTTTTCTGATAATTTTGTAGCCCATAAATTTTTATCTGTACCTCGAATGTCCTCTTGAGTTATTTGAAGTAATAAATCTGGTATATATTCAACTTTTCCATTTGTTACTTGCACTAAATTATTTGCATTTGCAGTATTAACAACACCATTAAACATTCTTCCCATTACTGCATCTACATATAGTAATTGAGCTATAAAAGTTTGATATTCCATCCAAAGTTTGGAAGGTAATCCTCCTGGCCCATATGATCCATACAAAGATCCTCCTAAATTAACTATATATTCTTCAGTCCCAGTTGAAAGAGGAAGCCCATATTTTGTAGCTAATGCTGCCGCTTGAAAAATGTTATTATAGTGTTCAAAATTTCCCCAACCGTCAAATTTCTTTAAAGAAGAATCTTTATAACTTTTAACATTAATACCAAAAGTCCCTGAAACATAATTATTGCCTAATTGGATATAAGAAGTCGTATCGTTTTTTGAAGTAATTTTTGTTAATGATGAGTTATTATCATTAACAAAAAGTTGTTTCAAACTTGGATCTTCTTTATAAATTACATCACAAGAAACACCACTTCCAAAAGAATAAGAACTTTGCGCTGTTAATACTGCTCTGATATCGTCTAATTTGCTAGAGATTTCTTTGTTTTCTTTATTAATACCATTTACGAGCATTGTTGCTAAATATTCACTATACTTTACATGAAAATTATTTGCTAATGTTTTAATACCAACAAAACTATTTTCTATAGAACCATTTCTACCAACACTAATTCCTTGCACTTTATTATTAAAATTAGAAATGTCATTATACATTTTTATTGCATTTTGTAAATCTTTATTTAAATTATCAAGTTTATAAGTTCCATTCTCAATTTTTTTCTTAGTTATTGGTTGTCCCGTTACGGCTCCGATATAGACAGCATATTCTAAAGCTTTTGAAGACATAAGTGATAAATTATCTAATATCTTTTCTTGTTCTTTCAACATGGCATCAAAATTATCTTTATATTTTCCTCCTTTATAAGTATCAAAAAAATTTAAAGATAAACTGCCATTATATCTAATAAGATTTGAGATAACAGAATTTATCGTGCTAGAAAATAACTTTTCCGCATTCCGATAGCTATCTAAATAATATTTATTATAAGCCTCTTGCAATTTAGATAAATACCCAGATTGTCCATCAACTCCCTTAAAAAAGGAATCAATTTGTTCAATCCCAACGCGATTTCCAAAAGAAGCTTTTTTTCTTGCATTAACTATTTTTTCTCGCTGATTATTAAAAAAACTATTTAAAATTTTTTCTTTTTCGTTTGTAAGAAATTCATAACTTGCAGTATCTTTTAAAAAATCATAAGCCCATATATATAACATACTTTCACCTCCTGCCTACAAGAAAAAGGGGCATCCCGCAGGACACCCCTTATATTTTTTATTCTTCACCAGTTGTTAAACCATCAAACAAAGTTGTGGTATAATCTTCCTGCGGAAGTGTTTCTTCTGATGTAGATGAATCAGTTGTTTGTTCTTGCTTATCAACAACTACGTCTTGTTTAGCTTTTTGAGCCTCAGATTCAGTAGACGTTGAGGCTTTTATTCCCCCGCAAAGACAGATTTAGTATACCATTCATCTACGTCTTTATCAGATGTACGATTTTGATGACCAAGAATTTGAGTATTCTTGTAGTTATGAGTAGTATCAGTATTACCGACAACTTGAAGTGCAGCCATTACCTTTTTCTTACGATTGAACTTGGTAAACGCTGGGAAACAGTCAATCGTGAAAGTAAAGGTTGATGGATCGCCAGAATTGGCCATCGTGAAGGTGAAGTTAGATTGAATCTTACCACGAGGAATAACAAATTCTGCGGGCATGTCTTCGCCAGTCTCTTCATCGCGGAAGAGAGTAGAAGCTTCAATGTAGTAGTATCCAGCGAAGGTAGAAGCATCGATTTGCATTTCATAAGTACCCTCATCATGCATCTCATAGCAATCGATACGTACAGTATCGCCAACGTGTACAGCAGTATCTAAACGACTGTCTCCTTTAGTATCTTTAGCTAATGCAAAAACAAGAGTTTTGCCTTCAGCACCATTAATTTCACCATTAGCTTGAAGGGTTGCTTTAGTAAAAGTGCCAACGGGATCCTCAAGATATACTTGATCTTCAGTAACAGCAGAAAGATAATCTGCTTGAGCACCAGCAGAATTTAATGTTACTGGATAAATTGGTGCTTCTTTTGAAACAACTAGAGAAGCACCATTGCGATCTTCATCAGTAAGTTTTGCAACTAGAGTCTTTTTCTCTGCAATTGTTGCTTCTTCCACAACCATGTCGTAATTTGCATGAACATAAATTTTACGCGCATCAAGTTGATTATCTTCATCTTTCTTACGGCCCTTTACAACACCAGCGCCAGATAGCATAGAAAAGCTAATTGGTGATAGAAGGGCATCTTCTAATGTGAAAGTTAATGTTTTTTCACCATCCCAACCGATCAAACGGGGATTACCTTGACCCAATTATATTCTATACATTTCGCTACAATGTATACGTTTATAATATTATTATAAACTGCTTATAGTTGCCTATAAGTTTAGACTATATCTTAATCCTTAAAAAGGATTCCGCCCATTTCGACTGCCAATCGCTTGCAGCCTACTCTCTTTATGAGATAGTCGTTGAACGTTTAATTAAAATTAATATTTTGTGTTAGATATTTCCAATTCCTTTTATTTTTTATAGCAGAAATGGTTGATTTAGAACATCCATATTTTTTCATTAATTGAGAATAAGGAACATGATTAAGTAAATCAACTATTAAATCAAGAACTTGCTCATTCTTTAATTTACTAGCAGGATTAGCCTCTCCTTTTAAACTAGCGGCTAAACCAAGTTTTACAGCATGTATTCTATTCTCTTGATTTGTACACCATTCAAGATTATTAAGACAATTATTTAATTTATTACCATCAATATGATTTACTTGTAAATTATCTGCATTTTCAATTGGATTAAAACATAGCATTACAAGCCTATGTCTAAAATAGCTTTTTGATTTTCCATTCTTTAAAACAAGTCCATTTTTAACATATCCATTTTTAACGCCATCTTTTAATTGTTTTTTACCATTATCTGTAAAAAGTTCGCCTTTTTCATTAATAAAATAACGATCTTTTACTTCTGGAATATAATTACTAATCTGTAAAAGCATCAATAATTCTCCTTCTGTATTTTTCAAAATATTGTTTTAATTACTTCGCTGCTGATTGTCTTATAGGATTTTATAAGATGTTCCAGCAATTAGAGCGGTTTTCATTTTATCATTACTGATAAAAGGAGCCGTTTTTATTGACCCTGTGCATAAACGGTGGTTGCAGCACCTTCTAGACTAGAAGTCTTTGCTGTGTCGATGTAAAGAACTGGTTGATACGCATCAAAATGTTGATCTCCAATATCCACAGAAGTGAGTGGTTTGAAAACAACATTACAAATTTCGCGAATCCCGAATCGATTCATATGTTTTCTCTCCTTTGAAAAATTTGTATACACTTTTTTCTTTTATCAGAAAGCTCGTCAGCTCTCATCTATATAAACATACTTCTCCAACAAAGTATGAGTATAACAAATTATTTATATAAATCATCTAACCAATTATTAGGTTCTTTCATTTCGCTGGTATCCATCATTGGCATAGTAGATACCCGCATATAAAAATCATATTGTATTTTTGCTGTGTATCTCAAAAATGAATCATATAATTGAAATAAAGTATAATTATAAAAAATATTTATATCCATACCCATTCCAACAGAAAGAATAGAAGTATAACTTCCAATCAAACTTTGAGATACTTGTCCAGAATTTTTTTCTTGATTCAATTTATTCCTAATTTCATTGCCCTTTTTAAGTTTTTCAGCAATTTGTCTAGCTTGTTCATTTGCTGGATTATAATCAGGATCATCACCATCTATTCCAGTAGGAAGAAATAACTTCTTTAAATAAAATTGAAATTCTTCAAAATTCATAGGATTTAATTGTCCTATATTCTTTTTTACTTCTTCAATTTTAAAATTTATAAGATTTCTTTCTATTATAACTTTATAATTAGGAAAAATAATATTAAAAAACTCTGAAATTAAACTTTTAATAGATATATCTTGTGAAAGAGCCATCATTAATAAGTGAAAATCAGACAACATTTCTAACTGTGGATTGCCCTGCCTTAGTTCTCCAACAAATCTTTCCACATTAACAATAATTTGAACCGCAGTTAAAAAGTCATCTTCTCCAAAAGCGCAAATATCCTTTACTGTAGGCTGTGTAATAGCTACATTACAGTTAGGAACTATAATAGGCATCCCAGATAATATTTGCGCTAAATCTCCTTTTATATCCATATATATCTTAACTCATTCTATTTTCTTTTATAAAAGTCAAAATTTCATTTTCTTTTATATCCGATTCATCTTTATATTTTATATTTAATAAAGAATAATTATTTTTTAAAGCCCAGTCTTTTTTTAAGTTATCATAACAAATTCGTTTCTTAAATTCTTCTTCTCCTCCAAAAAAAGTTACTGATCTATAATGTTGTAATCCATTACATTCTATCAATATTCTATCTTTTGGTAATAAAAAATCGAAGCGAAATCTTTGTCGCGTTTCTGGATTAATACATGTTTCAAAGTTAGCTTCTTTTATAAAACTTATATTATTTTTTTCTAAAATTTGTCTTATTTTATATTCTCCATATGACTTTAAACAGCCACAAGACTTTGTTTTTTCAGACAAAAGTTCTCTACTGCTAACATAACAAATATTTCCACAATCACACTTACATTTCCAGACAACTCGTCTATTTTTTCTAATATTTGTTTTTTCTATAACAACTAATTTACCAAATCTTTTATTCAATAAATTCTTACAATTGTCTTTCCCAACTATAGCTCTTGTTTTGTCATTATAACAGCCACATGAAAAAGTGTTCCCAGAAACTATACTAGAAATTCTTGTTTCAAACAATTTACCACAATAAGGACATTCAAAATTTGCGTAATAAATTTTTCCTACCCGCTTAGTTCTTTCTATTAATAAAACCTTCTTTTCCCCAGGTCCAAGAAAATCTCCAGAGCGATATTTTTTACTCATTAATTATCTCCCATCTGTGTCAAGGAAGGTAGTTTATCATAGATTTTTTCTGAATCTGAATTTTCTGAATGTGTTGCGACATAACGAATAAGGACGCCTCCTAAATATTCATTGAGAACAAGTTGACTCGCACCAAGAAATTGCAATGTTCCAATACCTGAAAGACGAGCCTCATTTAATATACCATCAATATATCCCGCAATCATCCACGGTCTAAGTTGATAATCTTCCATTTCCCAATAGTCTAAATGACAAATAATTGAGAAGCTAATTACACAATCTCTATATTCAGGATTTTGGGTTGGTGTAAAATCATCAAATTCTAACATAATATAAGATTTAACTTCTTCATGTTCGCCAAAAGATAATTTTGGAACGGCTTTAATATATTGCTCATCTTTCATCTTTTTTATGGTATAAGTATTAATCTTATCTTGATATTGCGCTTGAGTGCGGTCAAGGCAATCTGGAGTATTAATTATTAATAGCCTTTTTAACTTATCACTATAAGGCTTACTTTCAACTAAAAGCTTTCTCCAAATTAGTTCTTGATCTTTCCCGCAAGACAAAAAAGTAGAGCGATAATTAGTTTCAAGGAGATTTGAAGCTATTCTTTTCATACTATCAAACCTCCTTTCTTATAATGACTTAATTTTTATATTTAATTCTGTTTGCTCTTGTCCTTCTGGAGTACAATAAAGAACAAACTCACCCTTTTTACCAGAAACAATTTCAACTTTACAATAATCATTTCCAGTTTCAATGATTTTTGCTAAATCACTATCAATAGAAAATGTAGCTTTTACATTTTCTCCTTTTATCCAATAAGTATGAGTTTCATAAGGATAAACCTCTTGCGGACCTTGGATAATAGGCTTGGCCCAATCAATAGTAATAGTCCTTTTTTGCTCGCCATAACAAATATCGAATGTTTTTACTGCTCCTGGATATATTTTTACTTTACAAATCCTACCATTTTCAAGGGTTTCTTGAAGTTTTACGCGAGGATTATTTTCAATTTTCCAACTAATATCTTTATTATAACAAAGGGGGTCAATGCTATATCCAACAATTGTATCTTGTTTTACGATGTCAGCACCCTTAATAGTATTTAATGGGTATTCACCACTTGTTTCTTTGATTTCTGGTAGCTCTGCTATACTATTATCATAATATTCTTGAACTTCAAGTTCCAAAATTCCTGGAACGGTAATAGGGTCTGTTACTTGAACTTCCCAAATATGTCCATCTATCTTTATATGAGTGAAACGCTTAAAAAAGTGTTTAGTTTTTTCATCATTTTTTATATATATTGTTCCAGAAAGATTCAATTCATTGATGTTTATTTGATTTTTTAAGAACCATCGCAAGTCTGTTTCTGTTGGACCTTGAAAGTAAATCCAATATAAATCTCCATCAACCTCAAGTTGATAACGACATCTAATTATTTCTGACCGCAAATAAGCGGTTTCTGTTAATATAGGTAAATAAATCATCCAATGAGTTCCATCATCAAGAACTTCAAAAGTGTCTCCAGCCTCTAAACCAGAACTAAATTCAACTGAAATATATTTTTTATCATAATCACTTTTTAAATTTCCAGTATTTATTAAACATGGAACAGCTGATTTATTTGGAGTTTTAATCATTCTTGAATTATAATCGTTCTTTAAGGCCCATTGTAATGATTTTAATTTTTGCTTATTCATCCGACCGATTTGATCTCCGCCCGCGCATTGTACACGAGCTGCTAATGTCTTTATTGACATTGTTCTCTTAATTGATTAACCAAATTACAACATTCAAATATCGTTCTTCTATATAAAAAGAAATCAACATCTGAAATGTCTTTTAAACCCTCAAGTTTTGAAGCTAATGAAATAAGTTTCTTCTGGTCGGAAAAAAGGTTACCCATTCCCACTAACTCAATAACTAGGGTTTCAATTGGTTTAGCACAATCTTGTTCTTCTTCTTTCATTGGTAATAATTTAAAAATTTGGTTGCCTATTCTATGTAAATTATCAGATACGGCAGAGGTATCTAAATCAACATTATATATCGTCATCATTCTTTAAATGGTTCCATTATTTGAGAGAAAGAAGAAGTAAGTTTACCTGTTTTTTTATTTGGCTTACGCCTACAATAAAGTCTTTGTAAATGAAAGCCCTTAGTTTCATATTCTTTTTTCATAGCAATTAATTGTTTCATATGACTCGCCTGACTAGTGAATTTAAAATCTGATCCACTATATTTTTGTCTAATTAAGTCTACTGTTGCGAGCTGAAAACCAATCCATTCACTAATCATATACTGCCTAATAATCATTTTTTCTTCTGATGTTAATTTAGTATTAAAAGTTTTATTAACTAAATCAAGGTCAAAAGGCTCCGCCCATCTAGGAAACTCAAAATGCGGAAGTGCCGCTAAAAGAATTTCTTCAAGCATTTCTTCTGTATCTTCTTTAGTCAATTCTAAAAACATATCATCAGTCACACCAGCAAGAAAAAAATTATACATTTCTTTAAAAGTTGTATAGTTTTCTTCGTCTGACATAAAACACTTCCTTATTCTGTTCCTTTATTTTGTACTCGTCTTTGCGGAGTTGCTTGCTTTTTTGTAGTTGTTCTACGAGTTGTTGGTTTCTTCTCTTCTTTAGGCTCATCTTCATTATCATAAGCATGCTTGTTTTTAATCATCTTAGAAATGTCAAAGCCAGTTTTCTTCATAATCGCTTCTCTTTTATCCATATCTGGAATTTCAAGTTCTACAGCTTTTGTTTGAAGTTGCTGAACAATACCTTCTGGGCCAAAATCAAGAGCATCCAATAGCACATCAATAGGTTCTGTAGTAAGTGCGTTAATAACGTCTTGTTCTGTCCAATTATACTCAACAGTTTCGTCTGATACTCCAAATTCCCTTGCGAGGTTTTTATTTTTTACTTGTAGAAAATTATTGAGCAAATCTACTCCACCTGGCTGATAACTCAAATTTCTAAGTTCTTCAGCTTTTACTTTAATAGTAGCATGCGGGGCAAAGTGACGGCGCACGCCATTATCAAGCTTATAAGCAACACTATGATCCATCATATTTGTTACTGATACTAAAGTATTGTCTTTAATAAGTGTTACATCTTCCATTATATTTATCTCCTTTTATCTCTAAAAAAATGGGGTACTTCTTTTTACAAAAAGTACCCCAAATATTTATTTATATTTTAAAAATCAAATATGCTTATTTACAACTATTTTTTCTTATTCTTTACCAGTTAATGGTTTTTGTTTTTCATTAAAAGCAAACTGATTATAAAAATTATATAATATTTATCTGGGCTGTTGGAGGAACCCAAACATTATTTATTTTATTAAATTAGCTTATTTTATAATATATAAAATTTATTATACCCGTCAGTATTTAATTTTTATATTGATTATATTTAACTATTTCTTTAGTGCTGTATTTTGATAAGAGCAAATTGAAGGATTGGTAAATACAGCTACCCCAAACTTCTTATAAGTTTGAAGATCGGTTGACCAGTCATCATTTTCACTAGTTGTGCGGACTGCGGTTTGACCTTCAAAAACAACCTTTACAGGCTTTTCACCAACAGAAGCAAAAATGTAAGCATATGAAGGATCAATAACTTTTTCAGTATTAGTAGCATCAACCATTGATTGTTGAAGAATAATTACACTGTGACCCTTGTAGTCTCCAAGATAACCACGTTGCCAGAGGGTATTCTTCATTTCATTTGACATAAACTTATCTTGAGGAAGCATAGTAGCAGCAAATTCACGTGTGCAGTAAATGGTAGAAGAACCATTACCATAAGAATCAGAAATTGCTAGGAGCTTGTCCATTTCAGCTTCGTCAAAAGAATTGCCAACAAACTTATTAGCTGCTGGAAGTTGCTTGATAGAAGCAGTTAGAGCTTTAGCGATTTCAGCATAAATATATTCATCCATACCTTCAAGCATAATATCAGTAAAATCAGCAAAACTATAACGACCATCAAGGAATTCTTCAAATTCAATGCGGATAGCATAACCGATAGCGCTTGTAGCAACAGTGAGTTCACGACCATCAAGCTTCATGGTTTCATAACGGCCTGCTAGACCAACACGAGTAACGAAAGACTTGGCGCGCTTGCGAGCTGCTTCAGTAATACGAAGCTTATAAACAGCTTGATCACCTTGATCAATTGTCTTTACATCAGCAAATTGTTCATATTGTTGCATAACCTTATTGGGAAGAATTTCATCAATAGTATCTTCAATAAGTTCATAAACGAGATTTTGATTACGACGGAAACCCTTATAGTCAGGAGCAAGAAGTTTAAATTGCTCACGAAGGGTTGCGTCTACAGCATTAGCACTAAAAGTTTCATCCTTGCCATTAACAGAGAAAGTGAGAGAAGCTTTATGAGAGGCAGCTTTGGCAAGTTTCTTTAGTTGAGAACGATCCATAAGTTCCATTATATCTTATCTCCTTTCTTCTATTCAGCAATAACTTGTAGTTTAACAGCTTCTTGACCATCGGCAAGAGTTGTTTCTTTTACAACTTTAAGGGTTAGACCGTTAGCTTCATCAGTTACAGCTTCAAGAACGCCCTTTGCGCCTGGATGAACTTTATCCCCTACAGAATAAGAACCCTTTGCAAGATTGTTGGTAGTAAAAATATCACCAGCATACATGCGGAATACACGAGGAGTCATTACGCCATCATAAAAATCAGTTTTCTTCATAGCATAATCACGATGCATTTGTCTACGCTCATCATAGAGCTTTTCCTCATTGTAAACCATCATCCAAGGACCTTCACCGTCAAAGTCGATTTTGCCAGCAGCATAATCATATTTAACAAAAGTACCTTGTTCTAAAATATCAATAGAACTATCCGCAGGTAGCTGACCATAAACTCCACCGCTACGAGGAGCGGAAAGATGATTTGGCTCTACTTGTGCATAATTCTCATGCCCCGCGAGTACATTGGCTGCGCGGTCGATTGAAATTGCCATTTAGACTTTCCTCCTTTATTATAAAAGTTCGTTTGCTTCGCGGAGAGCTTCAATAAAGGGATCTGCTATCCCCGCATCAGTATTATCATCAAGAGAGAATGTAGTAATAGGATCCGCTTCATTAGCTTTATTTTCCTTTACTCCATCAACACTCTCAAAGTCAACATTCTTCTGAACGTAAATTAGAGCTAATTTAGATTCAATTTCATCAAGAGAATAATTCTCTTTATTAGCAACGATATCTGCTTTATCTTCTTCGCTCAACATATGATACTTATTAATAAGAGCATCTTTTTCTTCATTAACTTTGTTAAGCTTAAAGGCACGAAGTTCTTCTACTTCATTTTCAAGAAGAGCAAAGTTATCTTTTAGTTCATTAAACTCATTTTCTAACTTTGCATAATCTTCTTCAAGAGAATTCTTTCCTGCGGGCTTTTTCTTTTTGTCCTCTTCATCCTCTTGTTCAGCATCGCCATCTGCATCTTCATCATCAGAATTATCTTCTTTTTCAGGCTTTGATTCCTCTTTTTTCTTTGCAAACTCTTCGTCTTTAGCAGCGCCGTCGCCCTCTGTTACTTCTTTTGCACCATTGTTTTCAAATAGAGCATCTTCCGCAACTTGAGTTTCTTGTTTAGGCATTTCCGACCCTCCTTTGTTTTGTAATGCGTCTTTTAACTCATTCATCATCGTATATAAAGTTCTTCCAAAAGATTCGTCTCTTGAAAACGCTTTATTTACTTCTGGACTTTTAATAGATGCACCTTCAAAACAAGGTTCAACATCATCGCCCAAAATACACAATTTAGTAAAAATTGCGTCATTTATAATAAAAAATTCTATACCAGAATTATTGTCAGTTGCCCAGTGACCTTCCATTGTTTCGCCATCAAGTTCCATAGATTGACCTTTTCCATCCTCTATGACGCTTTTAGCTTCTTCATATTGCTCTGTCCATAGATAGCCAGTAGTCATCATATATTCACGTTCGATTTCATTACCAAATTCATCTGTATCCATGAATTTTTGAAACCAAACATCGCTATCAAGACCTACGAAACCGTATGGAACAGTTTTACATGAAAAATGAACTTCACCGTCTTCAATCCTAATTACTTCACCGTGATCGCCAAAATCTTCTTTATTTTCAATATAGGCACCAACAATTGGACAACCTGGTAAAGAATTCGCCATCTGAATAGCCGTATTCTTATCAATATATGACCCATTGCGGTTTTTACCTAAATAAAAAAGTTTAATTTCACACTTTGAAATGCCAGGATTAATAGCATCCGCTGACAAATTAATAAATTCTGGAGCTTCAATAGTAGCAACAGAACGATTCTTATTCATTAATTAGCAGACTCCTTATTTTGTATTGTTTTTTCACTTTTTTGTTCATCAGGTGTTTCTGGATGACCAACTTCTTTCTTCTCTTCTCCAAGAGGATTAGGGGTATTTCCAGATCCACTGTCTTTTCCACTCATTGTAGAAGACATTTGTGGAGGAACAAAAATATTATTAAGATCCATCATTTTGTTTTCAAAAATCGCAGACATAATAACTGATGTTTGAGTTTGTCCTAAAGCAACTTGAGGAAGAAGCTTTGAGAAACCCAATGTCGTTTGCTCTTTGTAAAGCTTTGATAAATCTTTATAATTATAAATAGTAGTTGGTAATATTTGAACTTTATACATAAGTCTTTTAGGATTCTTATTAAAAGGTCCTAACAAACTCTCCGCATATATCTCAAATTGTCTAATTAAGTCAGACATTGTAGCTTCGTCGTTTGCGATTGATTTCTCTAGAGCTAGATTGCCACTAGTATTAAATTGCATTTGACTAACGCCAGCTTCGTTATAAACTGTTCTTTCTACTTTGTCTAATTGATCAACAGAAGAAACATTTCCTTTATCAGAAAGATCTGCAACATCAACATCCGCAAAAGTAGTAAGAACATCTACTCCAATGGCGTCACCAAGCATGGCAACCGCATTAGAATGTAAGGCTTGCGCTTCAACAACATCAAAAATTAAATCGCCATTTTTATCTATCGGCATCTTTTGGATAATAATTTTTAATATTTGTTGAGCCATTTTTTTCTTATCTAAATCTTGCGCGTCTTCAAGATCCATAATTGCGGGAATAACAGCAACAAATAATGGACAATCGTTGCTATTTAGATTAAATTTAACTGTTTGATACGGATCTAGTAACAACCAACCATTATCATCACCTTGATAGTCTTTTGGAAGCTTACCGTTTTTATAATCAATATATCCTTTTTGAACTTCTTTTGGAAACATTTTTATAACACGAAGTCTATATTCATAATCTGAAAAAGTATCATCAAAATATTTTAAATTAAATTCAACGGCAGGCATACCATTTAACTCATATCTACTCCTGCAATAACTGACTGGCAATTCTTGCAGATAACCAACACTTTTTTGAGCTATTTTATACCCATAATAGCATCCATTTTTAATTACTTTAAGAGCTATCTCGCCAAACTCTTTTTTCAAATTGCTATTTTCCAAAAGGGTACAAGCTTTATACCAGCCTTCTATGACTTTTTCTTTCTTTAGTTTTTCATCATATATCATTGGATTTACTACCCAATCATATCTAAATAAAAAAGCCATATATCTACAAAGCCTAGAATAAATGCCACTTTTATCAAAATAAAAATTAGATATAGATCTAAGCTCTGCCAAGTTATGGTTTTTAATAGCTTTTTCAACTTTTTTTCTATCTATTTTATTACTGCGTTTATACCAATAATCTAAATCCGCGGTAACATCGTTTTTTAGTGTTTCTCTGCCAACTTTAATTTTATTAAAGTTTAAGTTTGCGGGGACTGAAGATTTAGCACTGTTTTTTAGTCTAAAGTCTCTTTGGTCTTTATCTCTTACCTCTGCCAAACTTTCACCTCCTTAATAGCCAGCAGCCGTCATGATATAGTCATAACTTAATTTATTTTCATCATAATATGGAATTGTTACTAATTTTATGCGGTTTTTTAAGCAATATTTTCTTTTTAAAGTATCATTATATTGCTGTCTATGAAGTCCTCTAGCACCACCATATTTAGATACACTTGAATAATGTTGTTTGCCTTGAAACTCTATAAGAAAATCAAGTTCATCAAACTCATCAAATATAGCAAAATCAAATCGGAGTGGTCTTCCGCTTGAACTTACAAGATCTGCAAATTCATATTCTTCAATAAAGGGGATTCCAGCATCCTTTAGTATGCTATAAATTTTTACTTCGCCAGCAGAATCTCTCATTTTAAATAACTCCTAACATATTAGATATTCTACTATTTATTTATAAAAAACTAACAGATAAAGTAACCCCCTTTTGCCCATAAAAAACTAATGTTTTGTAAAAAACATAAAATCTTCTATTTTACGAGTTTTATGTTTACGTTCTTTGTCTTCTTCAAGTGAACAGAAGTATAAAGCATAAATAAAAGCAGAAAACTTATCCTTTTTAATCTTCCTATTGGATTGTTTTAGAATAATATTAGCACCCTCATTTTCTTGTATGAGATTCATCATTTGATCTCGCAAAATACTTGTTTGGCTATAAGGCATTAAATAATCAGCTCTTTGTAATGCTGTCATTTTCTGTCCTTGAGATTGAGCTAATAATTTATTTTTAGCAACATTCTCATCAATCAAAAACCGCATTCTTCCGTTAGTAATTTGATTCTTACAATAAGCATACATTTCAGAGTTTAATGCTTGATTCGCTTTCATAATATAAAGCAAGTCTCTAATTGTATTCTCTGTTTCCATATTTTTATATTTGCGGTCTTCATCATTTACTACTCCCCAGCCATACATTGTATCTCCTGTATCTGGATCAATAGTATCACAAACAAGCAAATCAACAAGACCTGCTCCAACTCCATTACCGTCAACTACAACGCACTTACACTTAAATTTTTCATAAATTTTTTTAAGTTTAATAGTTTGAATAATAAAGTTTTCTGCTTCAATAGTATAAACATTTACAAGTTGTTTTATCCATGTTCCCCTGGAGAGAAGAGAAACTTTGAGTATTACAACTTCTGTAGTACATTCAAATCTACCGACGTCTACGCCCATTACATAATAACCATTTTTACCAATTTTATTGCTATGTTCATACTCTGCCATATTTAATACTCTATATTTTTCAAATCTTTGAGAATCGAAGAAAGCAGATTCTACATCTCCAGTCCATTTGCTCTCGTATTCTCGATCAAAAGATGCTTCATTGAATGTCCCGTCAAGTTTAAGTTCCCTAACGAAATCTTTACTCAAAAGACCTTCTACTACAGGAACTCTCCATGAACCACCTAAAATAATAGCATCTTTTGGTTTGGCTACAGACTGACAAAAAATTTGTAAAAGCTTTTCATAACTAAAACTATTTTTATAACCTGCGGTTGTTCTTTAATATTCTACATAAGACGCTACTCTTATATACGTTCTCTTATGAACTGCTATATGTTACCATATAGAATAGACTATATCTTCACCCATTTTATAAAATGGGGCCTCCCGTTTCCACTATCAATCGCTTATAGTGTACGTCTTTCGACTAGTCGTTGAACGTTCTGCTATTCGCAGCTTCGCTGCTGATTGTCCTTTTATATAAGGAGTTCCCAGCAATTAGAGAGGTATCTTTTTTACTTATTACTAAGTAACGACGCATAATATTTTTGTTCTGTTTCTGTTAATTTGTTGTATTCAATAAACCAATCTTTATAAGTATTTCCTTTAGCCAATTCAGACAAAACATATGGCTGAACATTAAAATCTTTAGCTAAACATTTTACAGGTTTTATTCTATACTTTTTATTACTCAATGTCATAAAACACTGTTCTTTAGATAATTTTCTTTTTTTATATAAAGCATGACTGGCAGATAGTTTTTCATCAAAACAAAAAGAACTACAAAAAATATTAAATATTTCTTTTCTTTTTTCTAATGGCATTTGGCAATACTCATCATGAACCTCACAATGATTAACGCCTTTTCTAATTCTACTAATTGTTGTCTTCGTAACATCAAAACAGTCTGCGAGAATTTGACCGGGGCGAGAAGAAAATTCACACACCGCAAGAATTGTCAAAATATCGCTTTTTATAAGATGGCTTCCTCCATTTGAAGGTCCGAAATTTCCTCCCTCATTTTGATTATAACCATTGTAGTAAGAATCATACTCTTTAATATATTTTTTTTCTAAGTCAGATATTTCATTGTAAGAAACATCGCCCTTAAAAACTTCTTTAAAAGAAAAATTATTTTTTCCGTATATGTTAAATTCTTTTTGCATAAAAGAATTATCATGCCTATTACAATTTAAATCTGTAAAATGCCTATTTCTTCTTCGTTGAATATTATTGGTTAGCCCTATATATTTTTTATGATTTACTTCATTCTCTATTTTATAAATGTAATACATATTAATTGACCCTTTCAAAGTTTCAAAATATTTATTTGTTTACATTTATAAATAAAAACTAAATACAACTTTTTATAACGTTTAGACCAAAAAAGTTTACGTAAATTTGAGACTTATTTAATCGTTCATTTGGATCAACCTGTCCATTTATCATTCTAGAAACATTCATAGTAGGAACAATAATCTCATTTAATACATCTTGATCAATTCCTACACATTCTTCCATAAGTCCTGCCTGAAAACGTCTTCCACGAGTTTTTTCACTCGCCGCAATGTTTTCTAATGTTGACCCATTTTTAAATTGATAAACAACAGTGTCTTTTGTTTGTCTTGTTTTTGCGTTTGTACCACGAGTATCCCATTCAATTTCTTTAGCAAAAGCAGGTATAAGCTTACAGATTTCTTCAACTTTACTTGATAGAATCCCCGCACTTTGCTCTTTACCGCCAGCAACAGTGAATAATTTTGCTCCTGGATATAATGTAGCTTTTATCATAAGACCCATTACAGACATAAATGATTTAGACCACGCACGCACAAAAGTCGCATAAACATATCTATGTCTCATGATCGCGCGCAAAAACACTCTTTGATAAAAGAAGAAATGAAAAGTATTATCAGGATTAAGACTACAAAGATAATCAATAAATTTATCTGGATATAACCTCCAATAGCTAATCATGTCTCGATAATCATCAAGATGTTTAACTATTCTTTCTTTAGTTATTTCATCTTCAATATGTTTTACCCCAGTATACTTATTCTCACCTAATAAATCGTTTAACGACACACTAAATATCACCTCCAAAAGAATCAAGGAGCATTTGCGCATCTCGTTCAATTTCATTATCAAGATAATCTTGAAAATCTATTGCTTCTTGATCTGAAAGAGTGTCTTCTTCAGCCTCTTCTTCTTTAGATGTTATTAACCCCTTATTCAAATCAATATCATTACCACTTTGTTCCGCTTTATCAAGCTTATCAATATAAGTTTGAATCAAATCACTAAGATTTAGTTCATTAGTTGCTAAATTATAGTTGTATGATTTCAAATCTTTTATTGTAAAATCAACTTTATCTTGCGGGTATTCATCTGGGTCTATAAATTCTTTGATTGGGCCACCCTCACGTTCGCATAACGCAACAAGTTCTCCAACAGAGTCAAGATAGCGTTCTTGTTCTTCTTTGTTTTGAACTTCTGTAAACTTACCAGCTTTCCGCAATTGATCATATACACTTGCTAATTTTTGATATGACTGTGTATCGCCCACATCTAACGCTTCATCCATTTTTAACGAAGTTTTACAAATCTTTTTTAAGGTATCTTCACGATCTACGTTTAGTTCATATTCATTAGCATATTTATTATATAGCTTCTCCATTTGGACTAATTGAGAAGGTTGATATAAATATCCCCATTTCATTAGTAAATATTGATATTCTTCATCCGTTAATTGTTTGCGGATTTCACCTTCATCTGCTCCTTGTTGGATAGGCTTTATAGCCTCTTCTTTAAGCGCAATAAACTCTTCTTCTTCTTTATCAATAGAACTAGGGGTTTCAGGAGATAGAGTATCATATTGTGCTTTGGATATTTTTCCTTCTTCTAATTCTTTTTGAAGCTGTAAGACATAATCTTTATCTACTGTTGCTTCTCTTCTCTCTTTAGCCATTTCTTGAGCCATATTTAGTTTATCAGAATCCGCAAAACAATAATCCGCATATTGTTTCATATTCATAGTTCTAATATATTTGCCGATTACAGACCTATTACTAAATTTAGCAGGATTCTTGAGATAAATATCATTTGCCATTTTAATCCACACATTTTTAATATATGGAATATCAAACATTTCAAGAATCCAAGAGAATGTGGTGTAGTCATAGTTATCTATATACATAGTAAGACAATCAACGCAAATATCTATTCGTTCTTTTGTCTTTTTCTTAAAAAATTTAGTTGCCGCACGTTCTCTTCCGCATTTTTTACAAATTATCTTTGGTTCATCGTGTGGACTAATAACTTTATTTTCATCCATTATTTATTCTGACCTCTACATTCTTTACAGACACTATAAAAGCCATCTTTAGAAGTATTCTTTGAAAAGAAAAAAGGGTGTGCTAATTTCACCTCACCGCATTTCCCGCATTGTTTCCAGTTTCCATATTCCTCATTTGTATAATACCAAATAAGATAATCTTTTTGAGCTTGTTCTGCCATCATCTTCGGAATTCTTTTTCTCCATAAAGTAGAAAAATATTGTTCGCTATGTTGAATACTATAATGATTAAGCATTAATTCAGCTACTTCTTCATTTGAACGCCCATCCACTCTCCAACAAAGAAGATCAAAAAGAATTTTGTTATCTGGGAGAAGAGTTTCTTCTGCCAAATTCTCTAGATCCAGAAGGAGAAAATGCATATCTGAACGCAAATCATCAACACATTCTTGTTTTAATTGCGCATAGTAGCAAAGTAAAAATGAAATGTGCGCGGGGTTGAATAAAGATATAATACAGTCTGAATGCGGGATTCCATTTTCATCAATCGTTATATTCTCCTCTAATGGCATATGCGCCATATTTTTTACTTGATTAGATGGATGTCCTTTGGCTGGAATACCTCTAAAAGATGCTTTTAAGATATATTGTTCTTGATATTTTGAAATGATTTGTTGTTTAAGAGAATATTTTTTGCTGCCAGTATCAGCTGCGTCAAACTGTCGTTTTAAACTTTCAATCATTTGAAGATTACTTTTAAGCCCTGGGATTTCCTCTATATCTTGTTGGGTAATGGGGTCTTTTGGATCTAGGATTTGATTCTTGTCATTGCGGATCATGGCATATAAGCCGTCTTCGCCATTCTCAAGATTCGCCACCATTGCTTCTAAAGAAACTTGACGCTTTCCTACTGTAATATTTCTATTGCGGGTGATGATACAATGCTCTTGTTCTTTTTCTTTTTTAGTTTGATTTTTATCAGCTACAAAAAGAATATAGTCACTCATGTAACCTAATACTTTATTATTTATTTTATCTGGTGGAGTCTCTTTTAAAAGTTGCTCCACATAAGCAGTCCTTTCTTCTGGGCTGGTCAAAGTATAATCAAATTTCATCGAGGTCCTTTCAACATATTTTTAAGACATGTTCATTGTAGCACAGAACATAGTTAGTTGTCAACCTTTTTTAACAAAAAATTTGAAAAATATAAAAATTTTTATTATAATATAAATATAAGAAAAAGTAAAGGAGAAAACAAATGGGATTTGGACAAAATTTTTGTAGAAACATGGCTAAAAGAAGTTATCAATATGCGGTTAGAAGCACTTATGATTTATTCAAACCAGCAAAATCCTCTAACTATAGCCCCTCCTCTTATTTTTATGAGCAAGAAAAAGAAGAGAGGAAAAGAGAAGAGAAAAAAGGATATGATAAAAATGGTTGGCCCTATATCTGGGGAAGGCACGAAAAAGCTATTTTTCAGGGTAAGGAATATGACATTGAAGAAGTAGACGGAAAAATGATTACTTTGAGCGATGGAAAAAGGCATCGTTTGAGCAGCTGTATTTTGGTGGATAAATTTGCTGGAGGAGAATACTAAAAACGTCGTGAGGAAATGAGAAAAACGTCGTGTTATAAAACGACAAAAACGTCGTGAGTTTGTCGTGGGCCTCCACACAATCTCCACACAATCTCCACAAATCCCACATATAGCCCCCACACCAGACTCCTAAGCACCTGACCAAAACGCAGGGCTTGCGCGACGCACCCCGCCCTTTTCATCAGTTCGCTACCTAACGGATCACGCGCTCATCAGTGAGCTACCTAACAACACGCGCGGTGTTAGCCAAGGTGAACACTAGCCCAAAAAAGGAAGGCACCTCATCAGCAGGTGCCTTGCCATTAGGTGCCTCACCGCTTAGTCCTCGTCCTCAGAAAACGCTTGTTTATCCTCGTGCCAGAACAGGTCTTTCCCCGTGATAGCGGAGAGGACGCTACGCAACTGCTCCTCAAGTGCCATAGCTTCATATAGCTCGCCGAAGGTATAATATGGCTCATCGCTTTCATACACGTCTGTCTTAACCCTCACCGTCTTGCGCGAGCACTCAACAAGGCGATCCTTGAGCATGTCGATGATGTCGTTCACGTTATCCATGATCGGGTTCCTTTCTGATCTCTTTCTGACAGTTATCAGTATAGGGCATCGCGCTTATCGTGTCCACCTTGATCGGGCTGTCTCCACAAGTCCTCCGCAACTCTCAAGTGTGGAGGTTATGTGAAGAACGTTGACCCTCATTCATCCTTATGATATAATAGAAGTGGACCACATTCATATGTTAGCTAAGGATAACACCTTATTATTCTATATATAGAATAATAATAGTCTTCAGGAAACCCCGCGCCAGGATGCCCTTGCCTGTGGAGGATCGACCCTTGGTCCCTTGTATGTCTTTCTTTCTTATCTCATCTTCTCCCCTTTCCTTGACTAGTATATTACTACCTGCGGGCTGTCATGTCAACACCTTTTCTGATCTTTTTTTCTTTATCTTTATGCTTGCGTATCCATCTGCTTTATGGTAAACTATGCGATAGCAACACGACGAAAGGACTACTATGAACAAGGTTATATGTTTTGATCTTGATGGCACTCTTGCGGACTTCTATAGCGTGCCTTTTTGGTTGGATGCTATCGCGCACGAGGAGACTTATCCATATCGCCACGCAAAGCCATTAATCCCGTTCGATCTACTCGCTCAACTTGTAGCACACGGGTACAAGCTCACGATCATCAGTTGGAACGCGAAGGGCGCAAGTAAGGAATATAGCAAAGCGGTCAGGCGTGAGAAACTCAAATGGATAGAACGAAACTATGGGAACTTATTTTCAGAGATTCATATAGTGAAATATGGTACCCTGAAGCACGGCACTATCCACGAGGACAAGGCAACACTGATCGATGATGATCAAGACGTGCGGGACAGGTGGAAGAAAGGAGACACGATCGACGCTGATGATACTGATGCTCTGATCGAATGGATCTATAACCTTATTGAAAGCGAGGGCTTGTAATGTTTATTATTCTAGGGCTTGTCTTTATGGCTATGTTCTTCTACGATCTGCGATCCTACCTGTTTGATTATCAAGTAGGGCGTGAGGACTTTTCTAGTATGGGCGCGTTAGTGTATGCGATACACGCGCAGGAACCTGTCCACCATATCGAGATCATGCTATCGCTTGCGTTTGCTGTTGGATGCTTTATCGTTGCGTCGCAACCCGTTCAAACTGTCTCATCTTTTTGGTAGAAAGTGCTTGACAGGCAAATAATAAGGTAGTAGAATAGTCCTATCAGCTAAAGGAAAGGACGCAACTATGAACTACTTCACTTACAAGCCTACCGTTGAAGAATACAATCGTTATTGCCCGCGATGGAAGAAGGTTCTTGATCTCACGATCTACTCTGTAACCTTCCTCGTGGTTGTTTGGGGGCTAATGTTCCTCGGGCATGTTATTTATACACTTCTCTAAAAATATCGAAGGAGCCTATTGTAAGGCTCCTTTTTTTATGCTATAATAATAATGGGGAAGTATGCCTAAAATTTTATGAAGATTTTATAATTTTATCCCGATATTCCTTGACAATAATTTTATTTGTGTATCAAAAAATAACCTATTGACCGCACTAACACGATCCTCTATACTGTGAAACAGAAGGTTGAGTTATCCAAAAGGAGAAGCTATGAACAAGGAAGATAACAAGATCAAGATCACACCTGAGAAGGTTTGGGAAGGCGTTGCTTATGTTTGCCTTGCCCTCACTATCGCGGGGCAAGTGTTCACTACTATGGACGTCTTGATCGCGCAAATTGTTTGGCTTATCTCAAACGTCCTTTTTGTTGCAAGAGACTTCGCGTTGCGTCGTCCTGTCAGTGACAAGGTGAAAGACGTCGCTATGTTAGGTTTGACTATTGGAATCGTTGTCGTTCTTATTTTCTAAAAAAGATTAAAGAAAGTGCTTGCGCGATGAGGGTTGCGGTGCTATAATAGTGTTAACGAAAGGCAAGAAAGAAAGGAAGTCCCAAAATGTCTGGTATCGCTATTCTCCTCGCTCCGCTGTTCGTTATCGTTCCCGTCGCAGTCGCAAGCTTTGGTTTCCTCGCTATCGCAAGTAAAAAGTGGCGGTTGTAGAAAGGTAAAGGGGGGAAGGGTGAAAGCCCTTCCCGCGCGATCATAGTCCAGAAGGAGAAAGATAGAAATGTGCGGATTATGTGAAGGCACTTGCTTATTTCTCACCATCTGGTATATTTATAAATGTGAGGTAGATATGCGAATAGCACGGACTACAACTCATTGCGAGATAGCGAAGTGCGCGCTAAAATAGTTACCCATAGTAAACTTTTAATTATAAAATAAACCAAAGCTAACATTTCAAGAGTCTACCCCTCATTATAATCATATGATACACTAGGCAAGACCAACCTGTCAAGTATTTTTTTGTAAAATTCACAAGAAATACACGACTGTGACGCTTCGCGCGCGTTGCTGTTTGCAACGTGAAGGTTATGTGAAGAGTATTGTATTCATGATCCGCCTATGATATAATGGAACTGATGCCGCAAAAGATATGATACAATTATTACAATTCTGTATCATTTCTAAAAAAGGTATTGACTTTTTATGAAAAGTATGCTATAATCTAAACGTTATCACTGATAACCAAAGGATAACTTTTATAGCGATAGCTATAAACAAGTTAGTCAAATACAACTTTTCAAGTTGCGTAGTTCAAAACGCAATACTCCAAGAAAAGTAACAAGCGCGTGAACGTTTGACAACGGCAAACGTGAACGCTAGCGAGCGTGTTTAGCGTAAGATAAACCGCGAGCACGCAACGAACTAATGACGTGATAATGTTTATCTTATGTTTAGGGCGAACTATATTCTGATAACGGAATAATATTCTTTCAAAAGAATACTTGACAAACTGATCCGCAATGACTAATATAATAGTTGCAAGTTATCCAATAGGAAAGGTTGAGACTATGAAATGCTTTAATCTGCGAGAACAAATCTCTGAAATTCTTTCTTTTATTCCTGACGAAGATCTCGTCCCTCTTAAAGGCGATATTGACCGCGAGATCAATAATCGCAAGAACGAAGAACTCAACAAGCTAAAGAAGAACGCAGAAGAAGCCCTTAAAAGCTTTCTCGATGCAGGCGGGTATGTTATTGGCGGAGGTGTAACCTATGGTTCTATTGGAGAAGACTTCGATCTGAATGAGCCTATTATTTTTCTAGGCTAGGTCCCAAAGGGGCGAGCAAAAATCGCCCCATTTTTTTTATTGACGTATTCCAATCTTTATGTTATAATAACTGTAGTGTTAAACAAGAGAAAGGATAACCAAATGGCAAACGTTAACATCACTATCAATTATAGCCTTGACATGCCTGAAGTCGATGATATTTATAATCTCGATGATCACGATCTTATTGATGAGAAGCTCAACGAGCTTGAAGATGAGATCAGTAACGATCCCCTCTATTTCATTGAACGCTTTGGAAGTGATGTGTGGGGTGAAGTTATTCTTTAGAAAGGTCTATCCAAATGGCGAACAAAATGTTTGAGAAGATGCTAAACCTTGAGAAGGCACTGAATCTTGAGAAAACGATCAGGGATATTCAGAAAGCAGGAGGTTCTATCATTTACAAGCCAAACGCAGTGGGTTTCGTTGACGTTATCCGTGGCGTGTATTATGAGGTAACTATCTACTAAAATAACCCGCAAAACGCGGGTTATTTTATTTATCTTATAATATGAACATTCCTAAAGAAAAAGCTTGACGACCTTTTTTTCTTATGGTATAATGGATTTATCGAAAGGAAGAAAGAAAGGAAACTTAAATGTTTGTTACTATTGAAACCCGCAAGGCCAATACTCCAAGCATCCTGCGTGATACTAAAACTATTGAAGTCGAAAACGCTATTAACTTTCTTGATATTTTGAGCAAGAGTATGGTAATTAATGAAACTGTCAAAAAGGCATATCGCACGCCAAACAGGTTTATTGCTCATGTTCTCGCCTGGGATGGAAGTATTATCATTCTCACTTATAAAATAGCATAACCATTTGCGGGGATTCTCCGCATTGACGCTAAAGCCCCTTTTCAGGGGCTTTTTTGTTATCTGAAGTCGGACGAAAAATTTTACCACGCATTCAGCAAGATGTCAAGAACTTTTTTCAAAAAATTTTCTACCGTGATCACGTCCCGCATTCCTACTATTGCCCTGCTATTGGAAATGCCCCTACAAGCCATTTTAAGCCCGTTTAAGCCCCTATCACGACAATACCTTATTTTAAGGTGGACTACTAGGGCTTGACAGGCTGTTGTAGCGTCTCCTTGCGGCTCAAAGGTGCTACCGTCGCGCACATATTTCCTTCACCGCATCTTCACAATTATTTCCACAATTCCTTCACAACTAAATATAGTTAGTTCGCTGCCTATTGGATAGTATGCTACCTAAATATCTGAATCCAAATATGGCGCTTTGCGCCCAATGTGAAGGTTATGTGAAGGGTATTGCATATTCCGCAAGATCTGATATAGTAACGATTGTAAGGTGAGTGCGGGAATACTGTGAATCACAACTTATTGCGGGATAGCGTAGTGTATCAAAAAAAAGTTTACCATAGAAAACTATGAAAAATATTCCAAGGCTAACTTAAAAATAAACCTTGGTAAACTAAAAAATATTCCATGGCTAACTTTTTGAGGGTACACCTCTTATTGTAACTACAGGATACACTAGGCGGAATCTAATTGTCAACTGTTTTTTCTAAAATTCATAGAAAAAACATAAATAGCCAGCATTGATCCAAATGTGGTGAAAATGTGAAGGGAAAAAATAATACTGGACTTCGCGACCTAATGCGCGTAATATAGTTGGCGCGGAAAGGCAAAGGGCAAATCCGCAAGGGCAACCCGCCCACTGATGTCATATCAAGCTGTATGAGATCCGATAAGTAGGAAGGTAACTAAGCAATGGCTCGCAATTATCTCGTGATCGATACGGAAGGCGTAGACACGCAGAAGCGCACGGACGGACAACCTAACCCCACAAGCGGCTTGTTCTACGATCTAGGCTATCTCGTGATTGATGGTGAAACGGGTGAAGTTCTTCAAGCTCGCTCATTCATAAATAGCGACGTATTCTTTAACCTTCCCCTCATGCGATCCGCCTACTATGCAGAGAAGCGCCCGCAATACCTTGCGGGAATGGGCACTGATTGGGAGGTAGCAAGCACCCTCACGATCTACCGTACCTTGAAGGAGGATATTAAGACCTATGAGGTGCGCGATCTGTGGGCATACAATGCCCGCTACGATATGGCGATCATGAATTCAACGATCCGCCAAATGTCAAACGGGTTTCAGGCGTATTTCATCCCCTTCAAATGTCGTTGGCGTGATATTTGGGACTACGCAGGATCTACGATCTGTAACACCCGCAAATTTGTGAAGTGGTGCCTTGAAAACGGATACACCACGGCGAACGGAAATCCCTCCACAAGCGCGGATACTGTAGGAAAGTACCTGCGAGGCGATCAGGACTATATCGAACGTCACACGGCGTTACAGGACGCGAGGGATGAGGCCTTTATCTTGAGTGAAGCCCGCAAGCGCAAGCAGAAGGCGCGGCACTCCATGGGGCAAGGTTGGAGGGATAGTTCTCAACTGCTTCGCAAGTTGAGAACAGCGTAGCATGCAAGCAACCTAAAGAAGTCCATGGACTAAGAAAAGCCCTCGATTATGAGGGCTTCTTCTTTATGGTAAAGTTACACAGGACTAACTTATCGAGGTCGGGCGAAATTTTACCACGTTCTCCTGGAGCTGTCAACAACTTTTTCTCAATCTTCACAATTCCTCCACAAATGCCCGGATTCCCATAATTGTAAAGATTTTATGAAAAAGTATTTCATTTCATGGTACCACGAGGTATAATAGTCTTGGATCGTTTTTTCAAGTTACCTATGACTAACTTATCCAGGAGGTGAAAAGTTATCCCGGGCTAACGCGTGCGGGAAATGTGGATCGAATGTGTAGACGGGCGATTCTCGCGAAGATCAAGGCCTATCGGAGGTATTATATCAGTGTCGAAAGGGACAAGGAAGCGATCAAAGGGATCGCGCCCAATCGACCAGAAAGGAGCCTACTATGGCTAACAAGAATTTCACCATGACGAATGCACAGGCTATCGCTCGCGCGATTGAAGCCCTCAACAATTTGGGTAGCACCGATAGCGAGCTTATCGAGAAGCTCACCCATATGCACAAGATGGCAACTAAGAAGCGTCCTAGCTCTGAATCGCCCGAAGCGAAGGAAACCCGCGAGGTGCTTATGCCTGCAACGCTCGCCTTCATGAAGGCAAAGGGTGAACCCGTTTCGTGGCGTGACGTTGCGGAGAACGTGCGCGGTATCACCACCTCGCAGAAAGTGTCCGCGGTCATGAAGAAGCTTATCGCAAGCGGTGAGGTCACTAAGGAATACGACGGGCGATCCACGATCTACCGTCTCGCTGAATAGGCAACGGGCGGGGATGAAATAAGCCCCGCCTATTCTCAAAAAAGGATTATCCCCCGTGGTAGACAATAGTCCTGCGGGGGATTTTTGCGCCTATGAAAAAGTTTACCGTGGTGAATTTCCCGAGGTCGGACGAAATTTTAGCACAACGATCAACCAATGTCAAGAACTTTTTTTGAGAATTTTTTTCTCCTCATTTCAGATTCCCGCTATTCCCCGCAAATGCCTACCAGAAGCCTTGAGAAGCCTTCTAAGGCCCTATCTTGCGCGCGGCCTACCTTAAAGCGGCTGAAAATGCTTGACAAGCATCAAACGACACGAGAAGCACCGCTGAAGGGCTTATGAAACAACACACAACTAATTCACCGCATTTTCACATAAAATAGCACGAAGTGCACAATTGAAAACACTAAATATCCATATGGAGATATTGTGTTGCGGCTCATTTTATGATATAATAGAAATGGCATACCTGATTATCCTCATTTGAGTATTATTCTCACTGTGGTATTATTCTTATGCGGGGATTATTCTCGATTTAGGATATTATCCTCGTGCGGATATATTCTCACGCATGTATTATTCTCATTTTGGTATATTCTCATGTGAGCATAACCCGCATTATCCTAAATCCAGGCGAATTGGGTCGTGGTCTGGTCTGTGCGCTCTATACGCCCCGTTTTCATCGAACCTGGGATCTGGAGCCAGCTCAAAAAATCCCGCAATCCCGCTATTCTTCTCTATACGCTCTCGATTCATCGCCCCTATGCTTTATCTCTCCTCCTGGATATTATACGCTCTCAATCCATTACTGTTGGATAACTAACTAAATAATATAAGGATAAAAAAATAGGACTCCCGTACCACCAGGAGTCCAAATCAGAAAGGAGGAACACTATGTTCCAAGAGAAAGGGGCATTATCTGCGGACTTCCACACATAATTCTATGAAAGAAACGACTTACGCCTTAGCTTTACGCTTCTTGCTAAGTGTAATTTCGTAGTTGTCTTCTCCAATAGCAAAGGCAATTACACGTTCTTGATTCGTAACCTCTACCTCCTGGACATTAACTCCAAGAGCATCAGATACTTGTCCACTCATAAGATACTGATAAAAAGATTGAATAAGAGTGCGCTTGACCTCATCTGGTTTGCGGGAAGGAGACTTACGCTTACACCCAATCTTCACTTTACCCGCGCCATTTGCCTTTGCTTTATTAGTAAGCTTAGTTACTTCATCATTCTCAATATAACCCTCATCAAAAAGGAATAGATTAATAGCTTCAGAAGTAGTACAACCAAGCGTGCGCTTATGCTTCTTGATTACCTCATCAGGAATTTCTACAGTCTGCTGTTTTTCTCCATTGATAAAAGTATACTTCATATGTATTAACCTATTCTTTCTTGATTAGCTTTAGCCCCTAACGGAGCACCTATTGGAGCAAGGGAGGATATAAACATCTCCCTCACTCCGTTATAAACAACTTCTCTCTTGCTGAATTAAGAAGTGCTTACGCAAGAACATAACCCATTGGTTCAGACTTCTTGATGGGCGGAACCTTCACTACCTTATCCATCTGGACAAGCTTGCGGAATGCCGCAGATACCTTTGCTACATTACAGTCAAACTGGGTAGCAAGCTCCTTAGATGTAAATACATGATCAGAATCATCTGCCATAGCAGTAGCAACACCAAGCGCAAACTCTACAGCCTCTTCATTTTCCTTGCGGGGCTTGTTGAGTCGAGCAATCTCCTTGGTAAGAATCTCAACGGCAGTGTCAAGCTCTTCCCCAGTCATCTCTTCAACCTCACCCGTGAAGTAGTTGAGCATCATCTCAAAAGTTTCTTTCTTAGTCATATCAGGGTTTCCTTTCTTTTTTTCTTTCCCCTTTCGATATTTATATTATAGCATATTTTTTTATCTGGTGTAAAGAACTTTTTTGAGCAAATGCGCAATTTTTTTGAATGAAAATTGAAAATAATAATTCAAAATGAGAATTGAAAATGAAAAATGAAACTTATAATTCAAAAATGAAAATGAAATTCTAAAAATGAAAATGAAAAATGAGAATTCTTATTCAAAAATGAAAAAATATGGCGGGAATCTTACTATTTTTGAATAAAAATGAAAAAATAAATATGAAATTATTATATTATTTTAATTTTAGAGCATCATTCTAATAAGTATTTGCCCTAGCCCAGCACCGCAATCAAATTATCCATTGTGTTGACTTTTAAATATTTAGCAGTCTTTATTCTTCTATTTAGATATTCAAGAGTAAGCATATCAATCTTATCATATTTTATTCTCAATATCTTTATAAAATTATCTATACAAAATTGATTTTTGATAGCGTCTCTTTTTTTGTTTTCTCTTAAACTTATAATACTGTTGCCCCAACCAACGTAATGTTGTTGTCCATCTACTTCAATAACTATATTTTCAGATGGTATATAAAAATCATACCTATAGGCTTTGAGTTCTGGAAAGCTTTTTTCTTTTTCATAAGTATAATCCAGTTGCATAAGCATTGATTCTATGA